GACAGCATTACCCTTGGAGCCGCCTAAGGCATCGAGGAGATCATCTTGATCTCCGCTGTTGGCAATGTCTCGTAGATCGATATCTACTTCGCTCATCCGGCCTTCGCCTACTGATTGTTCATGTTCTGGTCTAACAGCATCCAGCTCTTCCTCAAACGAACTCCAATAACTGTCTTTTTTGGTAAATTCAATTTCTTCTGAATTGTCTTCTTCTATAAAATCTTCGTAACTTAATTCTTGAACGTCTTGCTCTTCAACCACTGTCTCGGAAAGTTTATAAAGATAAGGAAATACTGTGGCTAAATCCTCTTTGAATTTTTTAATGGTAAGTTTTTCAGTCCAGTCGTTGATTACTTCTTCGGGTACTTCTTTTAATTCTGTGACATTAAAACCTTCTTTGAACTGTTTGTAATATGCAGGTCTTTGTAGGCCTTCAAGTTGTTTTTTAATTTCAGCAATTCGATAGTTGGCTTTTTCTGTTAGATCTCCCATGGTTTCGATCATGAACGGATTTCTAAAAACATAATTTTTATATTGACGTAATTTGCTGAGTTCTTCTGATAATCCAATAACATGTTGGCCAATTGAATCATATGGGGTACCGCCCTCGGCAACGTGTGAAGCCAGCGCACGAGCACCTGAAAGATGTTTGTAAGGATATCTAAATCTTTCGCCTTGGCTGTTTTCAAGGTATATGCCTTGAATATGCTGTGTACGGCCATTGACCGCATTTAAATTCACAGGCTGTGAATGTTTGACAATCAGTCTAACTTCTCCCAGATCTTGGTAAGAAGTTTTGCTGGTTCCGAATAACTTGCTTTCTGACATTTTTGGTTCCCCGATGCTGTTCTGTGCTATGTACTGAAAATCTCTTTTATCTAAATTTGATTTAGAAATATCTCTAATATCAAAGTTTAACAATCTTTTTTTGGCAAATTGACGCAACTCTTTTAAGAAATCAAACCAACTGTTTTTTACGTCATCTGCTTGCTCGCTGACTATGTCTGCTGAATGCAGTACCATCATGCCGTCTTTTTCAGTTAGCGCAATACTTACTCGGCCCAATGATTGTCCGGCATTTTCAAAATCAAAATCAAAAAATCTGGCTAAATTGGGTTCAGAAGTGACTTTGCCTTCTGAATTACCTATCTGCAATGAAGGAAAACGTACCTTGACTTTTTGATATAGATCTGTGCTAATTTGTTCGAAATTTAATGGCATGATATATTTAGTTAAAAATTGGTAGAAATAAACACAGGCATGGGCAACTCAAAGTCATCTTCATCTTCAACCCTGCCGGTTAGACTTTCATAAATTCTGCTGTCCCAGTCTGCTAATACCTGGGCCATGCGTACTCCTAATAACAGAGAAGTTACAAGATCGTCGTGATCTCCGGTTTTTGCTTTAAATGATACCCCGTTGGCTATAAAGGTTTTTAGTTCAGAAATCAACGGTCTTGAATATAATTTCATCTTTCCGCTTTCTATTAGATATTTTAATCTTGAGCAGGCAGCAATTTTAGTCTTATGTGTGGTATTAAATCCTTTACGGAATTTCCGTACGTGTCCTTTTCTAATGGGCTCTGACACAAATAATCCTGGTATGTTTTCTTCGCCTAATTCTTTGATAACAACCAGCGCGGCTTCTCCTACTGTATTGTTTTCCACACTCCAATAAATGCTGTTGGGACTGTCCTGAAGTATGTTGTTAAGATAGGTACATATTTCTTTTAATATGCGTATCTGTCCTTGTATAGAAGTTGTGTTATGATGCCATTCTCCAACCTGTTCAAAGGTAGGTAGTTCAAATACCTGTATGGCGGAATAATCTCCCCCAGTACCCAAAGAAGGATCAAGGCTGATCATATAAACAAATTCGGTAGATGGTTCTTTGTACCAACGAACTTGTCCCATTTTCATCAACGGTTCTTTGCCTTTGAGCTCTGCTAAATCTAAACTGCTGATCAGAGTTTCATCAAATACCAGGAACTCACACTCAAATTCTCTGCGGAAACGTTCTTCTCCGATACGTCCTTTTTCTGTGGCTGCCCACACATCGTCTCGATCAGGATGTTCGCTCCAATGACAGGTAAAACTTTTGAAACCGTTGATTCCTAATTCACTTTCATTACCGTATTCGTCAAACAGGTTGTTTGCTTCTTTCCAGATGTTTGCAAATGTATCTTCGTCTGAGTTAGGTGTTGATGTAACAATTGCTCGACCACCCGTGGCCAATGTTGGGGATATTGAAGTCCAAAATTCTTCAGCAATCGTTGGATTCACAAAAGCAAACTCATCGCAGTAGATCAGCGAAATACTCATACCACGACCTGTTGTCGGTGTAGTGGTTTGACTGACTATTCGTGAACCATTGTCAAATTCTATACTGCCTTTGTTATAACTTACAACCCCGCATCTAACGTAATCAGGACAGAGTTCGTACCCATATCTTACTCTCTGCATGATTTCCTGAGCACCAGTATATTTGTGTGCGGCAATTAATATTGTAGTGTCCGGATGAAACATAGCGTACCATAACAGATATGCTGCCGCACAGGTAGTTTTGCCCATTTGGCGTGGCAGCATATTGACATTAAATCTGTAGTTGTGGTAACGATTCAGTAATTCTTCCTGGAATTCGTAAGGCTGGAACAACATCTTGCCTTGAACAGGATGCTGTATATAAAAGAAATTTTTGCTAAAGTGTAGATAACCCACAGATTCGTCTGCACACAAAGCAAGATCCTGTAATTGATTTTCAGTAAAACTTTCTTGCTTGTAGGCTTTTTTGGTTAATACACCGTCTAAACTTTTTCCCATACTACTATTTACAATAAAAAAGCGGACGTTTCGTCCGCTTTGGAGGTACATTAAGTGTTAGTCTATGACTTATCTGTTTTTGATTTCCTGATACAGATTTTTTAATTCTTGCTGATAGACACTTTCTACGGCCATTGGATTATCGCCAGGGTATTCTTTTTTGAACTGGGCGTGTTGCTTGTTTAATCCTCCTGCAAGATCTTTGGTCATGTATGCAGTATCTTGGTAAGCCTCGTCTGGTTCATTGTCGAATTCTTCAAGTGCTTGATCAATGTCAGTTTCCATTGCTTGATCTTCTTGGGTGCCTAATTTTAAAATAGCGGCATCCATTTCTTTTTCTTTCATTGCTTCGCCGCTGATTAAATCTATTAAATCCCTAATAGATTCTGGACCTGTGGCATTCATACTTACGTTCATTGTTACGGGTGGTCTGTAAGGTGAATTCATAGCAGGTGGCATGCCACATTTTTCAGAAAGTGACGCAGTTTTTTCTACAACCTTGCCTGAGTCAATTTCATAAATTTTTTTATAGATATCTTGAAAGTTCATTTTTGTAGCCCTTTACGCTGTGGTTTTCTTAGAACCAACTGGGCTGGTTGTGCCCTCAGCGTTGTCGCTTGTGTTTGTTGGTTGACTTTTGGGGTTAGCCTTTGATGCTAACAACTCATCGTTAACACCTTTATATTGCTCACCGCCATGCTTGATTTTACTCAATTCTTTAATAAGACTCATTGCTCGTTTTTGTCCGACTTGAGCTTGATTTTCTTTAGATGATTTTTCGTAGTCTTGGTTTAACAGAGCCTCTTTTTTGTCTTTTTCAACTTCTTGCATTTCTTCTTGATATTCTTCTGAAGGATCAAATGGTGATCTAATTTTTAAATGTGTCTCTGGAAGACTAAGGCCTGTACTGATATAGTTGGTTAATTCTGCTGTGGTTGTGGGATAGCACAACTCTGCTTCAAAAATAGATACTTCCATGTTTTTTAACTCTGGAAAATCCAATGGCATTTCTTGAATCGGTGTTTTTGATCCTGCACTGAGTTTTTTACAAGAAAACTTTTCTAACATTGATTTGAGATTTTTGTTGAAATTTTCAGGTAACTCTCCGGCGACTTTGATCCTAAAAGGATAAGTCTTTGCACTTTCGGTTAGATATTCATTAAAATTTTTCATGTTTGTATCCTATGCTTTATTTATTCATATTTTTAAGTTTTTCGATTAGGCTATTACGATCTGCAACAATGTATCCTTCTCCTTGAATAGGAGTATCCGAGGTGTTTCGATTGTCAGAATCGTTACGCTCTTTTTTCAACTGAAGTTCTATCATCTTTAATTTTTTATCAATTTTGGCTGTTTTAGCATCAACGGCTGTTTTTAACATATTTGCCGCAACTTCAAAAATTCTGCCGCTGTATCGTGCTTCTACATTCATGCCGAGGTCCATGAGATCTTCATAACTCTGTTTAGCTCGACGAGCTAAATCATCAAACTCTTTATCAGCATTGTCTCCTAAGCCTTTGACCATAGGCAAGGCTGCTGAGATCTTATCTGCTTCTTCAAGATTTGACAACAAATTCATAGGCACAGCCTCAACTTCTTCATTTGCATCTACATCAACTTCTTCGTCTGGTTTGTCAACTTGACGCAGTAGATCTTTGCTGTCTGGCAAATTTAATAATTCTTCTAATTTCTTTGTCATTTACGTGTACCTTGGTGAAACAGATCCTTTTCGCTAACAACCCTAAATTTTATACCCTGTTGTTTGCACCATGCTGATGCCGCAGTCCATTTTGCCTGATTACGTATAAACTGCGCTTGATTAACTCTGTTTTTTCCTACTTTTTCTAACAAGGTTTGATTCATAGGTTTTACTTCTATAACTTCTGCAAATTGTTTGCCGTTTTTATCTACGTATTTAATAAAAAAATCAGGCACATAACTGGAAATTTTTCCAGTTAACGGATCTTTATAAGGAATTCTAACAGCCTCTGATGCCCAACCTTGCACAGCCGGGTGATTGTCGCAGAATTTCATAAATGCCCACTCCCAAGTACTGCGATAAGTTGGTGTTTTGTGACCAATGTATTTTTCGGGGTTTGCTGGTACGAATTTTCCGCTGGCAAATCTACTCATGGTAAAATATTACGAGTTTCCAGTGTCTGTCCTTCTGGACTAACTCTATATCCCAGTGTTGATGTGCTGGATCTTGTGGCATTAAGCACTTGAGTAACAACTTTTTCCAAGGCCACATTATCAACGCCTTTTAGTGTGTCTAATAATTCAAAAATTTTAACACCGTCTAACTTTGCCTGCGTTAGCAACACTACTGCAACACTCTGCGCACTGATTTCTTCAAATCCTCGTTTTCTAAAAAAGGCAATCACTGCATCAACTTCGGCAGCGGGAAAAGATATTTTTTCTGTGAAATATCTGTTGAAAAATTCTTTGACTTCTTTGGCACTGTCTGACAGTACGTTGGGATTTTCAGGTAAACTTGTTGACATAATATTTTATGGTCCTGGTGGCTTTGGAAAGACCGAGTTAGGTACTCCGCTAACTGGGGGTTTGGCTATTTCTCCTAATGCTCCTGTGGCTATTCTTACACCTTCTTCGCGTATGCCTTCTCTGGACAGATCCTTGGAATTTTCGTATGTATTTTTAGCCTTGATAATTGTCTGCAGAATACTACCTGGACTGCTGAACGCTTCTCCACTGATCACAGAACCGAATATATCTGTGGCTCCGGCGATAACACCGCCTGGACCAAATATTGTGACAGTCCCACCACCCCCTATTCCCAAGGGGCTGGGTGTTCTATCATAGTGGTCTTGAGCAAAGCCTGGAGGTATTATTCCGTCAATTCTACCTTGGTTATAATACACTGATTCGTATAACAGTGTCATTGAATTTTCTGTAACTCCGGTATCCTGAGTTTGATCCATGTTATCATGATTCCAAGCACTGATGATGGGATTGATCAATGTATAACTGGCATAAGTCTGTCTGGATAATTGATATATTGTTATGTCGTTAAAAAACGGTACAGATATATTATTATCTAAACCGTATCTAAATTGATTTCTTGCCGGGCCCGAATACTGATTCTTTGAGTAGGCTGCTGTGTTCGAACTTAAATTGTGATCAGCAAAATAGTATTGATAATAGTTTTGCCACAGTTGACTGGTTACACCAAGATTGTCGTCATGTAATTTAATATTAACTGGTTCGTAATTAATGGCCAGTTTTACATTCTTTTTTCTGTTGTATTGATTTATTTGAGTTTCTGTTTTAACTTGAAATTTCGGAAGATCAACACTCTTGACCAACATTCCCATTTCAGTTCTATGCCGCTGTAACAGATTTAGAGATTTTACTGCGCTGGGATTTATACCAAAAAATACATGATATAAAAACTTGCTCTTCGGTGCTAATCGAAAAAAGTCATCGACGTAGAGTCGAGCCGCGTGTTGAAAGTCCCCAAGGTTACCTTTGGGGTTAAATGTTCCTGATCCGAGATTGTCAAGAAAGCCGTTGAATCCGTTTGCCATAATATTATTTATAGTTTAAAAAACCGTGGCCCTATAATAAAAAAGGCTGCAAATGCAGCCTTTTTGTATTTGTGTAATTTACAATTACACGCCACCACCTGTAGCCAATGTATTGATTGTTCTTCCAACAACCGTACCAATACCTGTACCTTGAGGTGTTTGAATTGCATTATCATACTGAATAGTTAATGCAATCTGTACTGGATCTGTACCAGTAGAGTAGTTTAAATCACCGTAGTTTGCTGCTGTTACAAAGCAACCATAGAGTTCAAATGTTTCAAGTATTGTTGGTGTGTTAGCACCGTTACCGCCATCGAGAACTTCGATTTTGGTTAAAAACTTATAATCAATACCTGAAGCGGCGCCACTTTGCTCGAAGAAGTCAAACTGCTTCTGAAGTTGCTCACCCACAAGTTTTTGTACGTTGTTGTTTACATCTTCTCTTAAGTTTAAAGTAATTGCTTCCCACTTGTGCTTGCCAGCCAAATAAACCTTTGAGTTATAAACGTTAAGTTCAATTGTGTCAAATGTTACGTTTGGTCTTGTTACGTCAACTACCTGCTTGGTTAATTCTGTAGTTGGTGTACTTACACCGAAGTTCTCTAAAGTAACTCTAAATCTATACTTGAGCTTGGGCATTAACAGACCCTGATTGCTGGCGCTACCGTCGCTGGCTAAGGGTACTGTTAATTTTGATAAAGTTGAAATTGCCATTGTATGCTCCCTGTTCCTATATATTTACCATTATGCTAAACCAGCAATTTCACCGGTATTTTTCAAGCGTAGTGGAATATAAATGAATTCAACTGCTTTAACTGGTTCAATCGCAACGTCAACATACAACTCGTTTCTGTCGATGCGTGATGGTGTGTTGTTGCTTTCATCACAGACTACCAAGTAGTCATACAGTGCCCGCTGTCCTACTAATTCAAGTAGTAGACTTTCTACAGCACCTTTGATCTCATCTCGGGTAATCTTATCGTTTGGTTCAAAGATGTATGGTTTTGCTAAAATACTCAACTGTCTGCGTAGGTATATAACAAGACGTGCAACGTTGATTCTGTCTAAAGCAGATGCATTTCTTGCTCTGGTAAACTGTCCGTAGTTTACTAAGCCTGCGCCAGTGATGAATGTAATTGGATTTACTTTGATGCCGGCCATTGTATCGCGTTGACCTTCATTAAGAGCAATACTTACAAATTCGCCTTCGTCGTCGATATAACCAACTGCTGTTGCGTTAGTAATACCACCACGACGTGTGCCTGCTGGTGCGAACCATGGATAAGAAACTTGATCGCTTAGAGCAATAGTTCTTAAAATCATATGACTTGGTGGAACAACAACGTTGTTACCAAAGTTGTCGCTGGTAAAGCCCCATGGGTAAAATACTCCAAGGTATTCGTCAAATGACACTAAACCACTGTCGTTATCTTCGACTGCAAGATTAAAGTTCGATCCCCACTCAAGCAACGATGTTGCATCTGGGCGCAGTCTTGATGGACTGTCACCGACAACAAATGCTGTTAGGCCTCTGTCGTAGTTTAGGCTGATCATCTCGCCAATTAATTCTGAGTAACCTGGGCAAGCAAGTAAGTTGAAAATTCTTGCTTCATCATCTCTGATATCTGCGTTGGAATTAACCAATGCTTGTAATGATTGAATGACCACTTTACGCTGTGCTTTACGTCCGAAAGTTCCAGCACCGTTCTGTTGATTGCCACTTTCTGTTACCCAACGATGTGGATAATAAGTGTCCATTCTGACACCGCGATCGCTGCCTCTGATGTTTTCGTCATTGATATCGACGTAGTTGCGAACGAATTTCTTAACGTTGAATCCGCTTCTACGTAGATTCCACAACATCATACCACGTGGATATAATGCAGGATCCGGAGCGTCAAAGTCTAAGAAGTCACTGGTTAACATTTCTACAATGTCGCCTGGCTCGTCACTGTTAGAACCAGCAGTGTTGTAACGTGCATCTGCAAATAAGATACCGTCTTCTGTTGATTGATCTGATGTGTCAATTAATCTCCAGTATGCCGCAGTTGTGCCTGCATTTTCATATCTGTAGATTACTGGGAAGTTTTCAATATCTGCTGTGTCGATCCATAGGTCGCCTGTTTTCAATGCACTGCCGTCGCTCTGTGTTTCTGGCTTTGTTGCACTAACTATAGGACCTGTAGGATCAGTTTTGTCGTTGTCAACTGCACTGTAGTAAGGTGAAGTTGAAGATTGATATCCTACCCAATTATCACCGTCGTGAACCATAATGTCGATTTCGTCAATGATAGAATTATACCATAGACGTCCATCTGCGGTCAGTGCAGTTGGTGTGTTGTCGTTGGCTTCATATGATAGTGCTTTCCACAGTGTGGCAACATATGAATATCTGTTAACTTCACCGCTTGGAATAGCATATAAATTTGCTGTTCCTGTGTTAGCATCTACGTATGCCGACATACCGGCAGCACTTAATACGCCCTGTGATCTGTCATCAATACGAATCTCTCCGCCTCGAGCATGACTGATAATAACACGGTTTTGACTGTCAACTTCCGCGGTTACATGAGTCATACCAGCCGCATTGACGGCTTCTGCCATTAGTGTTGCATCATTGATTGAGCCGGTGGCTAAGAATGTAATAGTATATTTTGCACTTAAACCTGCTTGACCAGCAACAGATTCTGCCAGGTAGAAAGTCTTAGCACCGCTGGTAAAATTGGCTGCTGTAATTGCTGAAGTTCTAATAGTTGTGGCTGTTTCTGCGGCTGCATTTTTTCTAAAAATCTTAAAGTTAGCGACCTTAGGACTATCATCAAGACCAAAGTCTTCGTTGAAATTGCTTTGAATATACAGTGTTCCTTCGTCAATGTTAAAACTACCGCCGCCTTGGTCGAGGTTATAAATTGCGCTGTGATTGTTGTCATAAATTGGTGCTTCAATTTGCTCAAACAAGCCTGTGTTACTGTTGTATCTCTTTACACGGAATTTTGCTCCGTTGTTTGGCTGTGTGGTTTTGACCCATAAGGATCCGCTGGCACGGCCGTTCCCGCCAATTAATGTGGTGCTGTTTCTCTTGAAATCAGGCACTTGTGTATGCTTGCTGATCTGAAGTCTTGGCACATAGTAAGTACCTGGGGTTACGCCGGCTGCGGCTGCAAGTCCGCTGCCTTCAGCAATCACAATAGCATTAACTGTGGTGCTGTCGTCGCCTACTGCATCTAATGTACCGTCTGAATAAATTTCAAGTTTACTGTTAACCACAGCGGCACTTACTCCTGGCAAGCCTGCACCAGTAATAGTTGCTGCCAATGAAGTTAGGCTGCTGCCAGATGCTGTGACTAAAGCACCGTTGATTCTCATAGTAGAACCAGGTGTCAATGTAGCATTAGCAACAGTACCAGTTACAGTTGGCCAAGATCCGGACCATTCGTTTGATCCCACTAATACCCACTGACCTGTGCGATTCTTGTAAAAATAGTTGTTGGCATTTGTTGTAGCAACCACAGCATAAGATCCAACTGATCCAACTGATCCCTTAGGGAAACCCTGCGGAGTTACTTTAGATTCGTCTGTGATTACGATAGGAGTTTTATTTACAAAAGTTTGGCCGCCTGGCGATGTAACTGGACTGTTGTTCCATTCAAACACACCGTAAGTGGTTGCGGCTGTGTCAAACCAATAAGTTCCGTTATCAGGGGTGTTTGCGGGTGCTTCGGCGGATGCCTGCAACTCTGATAAGTTTACGCCTGCTCTAACAACAAACGCTCTATTGCTGACGCCTAACAATGAATAAGCGGCTTGTAAACCGTATTCGTTGAGTTCGCCAGCATGAATAGGATTGTTATTAGAATCTGTATAGAATGTTGGGTCGCCAAATGTTTCAGCAAGATCTCGCTGACTGGTCACTAAGAAGACCTTACCTGCATTGGCTGCGGTAGTTCCCGGAGCAATTCCTGTTCCGGATGAATTTAGTTTGTCTTGTGCTGACGCAACAATAATCAGCGGAACAGTCCCTGGTGCCGCCGGTGTATAAAACGACTCGTCAATGACTGTGACTTGTACGCCTGGTGATGATAATGCCATTTGGTTTCTCCTAACGCATTGTTTAAATTATTTAGCCCATTGGGCAATATTTTGCTGGTTATAGCGTAAGAAAAAGGGGTCAAAAAGGTGTGGTAAATACAGTATGTCACGTCCTTTATGCATTTGTGGTCTAAGACCGGCTGCCATCAACTACAAGAAAGATGGTAGAACGTTTTATAGAAAAAAGTGCGAGCCTTGCAATCGCACAGGCACAGTCGGTGAAGGATTTCCTAAGTGGTACTTAGATGGGTATCGTGCCAAAGATTTCTGTGAGAAATGCGGCTTTAAAAGCAAAAGCAAAGAGCAGTTTAACGTCTTTCACATCGACGGAAATTTAACTAACAGTAAACCTGCTAATTTAAAAACAGTCTGTGCTAACTGTCAGCGCATATTAGCCAAAGAAGGCATTACATGGAAACAAGGTGGTCTTGTACCAGATTTTTAACTTGCTCAAATAACTCGTTGATAGAACCGTTATTATCAAATTCATAATCAAACTCTGTGCCTACCCATGCTGTTTCGCTGGCGTGAATTTTTTTCATTTTTAATTCTTGTACAGCGACATTTTTTCCTTGGTTTGCGGCAACAGCAGTTTCATACCACTCTGGCATTTCGCCTCGTTTGACCCAAATGATTAGACCGCCGGCTTTTTTAATTGCGGCTATTTCGTTGGGGAATCTACAGTCAGAAATTACCACATTATCCTGGCTGTTACGCAGTTTATTTTCCAATGAAGCAATCCAGATATCGTCGTGGAAACCTTTGCGACAAACTTCAGTACCCCAATATTGCAGAACCCAACGAGGAGTCAGTGTAGGCATATCGAGCCGCTCGGCCCACCATGGATCTACTTGTTCGCGCCATTCTCTGGCCTGCTTTGTGCGACCTTCTAAAAGGGTTCTATCCCAACCGAATACCGAAGATACAGCGTCTTTGAGTGTGTTGGCAAAACTTTCTCGTCTAAACTCATGAAAATTAACCAGATAATCCGCAACAGTGTCCTTGCCTGCGCCAATAAACCCACAAATTCCTATAATCATATTAATCCCCTGTTAGGATAATATTATAGCAAATTTATAAAAAGGTCAATATTTTTTTAGCCAATTAAGAAACTATAGCCGCCAGCATTGGCGCCGCTGGGTACACCTGTGGCTACTTCTTTTTCAAGTGCTTCCAATTCAGCAGTGCCTTCTGCTTTTAGTGCGGCACCGTTGAGACTGCCACCACCCTGCGGACCAGCAATTTGACTGAACTTTTCACGAGCCTGTGCTAACATCAGTTTACAGGTTGCCAAAGTATAATCTCTGATCCATTGTTTGCTGTAGACATTGGTCATTAGATAATGATCGGGCACATAGTTGTAGCCCATTAGCATCAGTTTTTCTCTGGCAAAGGGTCTTTGTAACAGCGTTAATGTATGCGTATTGGTATTCCATTTAAATTCAATAAACGAACCAAACATACGACCCACCATTTCTTGGTAGCCTGCAAATAAGAAATACGTGGCCAGGCCGCCCATGTTAGATGAGCTCAATAAGTAGGTATTTGTATAGGCAAGATTAAACGGTTCAAACAGTGTGCCGCCTTCACCGCCACCAGTTCTGCTGCCTATGCTTCTACGAAAAATCTGTCTAACTTCGATAATTTCGTCGGGCAGTTTGTAATCATTGACATTTGTCTGCACTTCAAGGAAGTAATATGCTTCTTCTACAGAACCCTGCGATCTTTGACGAAAACGGGACAATGCACGATCAAGGGCTGTTTCGTAGTGTACTGGATCGAGCTCAACATCGACCATGCCGCCACCCAGCATAGTATAGACATAATCATAGATTTTTTGGCGTTCGGCTTGCAGTTGATTCGTTGGGTCTGACATTGTTATCTCCTACCAATATTTATCAATAAATAATATACTATGCCACGCTTATCGCTTTATAAACCCGAAAAGGGCCCGGACTACAGATTTTTAGATAAAAACATCGCCGAAATGTTTCAAGTCGGCGGAACAGATGTATACGTACACAAGTATCTTGGGCCAAAAACTCCTGTAGAAGGAACCGCCGATCAACCAGCGTATGATGTACTAAAAGAAACCAATATTCAAGATCTACTGTTTCTTGAAAATCGAGACAGAGTCTACGATCCGGATATTTACAGAATGCGTGGTGTTTACAATGTTCAAGATATTGACTTTAATCTAACACAGTTTGGTCTATTCCTTGAAAACGACACAGTTTTTATGACCTTGCATATCAACGACAGTGTTAAGGTTCTGGGTCGAAAAATCATGCCTGGAGATGTGTTTGAATTACCTCACTTAGTAGATCAACATGCTCTTACTGCCGAAGACGTATCTTATGCTTTGAAAAGATTTTTTGTAGTAGAAGATGTTAACAGAGCCGCAGAAGGATTTTCAGCAACATGGTGGCCGCACTTGTATCGAGTAAAACTAAAGAAAATTTCCGATACACAAGAATTCAAAGATATTCTGGATCAGCCGGCCGGGGAAGACACTGATACAACTATTAGAGATTTAATCAGTACAAAAAATCGAGACCTTGAAGTTAATCAAGCAATTCTTGATCAAGCAGAAGCAGATGCGCCCAAGAGCGGCTATGATACTTCTCATTATTACACACTGGCTATAGGCGATGATGGTAAGCCAGTGTTGGCCACAGTTGACGACAGCGATATAGATGCCAGCGAGAAAAATCTTGATGTCAGTCGTAGAGCAGGACGTCCAACAAAAGATGGATACACTGGTTACCTATTGGGCGACGGTTTAGCACCCAATGGTGTAAATTTTGGTTCTGGTATTGCGTTTCCCAACAACGCCGACGAAGGCGACTTTTACTTGAGATTAGATTTTAAACCAAATAGACTGTTCAGATACAGCGGTGCTCGTTGGGTTAGATACGAAGACTCTGTGCGTCATACTCTGTCTAATACTAATACTCGCAACACACAAAAAACTTCGTTTATCAACAATACAAACACTGCAACCATTGCCGGAGAAATAGTTGAGGAACGTCAAAGCCTATCCAAGGCTCTTAAGAAAAAACCTGAGGCAGATTTCTGATGGAACACTTTTATGATGGTCAAATACGACGATACATTACACAGATCATTAGACTGTTAAGCAACTTTACAATAAAAACTGCTGATGGTAGTCTAATCGAAGTGCCAGTGGTCTTTGGCGATCCTGACAGATCTGTTGCGGCTATTCTAAGACAAAACAGCGAAAACACTGTGGTTACCGCGCCAAAGATCAGTGTACACATATCTGGATTAGATCTTGATCGTTCAAGATTAGGCGATGCTACCTATGTTAACAAACTAAACATTCGCGAACGTGCTTGGGATGAAAATGGCAATGAATATCTCAGCACACAGGGTGCTAACTACACTGTGGAAAGATTAATGCCGACTCCGTTTAAATTAACTGTTGAGGTCAGTATTTGGAGTACTAACACTGATCAAAAGTTACAGATATTTGAACAGGTATTGGTCTTGTTTAATCCCAGTCTTGAGATCCAAACAACTTCTAATTACATTGACTGGACATCACTGAGTGTTGTTGACATTGATCGTATTACCTTTAGTTCTCGCTCTATACCAGTAGGCACAGATTCTCAGATTGATATTTCTGGTTTAACATTAACTACACCAATTTATCTGTCACCGCCTACTAAGGTTAAAAAACTCGGTGTTGTCACTGACATTATTCACAGCATCTTTCAAGAAGATCTTGATGGCAGATTCTTGGGCAGTCAATTAACAAACATTGGCGGATTTGGCATTTATGTAGAAGGTGGTCGCGCTGTTATCACTGGCAAAAGTGGCGATGTTTCTTTTGTTGTACAAAATACAGGTGTTAAAGTTGGTCCAGAGATCCCCTGGGAAAAAGTATTAGATCAGTATCCTGGACTGTACAGAGCAGGTGTCAGCAAACTATATCTCAAACAGCCTAATGGTACAGAAGTCTCTGGAACCACTGTTGTTAATCCCTTAAACACCACAGAACTCACAGTAACTTGGGATCCGGACACTTATCCTACTAACACAGATATTGTCACGGTCAGTAGGCCTAACAGTCCTGGTACGTTTGATGCTATCATTGATCCCAAACGTACCACAGGACCGTTTGATAAAATTGTAGGAAGACGTTATCTGCTAACCGATGTAATCAATCCCGGAGAAGATGATGTTTATGCCGCAGATGGTTCTGTGATGTTTGTAGAAACCGGCGTTAAATTTGACGAAGTCTATGATTACTCTGTAAAAGTTGACGGAATGGTTGTTGCTGCCTCGGCACTGCGCAGACCCAATAACAGCGAAGGCCTAATGGTATTAAGATTAGCACAGCCTGCTCCTCAAGGGTCAATGGTCACTTATAAACTTAAAATCAATGCCGACGGTCCGGATGCTTGGAAAAGCAACTCTGGTGAAGACCTCTATGCTGTTGAAAATGATATCATAGAATGGGACGGAGATCAATGGAATGTAGTGTTTGATGCTTCAAAAAACACTGAAAATTTAATTTATCAAACTAACATATATACCGGTGTTCAGTATAAATGGGATGGCATACAGTGGAGCAAATCGTTTGAAGGCGAATATGAAGCCGGGCGTTGGAGATTAGAGTTATAAATGAACGTTATTAAATGCAGTGGTGCTCTGTTTTATTCTTTGAATACCAAACGATTTTTATTTTTACAAAAGGCTGATGGCAAACACAGCAGAGTTTGGGGTATTGTCGGGGGGACTAATCATTTGGAAGAAACAGCCTGGGAAGGCCTTAAAAGAGAAATTATTGAAGAAGTGGGCTCTCTGCCTAACATCTCTAAAACTATTCCGTTAGAAACTTTTGTTTCAAACGACGAACAATTTCATTTTTACACATATCTGTGTATAGTCAAAGAAGAATTCGTTCCTAAATTAAGCAAAGAACACGTAGGTTGGGCCTGGACTGCTATAGATTCTGCACCTAAACCCTTACACACAGGTCTTAAGAATACCTTGGCCAACAAAGTCAATCGACTCAAACTTGAGACTGTGTTTGAGATGATTGACCTGCTTGATCAACAACTTTAGGCCTGCGCCTCTGACCAACGCAACACAATTGAAACTTCTTGGTTACTACCGCCAGTTAAGTAGCAGTTGATAGCCAACACGTCTGGACCATTGGGATACATTCCTCGTCCACCAATTGCTGTATTGGTAATTTCTTTCAGTGCTGTAAGATCCAATGCTGTTTGTTGCGAAGGTAATCCCACGAATGAGAAAATAGTTTCACCGGGAGCCGCAAAAGACGCAATAGAGCTAAACGAAATAGTTGATCCCTGAGGAACGTTGCCAGTAAACGAACGACTAAAGAAGATAGTTCTGAAGTTTGTTCCGCCGACGTTAAAGATACCGCCAATACCAGACACTGTTGTACCACCCGGAATAACTGCGGCTACACCTGCTGTAGGTGATCCCACAGTCATACCTAATCTAACGTTGGCTACATCTGTGGCCACGAAATCAGCATAATATAATCTGTTAGCATTATACCGCTGTGTGACAGCATCAAATGTAACTGTGAATGCGTTATTCCATGTCACAGACGTGCCCAGTGCTACCTGTGCAAATGATGGCAGGCCTCCCAGCGACGGGTTAGCCAATGTACGCCAGTCAACCAGTGTGGGATCTGTTGGATAGTTACTGGGGTTAAGAATTCCTTCAATAACAATACCAGAAGCACTACCAGTACCAGCAGTAACTTCAATACCTTGCAGTAACAACTGCGCTCTATTAATCAGTTCTCTTTCTCCAAGATCTCCAACAATGGCATTTGACACTGACGGAGCCAATCTAATTAAGAACGCTGTGGCACGAGTAGTTGACGCAATAAACGAAGTAGCCTGATAGTTAAACAAATAACCTCGATCAGTATCAAAACCGCCGTCTGTTAAGTAAGCACTACCCCAGTGACTAATTGCTGGGCTGGTTCTATTGCTGACCAAGATTACACCGGTCTTATCATCGTGAGCTGCGGCTGCACCTGCAGAATAAGTTCTTGTTGATCCTGCGGCAAAATTCTGTAAATTTGTGCCTCTGACCAAACCTAATAATTGTGTATCGTTTTTAGAACTATAGGTAATTAATTCGTTGTCAATGTATACAGTACCGGTGTCTGGAAAATCTTCTGCGGATGTTAATGTTAACGTTGTATCTGACACAGACACATCTGTGGCCAATTGACCCAGAGCACCATCGTTGACAACTTCATAGCGCACTGGTAAGTTGGCAGAACGCATAAATGCTTCTGTGTTCACGTTGTTGTTACGAACTCTGTGTACAAATAGGAAGTTACCTTCTTTACCACGCAACATCCAATCAATAAAACCAGCACCATACCATGTGTATTGAATTCCGATCATCTGCATCTTTGTGATGTCAATGTTATATCCGGATGGTCCGGTCCCGTCTGCAAAATCTCTATTCCATTCTTTTTGATAGAATAATCTATCAATGATTTTACAAAGTTTGACTTTATTACTGGTGTTGGAGCCTCGATAATCCGGGGCCATATACAACGTTGTGTGATTAGGTATTGCAGTGACCGTATGAGTCATACCTCGAATAATAATTTTATCACCGGCTTTGAGTTGATCTCTAAATCTTGTGTTAAGGCCTGTTATTAAGTTTGAGCCGGGAGTTGCAGTAACGCTGCCGGCTAACTGGAATGTTCCAGATCTAACCCCAACTGCCGAACGTTGTCCGTTGTATTGCCAGAACATTCCGTTTTGATCATCAAAACAGCCTGCACGTACAGTAGCACCACTCCAGCGATAGAGAGAAATCTGTGCCTGACTGGTCAGTGTTGCAGTGGTAGAGCCAAGTTGTTGTACTGCTGTTACTGTAAATGTTCTTTCGTCGATGATCGATGTAACAACATAATCGTTATTATAACCTGTGGTTTCAATGCCTATTATTCTAACATCTGCACCTATCTGTAGACCGTGATCTACATCGTCTGTTTCTGCTGTTATAGTACTGCCTACTGCTGTTCCTGCAGACGATAGATTTAAAATATCGTAACTTGGTGCAAACAAGGCACCCGTAGTGTACATTAAACCTTTACCAGACTGATAACGAATGTAGTTTTTACTCATACGTATGGCTTGGGCGCCGTGTTGTGGACCTCCAGTGCCGAGTTGAACTCCACCGTCAAATGGTCTGTGTTGGAAGAAAGTATCTACCCTGGCGTAAACAGTACCAGCAAGACCAACGGTATTGATGTTTCCCTGTGCTCTGGCAGTGTATCTAAAACTGGTCAAAGTTGGCACCTGTTCGACAAAGAACGGTCCTGATGCTAAGTTTTGATTTAGTCCAGTAGATGAAATATTAATCAATACGGCAGCGCCGGGTACTAAACCGTGATTAGATGTAAAATTAACTTCTACTATGGCAATGGCTGCAAATGCAATAGAGTTAACTATGGTTAACTGTTCAATTGTAGGATCAGAAATAGTCACAGTAGAATAAAAATTCACTGGAGTTCCGCCAGAGGCAGTTCCTGACACTGTTCCAGAAACGATAGAACCGCTGGTATCTACACTGGTAACTGTCAATGTTAAATCATGTAGGCCTATGGTTCCGCCTAATTGATTTCCTAAAATCTGTAGTTTATTTCCTACAACATAATCGTCACCGCCAGGTCCTTCAATGGCATTTAAAGTATAAGCGGCAGCGGCTTTTCCAATAGTAAACAAAGCACCGCTGCCTCGAGTTTCAATATTAGTAGGTGATAGTGTGGTAAAAGAATCGGTACTTACTGCGGCTGTACCTGAAAGAACGCTGAATGAGCCCACTGCACCGCCACTGCCTACAGCAGTAACTTCTAATCTAAGGTCGTTTGCTGGTGTTGCTCCGCCAAGATTTGTGCCTAAAACTCTGACTATATCGCCTACAATATATCCACTGCCGGATGTATCTAATGACACTGTTTCGTAGGCTGTTCCGTTGGTAATAACATCTACAAAGAAACCAGTTCCTTGACCAGTTATTAGTGTTGTTGCTACAGCAGAATATGTGTCTTCATCTAAGGCAGTTCCGGCAGCACTGACCGTTTCAATCTGTCCAGCAGTTGCCCCTGTAACTGTTATGGTTAAATCGTTGGCTGGGGTTGCTCCTCCAAGCTCTGTTCCAAGAATTGTAATAGTATCCCCAGTTTTATAGCCACCAACATCGTCTTCAAATGTGGCTGTACCGTTAGAACCATCAAAATGCAATAATAAGTTTGTGTTAGAATCGTGAACTAAAGCCGCAGTCGGCGGTGTAAAGGTTGAAGAATATCTGCCTAATGTTTTGCTAATCCTTAGATCGTCAATGAAACCTACAAATCCGTCACCACCGCCTGTATAATCTGCGCCAATAACAATTGGGCGTAATGCATATACTGTTGAATCAGTGTATGTTGATCCTTCTTGAACTCCGTTTAAGAACAGATAGGTATTGCCACTAACTCGAGACAGTGCCAAATGATTCCAAGTGTTTAACACAGTGCCGGTAGTGCCAGTTATTGCGGCGCTGCCGTTGACAAAGAAGTATAGTTGATTAGAAGCATTTAATCCTAACAGCACTGCTGTATCTGTAGAAGCGTTGCGCATGTCAAATAAAGTTTGATTCGCCCCGCCGGCAGTTCTTCTAAACCAAAATTCAACGGTAAAATCTCCCGAACCGAATTGATAATCGGCACTGCTGGGTATTGTTAGATAATCTGTTGCTGTTGATGGACTGATAGAGTTTAATACTAATAAACTTGCAGTACCATATTTAAAATTGGCTGTAGAATTTGTAACTCCTGTGGCCGCGGGCACTGCTGGAGTTCTGGTTGTATCTCCGGTGTCTGTTACTGTCACTGAATAGGTAGTGCCCGACGTGTCTACAGTAAAGTCCGCTCCTGTTCCTATGCCCGAAGTTGAATCAACTGCCGGTGAAACATAACTGTTGGTTCCTATTGCCGCAGTACCGGTCCAAGTAACAGCAGTGATTCCTCCAAGGCCGTTGACTGTGGAAACTGTGATTGTTATGTCGTTGGCTGGTGTTACTCCGCCAACTTCTGTGCCAGCAACTGTAAACTTATCTCCGGCTACATATCCAGTACCTGCTGTGGCAATAATTATGTCAGAATAGGCTGTGCCTGTTCTTTCAACATCAAATGCTGCCGACGTACCTTGACCTGTGACATTTGTTGTGGTCACAGCATTGTAAGTCACCGAATCAAAAGCAATACCTGTAGATGTTACTCCTGTGAGTGCTCCAGAAACTCCAATAGATGACACTGTCATTACAAGATCATTGGCTGGTGAATTTCCACCTAATGAATCTCCTGTGATTAACAGTGTATCGCCAACTTCGTAGTCAAGTCCTGCGGCAACAACAGTCGGAGTATACAATGTTCCAGTTCTACTAACATCAAATACTGCGCCAACACCGTCTCCAATAATTCCTGTTGCAGATACAGAACTGAATGTTGCTGTAGCACCAGTAAATATCGAAGTCAGCGGTCTTGAAACGGTTACTGTTGTTCCTGTAACATCGGTTACTACTGTTACAGATCCGTCGCCTCGATCAAAAGCCAGGCCTGGAATAATTCCTGTGCTGTCAGTGAATACCAATGTAGAAGTTCCGGACGGGGCAGTGTCTGATAATGATTGTGTAACTGTAATACCGGATGCAATACCTGAACCAGTAAAGGTAATTGTTAGAATTTCCCCTGTGATGCCGTCAACTGTCGCTACAGTAATTAAAATATCGTTACCGGGACTGGTTCCGTCTAATGATGTTCCGTATATAATAATTTGATCGTTAACTGCGTATCCTGTTCCGCCATCTGTAACGGTTACTGTGTATACTCCCGAAGTTCTGTCAACGTCAAACTCTGCATTTACACCGATTCCGCTGACGTTTGTTCCTGTGAGTCCGGTGTATGACACAGTGTTCGATGATCCTGTACCAGTGACTGCTGAAATAGTAGTTCCTAAAGTAATAAATCCAGATGCTGTGACAGGAGCATTAACTGGCGGAATAGATCCTGCATAAGGAATCACGGTAGATCCTGAAGGTACTGTCAGTGCTGGTGTAAACGTTCCTGAACTACCTTGACTGAAAACAGTAAATGTTGGAGTTCCAATATCTGCACCGGTATAAAAAGCACCGCGTCTTACTAATGTATAAGTTTCTTGTAATTCTGTTCCGGCGATAGTACCTACCTTAGCCTTGGCATAATAGGTAAACTGTGTAGAGCTTGGTGTGGTATTAACTGTAAACACACCTTCTGCTCTGGAGAACCCGGTAACTGCGGCATTCAGTGCTCTAATAGTAAAAGGAAGTCCTGGGGATAATCCATGAGCACCGCTGGTTGTGACGGTGATTAACGACTGACCAATACCGCCAGTGCCGGTTGAAGCATCAGTGGTTATAACTGTCACTGGTGTATCAGTTCCTGGTACTTCATAGGATCCCGGATATGAACGAGCCAACGACAGTGCCTGCCACTTAGTGGGTTGTAACCCGTATTCAAAGTCAGCGTCAAGCATGGCCTGTGAATTAGCCACACGCTGGCGTTCGATAGCATCTGTGCCAAAATCATAGGGTCTTGTTCTAAGTTCTTCATAGTCTTCAACAAAGATTTGAATGAAATCGGTTGAACTCATAGAACTGGTATCTACGTTTAGTGTGATACGAGTAAAACCATAGTTAATTTCTGTGTCAATATCCGGATCAGTAGGATCGCGTTCTGTTAAAATTGCACCAGCATTTGGATCTGCAAAATTATAAAGAATCACATTTGACTGTACGTTAGTGATCAACAATAACTGATCTCGAGTCCACTTGCCGCCAATACTGACAGTGCCTGCACCATTGACCAAGGCAGGTAATGATCCTAAACCGCCAGCAATAACAGTAGTTACTACTCCTGACAGCGTGGTAACTCTGGCCTGCACTCCGCTTTCAAGCGGTTTAGTTAGATCAATGGTCTGAGTAGTAACTACCGGTGATTGCAATGAAGCGTAGGCAGTGTTTGTTAAAATGTAATTGTTAATTAAATCTCTGATGAAATTGTGTGTGGCAATTTCTGGGGTTCGATCTCCGTCAACTTGGGGAGTATCGTCAACCCAATATCTTGAAGCAACTTCTCGAGTATTTCTATTTCCGCCGTATCTAATATCCCATAGATATGCATCTAACACATAACCAATATCACGCTGGCATTTGGCATCATTAAATGTATAATTAGCAAAAGTAGCACCGTAACTGATCGCCGGCATAGCACTTAGACCGCCTTTGATCACAGTTTTAATCACAGTGGCTAACTCAGTAATTCTGGTATCCGATCCTGATTCTCCGTTAGAACCGGTGACATCTTGTGTGTAGGTTCCTTGCAGAGCTGGCCAGACTGTTCTGGTAAAAATATAATTGTTGATTAAAAATCTTAGAAATTCGTGTGAGGCTATTTCTGGATATCTATCTCCGTCTACTTGAGGAGTTTCTCCTACCCAATATAAAGATGCTACTTCTCTGGTTTCTTCATTGCCACCGTATCTTAGATCGTTGATATATGCGTCTATAACATAGCCCACATCTCTGCGACACTTATCAATGTCGTAGGTAAATCCAGAAAAGCCCACAGTGATGGCCGCAGGATCAGCACTGACAAATGTATGTGCAGATGTATCTGAACTAATTCCGACATTTACTGTGATTGTTGTTGCGCCAACTGCGGTAATGATTACTGGGTTATCATAAACCGGATCAGTGCCTGAGGGATTTGGTACGCCAGATGCTCTGGGATATGATTTTACAGATACATTTCCGTCTAATGCGCAGGTAAAATCTAAACTGCCTGCGGCAATACTAATAACATCACCAATGGCCAAAGAATGCGCACCGATGGTCAGTGTCATTACACCAGTCGCGGGATTATAAGAAGCACCTGTAGGTGTATATGTAATTGCTTGACTTACTTGTCTACCGATCCATTCTGTGGTTTCGTAGCGTAAAAAATTCTTATTATTAGTTAATAATACCCCTGCATGTGGATATAAATTTATCGCAGTGTCAATGGCAACCTGTTGATCGATAAACTTAGATGCTTCGTCTTTGATAAATTCAGCATTTTGGGTTATCAAATAATACGCATTAGGATATGCGTTGCTTAATCCAGATACACCTGGAGTAAATGTATAATTACGAATTCGTTTTTTTGCCATTATATTTTTCCGTTATAATCCAAATGCCACTGCATACGCTAAATTTTTAACGTTGGCAGTATCAACATAAATTTTTGTAGTTACATCACTGCTGGCCACAGGATCTGCTGCCGAAACTGTGCCTATTACTGATAGCTCACCACCAATATTTACATTCTTTACAACACCGATGCCGCCGGCTACGGTTAATGCGCCCGATGTAATAGTAGTACTTTCCGTTTCTGAAGAAAAAGTTACATTATTGTCAGCAGTTAAAAATGTAAATTGTCCTGTGTTTTTTGTAGAATTACCTATTGCACCAGTTATTCCAGATGTTGCTGTTAATGTAGTGAATCGTCCAGTGTTTGCTGACCCAGTGCCTATTGGCACTCCATTGATCGAGCCGCCAGAAATTGTGGCATTGTTAAATGCTGAAATGCCTGTGCTGATAATATTACCAGTGACATTGCCAGTTAAGTTACCAGTGACATTGCCAGTTAAGTTACCAGTGACATTGCCAGTTAAGTTACCAGTGATTGCAAAAGCGTTGACAGTGTTAACTGCTAATTGGTCAACAACCACTGCACCAGTACCTGTGGTGACAAGATTGATATTACCGTTGGTATTTGTAGCCGTGATAGTGTTTAAATCAAGTCTGAGGTTATCTACTTGAAGTCTTGTAGCAGTAACAACACCAAAATTACTTTCTGGTCCTGTTACAAAACCGCCTTCTGCTTTAAACTGTTTTACTATGGCTGCTGTCATGAATTTTCTTCTTTGTTAGTATATTTATTTTTTGTAAAAATTGGTTATGCCAGCGCCGATATGTCCTTGACAGTTATAGTACCTTGCATTCCTCCGTGTATTGTACACTGATATTTGTAGGACCCTGTAGTTCCTGCTGGAATCCTCCAGTATAATGTACCAGAACTCTTTGCTTGGGCCAACGCTCCTGTGGTCACTGTGCCGTCTGTGGCCACATGTACTAATCCGTCATTATAGTCAACACCTGCTCCTGTTTGTATTTTAAAAGGATGTCCGGATGCTAACAATTTAAATGCAATAGTTGTTCCTGACAGTGCATATAATGTTGGATTGTTGCCAGTATATTGTGTAAACAAATATGCTGAACTACCGCTGTTGGTGACATCAAGTCTGGTAATTGCTTGGTATGCTATTTCATCTACAGTTAGTCCTGCAGAAGTAACATCAGTCAATGAATTAAATGTAGTCGAACCTACTGCTGAAACTGTGGCATTGATTCTATTATTAAGATCGTCGTAACTGAAACTTATTCCGCTGTGTGAACCACTGCTGAACAATGCGGCTGCTTGATCTTGAATGTATTCGTTTGAAACTGTGGCAGCCAGTTGATTTCCACCGTCGTTATAAACAAAACTAATGCCTGTATGAGTTGCTGATGTGATCATCGATGCGGCAGCATCCTGCGCATCTTCATTTGAATACATTGTTGGAAAGTTTACCACAGCGTTAATACTGTCTGCGGCATCGTTTACTGTGAATGTAATGCCAGTGTGACTACCGTTGGTAAAAATACTTCCAGCGGCGTCTCTGGCCTGTTCATCGGTATAGATACCAGCAGTTGCTGACACTGTGGCATTGATAGTGTTGCTGGCATCGTTATAGGTAAAGGTAATACCAGTATGTGTACCGCCTGTGAATAAACTTGCGGCGGCATCCTGCGCATCTTCAATGGTAATACCACCTCCACCTCCACCGCCCGATGATGTAAATGTAACAATATCGTTAGTAGCATTGGTAGTGATTGTCATGCCGGCACCAGCAACAAAAGTAATAGTGTCTGCTGATGCATCTGCTTCAACTGTGTCTTGTCCGTCTACTTGTATTCTACCAAAGCCGTTGGCACTGGTAGGTAGTTCATTGTAATTGGCCACGCGATTCCAAAGGCCGGCATGTGAATAATATAATTTTCCCGTGTCTGCGGCATACGCGACCATACCTCTCCACTGTAGTGGAGGAGCCTCAATTGTTAAATCACTGAGTGTATCCCAGTGAAATCTCATGTAATTTTTTTGACCGGTTACATAGGTTGTTCCCAATACTTGTAGGAAACTACCGTTCCATTGTAATCCGTTGCCGGTGTCTTGTACTACAGAACCGGAAGATGCATAATAAGCCAGTCTGTTAGCAACGCCAGCACTGACTCCGCTGGCTCCGCTGCCGCCGCTGGTAGCACTGATTGTGATGCTGTCACTCCCAGCATTGGTTGTTAATGTAATGTTTGGTCCAGCAACCAATGTCAGTGTATCGTTGGTTGTTTCGGCAATGACACTGCTTTGTCCTGCTACTTCAATGGTGGCAAACGCATTACCGCCACCACCTCCACCGCTGCCTGTTTCGTCTGAGGCATTTGACCATCCGGCGCCGTTGTATTTTAAAACCTGTCCCACAGAAGGAGAAGAAATAGAAACATCAGTTAAGTCAGTTAAGGCCGATGCCCCACCGCCTCCGCCACCACTGCCAATGGGTGTTCCTCCAATGGTTGAACCTGTAGGTAAATTAACCACAGGCCCAGTGGATGAAATAGTGGCATCACCAAGAATGATTGAGTTACCAGTTAAGTACAGATCTCTCCAACGTTTGCTGGCGCTGCCAAGATCAATACCGCCGGTGACTGCGGGCAATAAAGAAACATTAATTGCTGTGGATTCAAGATTACTCAGTGCAGTGTCTGCTCCCGATGTTGGACCACCGCCTCCACTGCCCGATCCTCCCGAACCCGAGCCACCACTGCTGCCGCTTTCACTGAGTGTGGTAACTGTGATATCGTTACCAAAATCATTGTTTGTTGCACTGAAATAATATAGTAATTCAGGATATGTGTCGCTGACCACTACTTCAACGTATCTGCTGGTGGCTGCCATATAGGCTTCCATGTTGAGATACTGTGTTTTAGATACTTTTATATTGTTGAGATAATACGTTACACCTAACTCTTGTATGTCGTCTGTGTCATCGGCAGTAGTACCAACAACAAACATATCTATGGCATTAGAACTGTCGCTTTGATCAAATCTATAAGTTAAACCTTTGTAAAATACTAATTCAGGTGCTTCTGTGTTTGTTGAATAAGGTCCAACATTCAGTTGAAATTTTGAATTTGCTACTTCAACAAAATAATAAACTGTGGCTCTGGAATCTGATCCTATCAATGTTTCTGCCAGAGTCGCAAACGCAGTGACTTTGACATTTTGCAGTCCCGAAACTGCGGGTGTAGCATAGACTGTTAAAATACTGTCTGCGATATCTGCAGAGACATCTATGAGATTTACACCAGTGTTAATTCTTCCATAGACTGTGATTGAGGCTTTGCCTAATTTGGCTACAACACTGACATTCAGTGTTTCTCTTTGATCAGAGCCGCACTCTGCATGAATTATATAGTGTGCGGAAGCATATGAATCTACATTGAAATCATGTAAAACATTTAATGAAGGACCGTCAACAAGAGTAGTTTCAATCCCAGAAAATGCAAGATTAGTGCCGTTTAAAAATTTTACGGCACTTTCATCTTGACTTATTAATCCAGGCAACCATGATAGATTATTTGCCATTTCTCTCTACTATAAATTAACCTGGATAACTGTGCATGTGATATGCGTGGTACGATCCTGGGTTGCCGACAGTTTGACGATAACGTCTGGTATTGATATGTCCTTGTAACATATGATTACCTTCATTCTCACCATCAAAGCCTGCAATCAGTATCCCGCCGCTGTCTGAACGCCATATACTGGCATCATAACCGGGTGTGCCCCAAGAGTTGATATTTGTTATTGTGGTTCCTGGTGGCATAGGTATGCGTCTAAACAGGTTATTAGAACTCTGGTCTTCGACTTCTGCCACACCCGGGTAACTGTCTCCACCGAATCCAAAACCAAGGCTGCCGTAACTGTTAAGGCCCGAGCCGTGGCATTCCCCGTCGTCTGAGACTACACAGACTGTGTTAGCGTAGGTATTACTACCTGTGAAGAACGTAACCACTTCTTTGGGATATCTAACATTGCGAATTACTGTGGGAAATGGTGACCAGGATGCGTCACTGTATCTATGGTTATTTTGAGTACCCATTTGACCTTCCTGGTTTGTTCCCATTACATATAATAAGCCGGTGCCCTTTTCTCTGAAATAGACGTTGTAGTCATAGTTACTGCCTACCATCCAAAAGTTTTCAATTTTGTGTTCACCGAACCAGTTTTTATCAAGTCGAGTAAACTTGGGAGTAGATTCGTCACCGTTTCTATTGGTCACAGATGCAATACTGGCCTGTCCCATGACGTTAGATTGTCCAGCATACCAAATGTATCCGTCGCCGTCAAGGATATAAGTGAATTCATAGTTGCCCACAGAGTTCATAGACATTAATTTTTTCATGCCACCGTGACGATTCCAATCTATAGAAATTCTCACTGGTGTAAACTGACGTCCGATTGTATAGCCAGTGTCTGCATGTCTGTCAGCAAGACCTGTACCACCGCGAACAGCAAGACCCCAAGACCATAGGAATCCATCCTCGTCTAAGGCAAAACAATAACCGTATCTACCACCAAATGCCATGATATCAACAATCTTTTTATTGTCAAAATGCTGTTGAGGAATTCGCTTAGGTATAGTTTGGTTAGTTTCTGCCTGACCAATGCTGTTAGTGGTAGTAGATTCTGGACCAAGACCCAGTTGGCCGTAACCGTTATACCCCCAGGACCATACAGAACCATCATCACCTATGGCATAACAGCTCTGTGGTCCTTCGTTCCAATGAGGTGTTCCGCTAAGACAGACTTTGATAATCTTAGTTTGATTGAATGTTTTAGGAATAGTGTTGCCCCACCAGTCTGTGGTTTCATTGGCTGTAACACGAATTGGCCAATAGCGTTCTGTGGTGTCGCCCGAAGTGATACCGAGTTGTCCGTGTGCATTATACCCCGAAGAATACACTTCGCCGTTGTTAAACAACCATAGACTTACGCCGCCGCTGACTGCGGTAGTATCCCCTGCTTGGCAGGCCCACTGAATCAATTTTGGTGGTTGTCCGTCGGGCGTTGTTAATGGTCCTGCACCACCTTTGTCTGTGGAACTTAACCAATCTACAAAGGTAAATCCCGGAGTGGCCCAGCCGCTTTGACCAAAGTTGTTGTTAGCATTTGCTCCCATGCCGGTGCCGCGATATCTTGCGCCACCTACATAGGCACTGCCGTCACAGCCGATAAATCCAAAGTGGTAGCCCATGTTTCCGCTGCCCCACCATTGGTCTCCGTTGTTGCGTGTCCAGCCCAGTGGCTGCTGATTGATAAAATCAGCAGAAACATAACGCTGATCTCTGTCTGCGTTTTCAAAAATCTTGGTCCAATATGTTGAATCAGTAACGTAGGTATTACGCACTTCCCCTTGAATACAGATGTAGAGATCACCGCCAAGTTCTACAATGTCACCTTGTGTATATGTAGATCTCGGAGCCCAGGCTTTTTTGTATTTCATTCCTGGAGACATGTCAATCCAATATGCCGAGTCTGTGGGGTCTATAGACTTTAACACAACGTTGGGCGGAACTGACATGTACATATTTGTACTAACTGAGGTATCTGCTACCACAATTTTGTCTGAGGGAATATCTTGAATACAGACGTAGCTCGATCCTCTCCACTGCACAACATCATTAGTTTTATATTGTACACCGGGATTCCAACTGCCCAACCATCTGTTTTTTAATTTTGAAATATCTATAGGATTCATTTTGTCCTGTCCTTAATTAACTGAGAATGCTAACGCCTGGAAAACCTAATCCTTGTAAGAAAGCATCTTTTTCATCTTCGCAGGCATCCAGGGCAGCCGCAAATTCTGTGTCGTTGTTTTTAATGGCTTTGACTACAGAGTATACATTTCTGTTTAGCATAAATTTATCTTCAAATGACGCACACTGCTGAATAATATAGCGCATGGCTACAATATTTGATTTGATTTCTGCTACATCTGAAGCATTGGCAAAGTCATAGACTTTGAATTCAGAGGCAGAATCTGCCTCTACTGTAACGTTGCTATCGTCAAAGGAAAAAAAGAATTTTGTTCCTTCGTTTCCCAGTTGAACAACATCATCTGTAACGGTGTTATCTGTTTTATTAAATTGTGGGTTAGTAACACCTGACTTTTCCACAAAACTGCAAACTTTCATTGTCATTTTTGACTCCTTTAAAATTAATTACAATATCCTTTAGATATTTGATATGGATACAGTATACCTGCGTTCCATGCCCCGCTATGATTACCCATCATTAAGTTATTGACGCTGTTACCTCGACCAGAATATCCGTTGCCAAATACCTGTCCGTTGTCGCAGAGGAAATAGTTTGATGAACCTGCATAGTTTGTGCCTTCATCAGCACAACTAACCCACATATCAATAATCTTAGTCCCCGACGGGATGGCCATGGAAGTTACATAATAGTTAACACCGTTTTGAATAAGACTGTTTGATCCGTATTCATTGCCGTGTGCGCTATAGTTACTGTAACCTTGACTATATAATCTACCGCTGTCAGTTAGCCAGTAACTTCTAATAGGAGTAGAGTGGGTTCCTCTGAAACAGACTTTCTTAACGTTAGTTATAGTTGGAACCAATGTCGGAGAACTCTGCGGTGTGGTCTGATTGCCAATACCTGAATGATAATAGGCACCGTTATATCCGGAAAAATATGTGTTACCGTTATTGGTTCTCATAACAATCATATTATAACCGCTGGGCGAGCTGGCCCAAAAATTAACAGTGGCTCCTGCTGTAGGCGCCAAAGTTGATCTGGCTAAAGTATTGTTGTTTGTAGTACCAGCGTTTAATGCTGTGCCGTAGCCGTTAAATCCAGCATGCCACATGTAACCGTTGCCGTCTAATAAATGGAACGAGCCAGAACTTGATCCGCTCATGGCAAATTTTAGTATGCCGCCGTTGGTCACAGGATTGAAAGACAGAATCTTAGTTGGTTTCCATCTATTGGTTGTATCGCCTACACCCAGTTGTCCTACAGCATTATATCCCCAAGAGTATAAAAAACTGCTCTTGGTTCGTACGTAACTGGTGCCGTACTCATTGCCTGCGGCTAAGATGTCGATGATTTCTTCGCCATCAAACCACTCTCTGGGAATACGTCTTGGACTGTAGACATCTCTGCTGTGGCCGTGCCCAAGTTGCCCATAACCGTTATAGCCCCAAGTCCATACATCGCCTTCGTCGTCAAGAGCCATGACATGGTGGGTTGAATTTTCATACTGTTTACTGGATGAGACTTTGATGATTTTTCTATCTGCAAAATTCTGTACTCGAACTGGGCGGTCTCTGTTAGAGGTAGTTCCCAGGCCTTTGTTTCCCTGTGCGTTATAGCCCAGCGACCATAGTTCGCCGTTGTCAAACAGATAATAGGTTGAATCGTAACTCAATTCAATTTGAATACACTTAGGAACTTCTCCGCCGCGATTGATCAGTCGGTTATAACCAGTACCCGGCATACTGCCTTCTTCAAGCCTCGGTAATTTGCTACCGTCTGAATACACTGCTTCTCTGGATTTCCACCATTCCATGAAATAAAATGGATGTTCTTGAATGTAACTGGTAACCCCGCCTGCGCTGTTCATCCCTGAGTTATTTCCTGATGTTCCTGCTCCAAGCCCCATAACTCTACCATCTGAAGAAATATATTGAAACTTTCTATATGTCGCTGGTTCTACATCATCGTTGTGTAGATAAGGCCAATTTACAGGTCCTTGATTAGGCATCCACATGATAAGATCGTGTCTGCGCTTGTGTTGATTTCCTGCTAATAAATGCCATGTGTAGTTATTTCTCTGTGTGGTCTGTTGTCCCAACCATTCAATATACTGCGATCTGTGTGCAGAAGTAATGTCTGGTATTTCTCCTACACTGTCGCAGAGTGCATAATACATATTTCCATCATAGACTACAACGTCATTTGTATAGTACTGTGTGCTGTTGCTCCAGTTTCCTGCCCACTTAAGACCGGAAGATAATTCCTCCCAGTACTGCCAGCCTTGCCATATTGCTGATACTGTGATCGTAGCAGTGTCTGCAACACCGGCAACACCGTCTTGTTTGTAATACAGTGTAGCAGGTGCGTCAGTGGGCACAGTGATCTGCACATAAGCAGTGTTTTCTGCACCAGCACCACGGGTTGTTACCCCCGATGTATAAGTAGATCCGTCTGTTGATGTGGCAAATCTAAAACTTACACCGCTCATAGTTGAGTCGTGAACATAAAAACGATATGTGTGACCTTTTTCAATGGTAATGTTTGGATTTAGTCTACCGTTGAGATAAAATTTTCCGCCTCGTTTAGAAACATCATAAATTACTACTGGTTTTTCGTTGTCATAGGTAACACCATAACCACTTTGTCTAAAACGTTTGCCTGGTGCTAATCTATTAAGTCCCTGTCCCGATGTAGAAGCCGCATGACTCTGCGTACAGATCCACACAGATCCGTTGCTGTAGACAACGTCATCTTTTTCGTAGGCAGTGCCTGTAGCCCAGTTACCGCGCCATAAAAGTTTTACTTTACCAAGATCTAATATTGCCATTTTCTTTTCCTTTTAACTTGTAATAACTGGTCGCATAATGTTATAGTGTTCGCCGTTGGTTGATCCTGTAACGCTAAACGAAGAATTATAACCGGCTTGGAATACCTGTCCAGTTGTGCTTAACCAGGTACACTCATGATATCCTATAGAACCGTTATCAGAGTAGCCATAGATAGTAACATCCGCAACGTTACCAGCCAATGAAGGTGGCATTTTAATCATATGGAAACCTCGCTGTCCTGTGGATTCTTTGCCGTTGTTGTCGCTGTGTTGGTAATGATAGGTGTTTGATGTTCCAAGACTTAATTGCCCGTAGCCATTGTAGCCGGCACCGTAACTCCAGCCATCGCTGGTTGCTACAATAACTGTGGTATTAACACCGCTGGTTGAAGCACCTAATGCTGATAATTTTGTTACACCTGTCAATGCAGTCTGCACATTGTTGATTGATTTGACACACTCTTGTGCTGTGCTGTAAGTAGCGTTAGTTCCAAGAATACCTAACTGCCCGCTGTTGTTAGAACCACAGGCCCAGAGTTTTTTACTGGCTATGTCTGTGACCCACATAGAAGCATAAGTGCCGTTGGTCATCCAAACATCGTTAGCAGTAAGACTGGCTCCTGGTCCTGATGTTACAATTGTAAACGAGTTTTGCTGGCTGGTGTTGTTTAACATCATATGGCCTGCGGCATTATAACCTGCTACATATACAGATCCTTTTGAAGTTAAAATTGCTGTACAACTGTAAGGTGTTGTAGTATATCCGTCTGCTGTGACAATTTTTGTAATTGTTCCTGCGGCTGCTGAGGTCCAAGTTTGAGTGGTAACTTCTGTAGGCACACGAACGTTGGTGCTGGTTGTACCTAACCCAAGATGTCCGTAGTTATTATAACCCCAGGCGAACAGTGTATTCTTTTCTGTTAAGGCAAAGTTATAACCATATTCTCCACCACCTGCCCAAATAGCCACTACCTTTTCTGAACCTGTTAGTCCAAAGAACGCTTTGTTGATCAGTGTTGGAATATTACGTGAAGTTACAGAGTTATCACCAAGTTGGCCGTAGGCATTATAACCCCAGGTCCATACTTGGCCGTCTTCGTCAAGTGCTACACAGTGGTGCGCTGCCGAACCTCTTTCGCTGCCGCTGGTAGTAATTCTCTTAATTCTAATGTCTCTAAACAGGTGTGTAGAAGTGTTTAGTGCCACGGCTGTTTCTGTATACGTACCACCTACACGAGCAATATAACGGGTGCTGTTTGAACGATCGCCACTTTCACCGTTGCCTCCGTGGCCAAGATGGTAAACTTCGCCGTTGTTAAACAATACCAATGTAAAGTCCCAACCGCCGTCGACTTGTACTACTCGAGGAATTTTGTTATCCGGAGTTGAGTGTACACCAGCACCACCGTTTGATGTTGAACGGAACCAATCGTTAAAGAAGAAACTTGTGGTTGCAGAATGTGGGCCATAGGTGAGGTTATTTCCCATAACTTGATTGCTGTTTAATCCCCAAGATCGCCATTGGCCGTCTTGGGTGATAAATCCTCCGCGATCGTATGAACCGGAATGACTTCTGTTTGTACCTTTTAGATAACGAACATCTGTGTCGCCAACTAAACCTTGATTCTGAAATTTCACTGCTTTATCTGGACTGCTGCCTGTAACACCGCGTGTTTCTGTAATCTTTGCTGTGACAAGACTCACTGTGCCGTCGTTGTAAGAACTGGAACTGACTAATGTCCAATATGTAACGTTAATCGGAAGATAAGTGTTTGTACCGTCGGCAGTATGTGCAGTTGTACATCGATAGACCTGAGTGGCTGTTCGTTCAAATGTTCCTGCTGTCAGTGCTCCTGTGGTGTAGGAGGTTGTGTATTTTACCACATCTCCCACAGCATAAGCAGTGCCCGACGTGTTAACGTGTGTGCCTCGCCAGTTAAACGCCTGTTGCCAGGATGTGTAAAAACTGGTGTTAGTTGGCAGTGTCCCTGCTATGGCATTTGCTGTACACAAATACCAACTTCCGTTGTAGTAAACTACATCGTCGATTGAGTAGGCCGTTGATACGTCCCATACTCCCTGTTTGACAAATCTTGTTGATCCTAATGCTGTTGTTGGCATGTCTATCTTCCCTTAATTCATTACATTGTAATTATCAAATGCCCGCTGGCATTGATTGAAAAACTCGATCTAACCTGTCCAATATATGCTTGATCACGTTGTGTTATTGATTCTGGATCTGCCTGTGTAACTGTTTGAGCAGAATCAGCATGTTCTTCAACATAGGTCAATCTTCCAGATGCAACATTAAATGAAAGATTTTGTATAGTTGGAGCATAAGTGTAATCTGTATAAGTTTTATTGGTTAAATGATCACCGCTGGTTGGAGCAATACTGGTTTCTGGTATTCTGTTGAATACTATTGAGGTTGTTGGATCTATGGTTGTTAACACAAGATCTAAAGCACCTGTGGCAGAAATCTGATTGCCGGTTAACTCCATACCACCTAAGGTAATTGAGTTAGCCACAAGGTTCGATCCACCAGCACCGATAATATTTTCAACGAATGTTTTAATTGCTCTCTGAGTTGGTACAACAGCATCACTGTTGGCTGTTAACAACGGGTCTGCTGAGAACTCTCTGACACTAACCCCTGATCCGCCTAATGCTACAGAACCAAGTTGCAGTTCATTCAAACCGCTCAAGTTAAACGCATCGGCGTTCAGTGTAGCAATACCTGTTGCCTGTTCAACTCGGAACAGTTCACCAACACGGAAGTTACCGTCTTGGTCAGTTGATGTGTAGAACACCCGACCACCACCGTATTCAACAACTTCATTGGCTTGACTTGGAGGAGTAGTAGGAGTATTTGGATAGTTAGTTGTGGTTACTCCGCCTGTACCAATATTCAAGAAATCGTGACCTGTCAGTCGAACATTTGAATAACGTTCTGTAATAGTGACCACAGTTCCCTGTGCAGGTGCATTACTGGTATAAGGACTGATTCTGATGCGGCCGCTGATGTTTGGCGATGATCCTGAAGCATCTGTAAATGCCACACAACGATAAGTTACAGAATCACCTGCAATAGCAATATTTGAACCTGGAGTGATATTCTGTGACAGGCCGTTGACATTCAAATATCCGCCAGTTTGTAAAATATCTGCATATCCATCACCAGTGATTGTTCCCGATGCTGTGGTATATGAAGTTCCCCTATTGGTATAGGTAAATCCTGTGATAGCACCGTTCTTAATTAAAACTGTGGCTACTGCTAACACAGAAGCATTTGGATCAGTGATGATCACAGAAGGTGCGCTGGCTGGATTGTATCCCGAGCCACCTGATAAGATATAAATTGCAGTAACTTCGCCGGCTTCAACAACTGCACGTAATTTTGCAGGGGTTGAAGGAGCAGTTCCGCCGCTTAATCTAACTCTTGGCTCAATACGGTAACGTGTAGTTTCGTTTAATGCTGTTTCAATGGCTGTTCCTGTGATCAAATGATCCCAGCCTGGTGTTACACCGTCTTCTTGAACAACTGTAGCCACTTTTGTACCGCCGTTGTAAGAAGAAATGATCGCAGTCTGACCAGATCCTTGTCCGTCTACAATGGTAATTCTCATTCCGTTGTAGGCGTTGGTTGCTGTTTGATCAGTTAGACCCAGTGTAATAGATGTTGCTGTACCAGTCTGTGCATTGTTCAGTGCAAACTTGTGATCAGCACCATTGTTGGTTACATCAACTCTGCTGATCGCGCCGTTGGCAAACAGAGGAGTAATAACATGTCCTGCACCGTTACCTGCAATGGTAATCGAAGCAGAAGTATACGCTTCACCACCGTTTTCTATTTCAATTTGAACAATTTGGCTTCCGCCGCAGAGAATTCCTCCGATCAGTGCTTCATTGTTTCTATTGTTTACTGTACCTGTCTGTGGTGTTTCTGTTGGATCTCCGTCCTCAGACACAGCACCATATGTACCGTAAGAGTTGTTACCGTTAACACCACGAATAGTTCCACCGTTTGTGGTTAGATAACCGATGTAGCAGTAATAGGTAAACACAGACACAAGTTCTGCTTTGGCGCCGCCATTTAACCATACACCAATACCATCATCAATGATCTGTGTAAAATCGTTGGCAACGATTGATTTGTTTCCGCCGTTGTGCAGGGTTCCGTCTACTTTAAGACCGCAGACCTGTGTACCAAATGTTGAACAGTTTTGTACATATGGTGATTTAGTGCTGATCCATGCGGCAGTATCTGAAGGACCTGTACCGGGATCTAAACTTACAAATGAGCAGGTAGTTCTTCTTGTACCAGACGGTAGTGGTGCACCTAATGTGCTGGTTAAACCACTCATTGTTAAGTTACGCAAGTTAGAACCGTTGCGCATTCTAAACATGTCTACTGCGGCGTAGCCGGAGGCTGGAGTAATTACAACTGTTCTTAAATCGTCACCCCACACAGTAACTCCAGCAGGTACAACAATTGGTAATTGCTCAGCGTATGTTCCACTCTTGACAAAAATTGTCGCTGGACCAGTGATGTTCTGACAGGCATATTTAACTGAGGCCCACGGTCTGTCAATGTTGTCGCCTCGACCGGCAGCATCAACACCATCTGGTGCTACATAATAAACATCTTGTCTAATGCCAAGATATTCCCAAACTGGGTCAGTCCCATCTGAACGTAATACTTTTCCTTCTGTGCCAATAGCAACGTTATAATTTGAAGTAGCACCGCGAGCAATGATGTCACCACGATTGAGTGTTACATAATTGCTGTCGCCTTCGCTGAGTAATCCATAGTTTACTCCGCCAGTATCAAGATCTGGTCTTAGTGCGCCACTGTTGGCTGATGTGTGGTTTTGTTTTACACGATAACTGGAACTGCCGTAGTTGACAACATCGCCTGGTTTATAACTCTGACCCGATGCCCAGTTTCCAATAAAGTTTAGACCCTGAACGATCAATCTCCAGAAACTGGTGTTTGTTGGTAATTGGTTGGTACTATCTACAATTGCTTCATAGGCATTACCACCATATTGAACAACGTTACCTACCCTATATGCAGTAACAGCACTCCAAGTACCGACGTTTCTATAACCTGTGGTTAATAGTTCCCAGTAAGATGTTGCAGTAGAAGGATTTTGATTAGTGTGATTCTGTTGTGATACGTAGGCATATCCACCGTAGGTTACGATATCACCTGTTTGGTACACAGTTGCTGAACTCCAAGAATCTTCAAATTCGAGACCAGGAACAAATAATGTCCATTTAGATTCATCAAACGAGGCTGAACTGGTGTGTGCTGTAGAGCATAGGTATACATTGGGTCCGTATTTGACCAAGTCGTTTAGTTTATAATCAACAGAACTGCCCGACCATGTGCCTTTCCAATCAAAACCCTTGACCAATGCAGAAAACTTTGTTGGATCAAAACTGGATGTTGATGTGTGTGCTGTAGTTACAATATAGGCAATTCCGCCATAAACAACAATGTCATTGTTTTCATAGATTGTGGTTCCAGCCCAGTTTCCTCTGAACTGAATACCTTCTTGCATTCTTTCCCATTTGTCGGAATCTGCGGCAAATGTTGAGTCCGAAGTATGCCCTTCGATACAGACATAAGACGATCCGCCTACTCTGATTACGTCGTCTTTGACATAATCATAGCCGGTGGTCCATACACCGCGCCATACAAATCTTAATCTACCAATTTTAAATTCAGCCATTTTAAGTATCCTCTACTAATTCTATATTTATTTTAAATGTCAGTTGGGTAATTGCGATCTTTGCCCACAATCGCTGACAGATTTCCATCCTCGTCGATGTAATAACTGAGTAATCTGTCATCCCATCTGTACTGTTCAAACTTTAAATTTTCATAGGTTAGCTCATGATTAACTGCTCTACCATTGAAAAAATCTACTCCTACTGCAAACTTTTCATAGTTGTCTCCAGGATCTCCTGGATTATTAATATCAACGTTTTCTCCAGACAGTTGATCAATACGTGTGATATAAAGATCGCCGTCGTCTGATCTCCTCAACGCATAAAAATATCTGGGTTGACCGCTGAGTAAATCTGCTGGATTATTTCCTAAAAAATATGTCATAATCTTAACCTTATGTAATCTCTACCCAACTAACAATTGCATCAATACTGTTTGCTGTGTCTGTTGAAATAATCAATTGATTGTTACTTGATAGAATTAATTTTTCACCTTGATTTACTACCCTCAAACTGTTTCCAGCAGGAATAATCACACCTTTAACATAATAACCCTGTGTACTGGTGTCATCTTCTAACAGAACATTTACAGTAACATTGCCGCTGGTTAGATTTGTTAAACTTAAACCAATAACAGTGGCTTTTGAAATCTCTGTGGTTTGACAGACTTGTGTGGGTGTTATTCCAATTTCTTTGACTACTGTATTTCTAAACGTGGTTGCCATAATTTATTATCCAAATACAAGAGCACTGCTGATAGCAATATCAAGAGCACCGGTTTCACTGACAGCACCTGTCGAACCTGCTGGGCTGGCCCATTGTGCGCCGTCCCAGACTTCGAGCACTAAGTTGTCTGTGTTATACCGTGTCATACCGGTGACTGCATAAGCGGGTCTCTGTGAAATAGTTCCTACTGGTGGAACAAAACCATTTGTTCCGTTTATCTTAAAATATCCGTCTCCGGTGCTGGTAAATGTTGTGATTGCACCGCTACTGACATTTGTTATTGTGTTATTTCTAAATCTTAAATTTCCAATACTCAAAGAACCCGTGCCGTTGGGGATAAAGAGTATATCAGTGTTTGCTGTAGTAGATGAAATAGTGTTGCCATTGATGTTGATATTGTCAATCTGCAATTCACCGGCTGTTACTGTATCAGAAACAAGGTTGTTAGCATACAGCGTATTCCAACGTAAACTTGGTGTGCCAAGATCGTACGTGTTAGAAGTTTCAGGTTTGATGTCGCTGGTTATTGCGGCTATGATAGAAATAGTATCTGTGGAAGAATCACCTATGGTAATATTTCCGCCAATAGTTACATTGCCGTCAACATCGATGTTTCCGGTTACATCTAAATCACCGTAAACATTAGAATTAGAATAAATGTCAACAGAACCAGTGCCGTTGGGCCGTAACTCTAAAGGAGTGTTTAGTGTGGTTGTTGATATTTGATTGTCACGAAAATCAAGATCATCTACTTGTAATCTTGCGTGATATATTGTTGGATTACCGCCTGAAGGAGCAAAACTTATAGTGCTTTGGTCACTGCTGATTGTATTGCCGCTGATATTAAAATTACCAATGTCAATTTCTGTGTCTACTTCTAATGAAGTAGTTCTTACAGTTCCGTTGACATCGAGGGGGTATTGTGGAGAGTCAGTGTTTACGCCGATTCGTAAATTATTAACATCTAAGTATAGTAGGTCTGTCTCAAATGCTAAGTCTACACCTTCGCGTAGCAGATTAGCCTTGAGCAATGGACCAGAAATTCTTCCTACAGCCATTACGCTCTCTCCTGACACCGTGTTTCACGGATAACCACCTTGCGTTGCGGGTTTACCACAGTATGTTTGGTAAAAATCACTTTGATTTTTACGTTATATCTATTTATGACTTTTTGGAATTAACCAAAGATTAGGGCGTAAACATTGCCTAAATCTTCCATGTCCTCGGCTGTGATCAGCTCGCCACCGCCGGTTGATAGAGAGTATACTGTTCCGTCAAAACACTCAAGACGCTGTAGTTCGGTGTTCCATCGTGTGTCACCTATTTCAGGATAGGTCCGTTGGCTGTTTGATCCTGTGGGAACAACAACACCGTTAGTTCCAGCGAATCTAACGTATCCCTGTCCGGTTGGTAGAATAGTAAATGCGCTGACTTGATCAAATAATGTAGGATACAATGCTTTTCTGGCCAGTATATAGGGACGTATCTGTTCTTGAATCCACTCAGTTTCGTCGCTGATTTCTGGCAGTGTTCCCGAACCAAAACTGGCTATGAGAGCGGCATCTGATGCTGTTACAATACCGTCTCCGTCAACATCTCCCAGTGGACGAAGACCGATTAATACTGTGTTAAAAAAACTATAGGTAGGATTTCCTGCTATGGCTAAATTTACTGCATTGGCTAATTCGGCGTAATCTAATAGATCAACTTTGGTGCCATTGACGCCGTTGTTTGTTATGTCATCTACAAAAAGTCTAAAGTTGCCCATCTGTACTCGGCCTGTGCCGTTGGGTGCAATGGCTACGTCTGTATCTGTAGTTACTGTGCTGATAATATTAGAATCTATACGCAGTGTTCCGTCTACAGTGACTAAACCAGTGGTCAAGCCGCCAGTTGAATCAATTTGGGCAACAGTGGCATTTCTCCAGAGTTTAGCAGAAAGACCTAAATTATAAAGTCCCGTGGCGCCTGGGTTTATATGTTGATCAAGTTCAGGTGTTATTGTCACAGTATCTAAAGGACTGTTACCAACAACAATGGTCCCGCCAATATTTAAATTTCCAGTTAACAATACGTCACCAGTAGCATATAGATTTCCGTCTATGTTAGTATTGGCATAAAAATCTACTGTGCCAGTTCCGTTGGCTTCAAGTCTAATATCTGCGTTAGTTGAAATACCAGTAAAGGCATGGCCGTTGATTTCATAGTCATCTGTGACTATTCTTGCATGATTAATATAAGGACTGGGTCCTTGCGGTGCAATCTCTACAGGTCCTGACAAACTGCTGATAGTGCCGTTAGTATTTAAAACCACAGTTCCTGCACTGAAATATCCTGTGGTTAAAATTACTTCTGGAAATTTACTGACTCCATTGACCACAAGGTCTCGAGTAACTGTGTCGGTGTTTATTCCAATACCCTGTGTAGATGCATCGATGTACAACAAATCATTTTCAAAGGCAAGATCTATCCCGTCTCTGACGAGATTGTCTTTAAGCATTGGTCCGCTGATTTTACCTATGCGATCTGTTGGATCTAAAGGCATACACGCTCCTTGAGTCTATACTAATATTTATTGATCAAAGCCGTGTAAAACTGTGACTGGTTTACCGTAGGGCACTGGTCCAAGAAATTCAAGATAATAACCAGGATCTCTACCTGGTGGATTTTGTATAACGAGATAGTTAGTATTAAAAAGTTGATATACGTTTTCTACTAAGACAACGAGATTTTGGCCGCCCCATGCTGATCCACTTTGACTGACACTTGGGGGTGCAGGATTCAAAGGTCCAAACACTGTTTCGCTGGCGTCTCCTATGCCCAGTGTTTGTTGTGTGATAGTACCAGATTCTTTGAATCTAATAACTCTCCAAGAGTTTTGTGCATAGGCTTCAAGTTGATTAGTTGAAGTGTTATATCTAATTTGGCCGTTTTCTGGTCGTGTCGGCCGATCGTTGGTTTCACCTCGGGGCACTCTCACGGATCGTGTAGTATCCATGATGATTTCCCCAAATGCCGATACAGCCAGTTTATTTGATCTGGCGTTTCTAAAAATCAGAGAATTTTTTCTTAGAAATCGCATTACACTGCACTCCAACTCACTGTGCAAGATAAGAATTCAGGGCTTGATGAGCTGGCAATTAATTTATCACCAGGTGCAAGAATAAATCTTTCGTGATCAAAAGTCACTGTTTCGCTGGCAGGAACTGGGAGCGCATTAACTACAATGTTGTTTACACCTGGAGAACCTCCAGTAGATATTGCATACATGGTTAAAAAAGTTAAGCCATGTTCGTCGTCAATTGGATTAACTGGTTCTCTGTTACAAAAAATAATGCAGGTGATAGCGACATTACCGCCGGTTGTATTCTGATATATTGTAGTACCGCTACTTGTGATTAATGAATTCTGTAGTGCCATTCTAAGTTGTCCTTAATAAAATACCAAACTGTAGTATAATGCTCCAGTTTTGCTTGCTAACTCGTCTCTCTTAGCACTATTTACAACATACAGTCCTGTTCCACCTGTTCCTATGGTTGCAGTTGAGTATAAAATATTAGAATTAATTCTTGCAGTTGGGTTATAACCAACATTGGTTATTTCCAAAGGACTATTCATAGTAACAGGTGCTGTACCGTTTGACTCAAGAATCAATGACTCGTTGCTGGGGTTTGATCTAATGGTATTGTCGTCAATTACAATACCTAACAAATCTAATGTGTTGTCAGTTAATCTAAATTTTAAACTTCCGTCTACAGTCATTACAATAGAACTGAACGGATCTCCGACAAATTCTTCTGTAAAGGTAATTCTGGTATCATCAACACCAACAGCAGAGAATGTTGCGGCTGCAACTGTGTCTACAACAAACTTTCTGTTAGGTATATGATCATCGTCTGTGACTTTTGTTTCGTAGTCGTTAGTTCCTGCTACAGAAATAACTCCGTTGCCTGTGCCAATTAACAGTAAATTTTGACCGCCAGTTAATACTCCGGTCGCTCTTATTCTTGCCAATGTGCCGCTGGCGAATCCAAAACTAAATTGATCGTTGCTTTCGTCAAACAGCATCTGCGCCGCAGACGCTGTTCCTCGATCAATTTGAACACCGGCTGTACCTAAGGTAACACCAGCGCCAGTTTCTCCTTGATTTAAAATAATTAAATTATCTCTAATACTTAAATTTTCAGAATTAACAGTGGTAGTATTACCTAATACTCGCAGATCACCAGTGACTACTACTTCACCGGTTTCTATGCCAGTATCTAATGTAATACTTCCGCCGCTTTGTACGATAACCTTATAGTTACCGCCATCTACTCTAAGTACTCTTGACATATTATTTTAAAATTAGATTGCTGTTAATACAATGTAGTCGTTAGATGAATCGTTTTCTAAGTTCCATGTGTAACGATTGCCGCTGAAATCTGTAGCAACACGCTTGGTAATTTTTGCAATATTAACTACTGCGCCTGAGTTAGAAGTATTGTACCCAAACAAACGCATTTCGTTGGCAGCACTTGGTGCACCATTCTTTAATACTGCGGTAGTATATGATGTAGTTGTGCCAATGTTGCCTACTTGACAAACTACAAATGTTTTTGCACCGCGTTGTTTGATAATAACACCGTCTGTTCTCAATGATGCATCATAAAACTCTACACGAATACCTGTGTTGCTGGCAAATGTACCGATGACATCGGTACCTAATCTATCTTTTCTCAATGGACGTCCCATTTGTTTTCTCCTTATGTTGACGTTTTAGGTCTACGCAGTGGGTTACTGCATAAGTCCGCAGACATTGCGGCGCTCATTATTAGACAAAGTATTTATCAATATCTCAATTAGGTATAATGAACACGCAGCCTTACATAATCAATGTAAGCAAGTTCACTGAACGGGGTGGTCTTGTTGGCTTCGAGTTGTATAGCAACTCCAAATGTACTGCTGTTAACCACAGTTGGGTTTAATTCTGCGCCCCATGACGCTGTGGATGATCCGTAGATTTGTCTATTTTCAGATATTTCTAATTTTTGATTAGTGCCAATTAATTCTCCGTTGTAAACAAGTTGTACAACTTTATCAGAAATTCTACTTAATCGTTGAGATTGAAATTCTAATTCAATACCCTGTACTACTCCAGATACATTAAAATTAAAATCTGTAAAATTCAACAGGGCTGTATAATTGCTGATGTAATCTTCAGAAGCCAGAGAAATTCTATACAACTCTTTCACAGTGTGGATATATTGATCTTCAACTCCGAGGTTTAGACTTTTCCACTGTACTGCTTCAGTGTCTGTTTGATCTTGTGTGATTATTCTTGGTGTTTGCCACTTTGTTAACATAGTGTTATATTTACCCGTAAAAAAAAAGAGCGAGTTTTATACTCGCTCTTTTGAAGTTTTGAAAATCCAGTGGATTAACTAAACTTAACGTTACCGCTTGTGATGTCAACCTTACCAAGGTAGTCAGCAGCATTACCAAGAGATGATGCTGTGTTGCTGAGTTCCACGTAACCGTAGCGTGTCATAAAGCTCACGACTGGTTCGAAGGTTGATGGATCAAGCACAACACCACTGCTCATCAATGGAATGTATGGGCAGTAGAATGCAGGAGCATCGCTCTCGCTTGAACCTTTGTAGCCGATAAGAACGGCTGTGCTATCACTTGCATATGAATCAACATATACTTTCATTGCGCTGTTCAATGTACCAACGAACTTGGTGTTTGTTGGTGCTTCGAATGTACCTTCTGTTGTTCTTGCGAAAGCAGAAGTTGTAGCACTTTGAAGAATTGTTAATGCAAATGGGCTAACAACTGCATAGTTACCAGCGCCACGACGTGTACGCTGAGCAATTAAGTTAGCAACGCGGTTGATTTGAACTGCTAATGCGGCATGTTCGTCACCAACGAATGTGGCTGTACCGCTAACAGCAGCCTGATCATATGTCTGAGATGCTGTACCAGCAAGAGTACGTAAAGAAGCAAGAACTTCTTGGTCGATCTCTGCTGTGATTTCTTGTGCTAAAGCAGCCATGATTTCTGCTTCGATGTCAATGCCTTGTTGAGCTTGTGCATCTTGAGCAGCCTCAAATGTCCAGCGAGCAGACAATTTACGTGTCTTTGCTTCAACTGTTTGTTTGAGAATCTGAATGCTTAAACGCTTACCTGCCGCACCTTCTAAGGCTGCTGTAGCAGAAGCCTTTGGAGTAGCATCAGTGTTGTTACCTGAATAAGCGGCAGCAATTTTGAATGGGCTTAGAGCCTCTTCACCTGCGGCTACACCGTCAGCAGAGTCAGCATATCTAACACGTAGAGTATGGATCTGTCCAACTGGTCCAGTCATTGGTTGTACACCAACAAGTTCATTAGCAATGACTGTTGGCATTACACGTCTGATCACTGGGAGGATCACACGATTTAGGGTTGCAACGTTACCGGCAGAAGTAGCACCAGCAGTAGCGGTTTCAACGAGATGCTTGCGAGTATTCTCGAGTGTAACTGCCATTACTGACTTTTTAGTACCTTGTAGGCCTTCTAAAAGTGCCTCTTTGGTTTCCTGCCAGCGTGATTCTAATAGTTCTGACATTTCTTTCTCCTTTTATAGACCGGCTAAGCGGCGTATGTCAATGATTTCGGCTACTTTGCCAGTGCCGATCGCGCTGTTGGATTGTTTATTGCCTGTAATTTCTTTTGCCTCTGTAAGTGCCTTCTTCTTGGGAGCGTTGCCTGCGATAACTGCTGGCAGGTACTTGTCATAAGCAATTCTTAACTTATGGGTCTGTACACTTTCTAATAATTCTGTCATGATTTCCTGTTGATCCTTGCCTAAAGGAGAAAGAAGTTCATGCATGGTTGCCTGACGTTCTTGTGTCTCTTTAATACGAACAATTTCTTGCTCTTTAGATTCAACAAGTCCTTTTACTTTGTTTAGGTCTGCCTTGGTTTCAGCAATTACTACATCTTTTAAATCAATAACTTTTAAAAGTTTTGAAGTTTCAGATTTTTCATTGAGATAACTGTTTTGATATTCGGAAGAAAATGCTTCGAATAACTTGCGTCCAAAGTCGTTTTTACGTGCTGCCTCGATATCTTCTTTGAGTTGTTTGATTTCACCTTTTAGTGTGCTTTCAACAACAGATTCAACTAAACCGGCACTCTTCTTAACGAAGTTTTGCTTGAGGTTTTTAAATTGAACTTTGGCTTCACGAATAAGACGAACTTTAGTTTCTGCTAAATCTTTTTTATCGTATTGGAACTCTGAAATTTCTTTGGCAAGTGCTTCAATGATAAACTCTTCGAGCTTGGCAAAATTATTTGCCATGGCTTTCTGGTCATCGTGTAATTGAGATACTTCTTCTTTAAGTTGACCAAATACAAACTGTTTTAGTTTGTCTGAATGCTCGCGAACAGCAATTGCATATTTTGCCTTCTGTTCTGCAAGACTTTCACGATCTTCTTTAAATTCTTCAATTTCACTGTGCAGTCTATCGGTGAGCATACGATCAATTGCTTCAACCATTACAGATTTGTCATGCTCATATTTTTGAGCAAACTCTTCTCTAAGTTGCATAGTTACTTGATCGCGATTTTCTGCGATTTTTTGATCCCATGCTTCCTGGATTGAAACTTTGATCTCCTCAGAAATCACATTGTTTTCAAATAACGTTTTTAGTGCGTCCAACATTGTGATTCTCCTCTTTACTGGAGCCTGCTAATAATACCTAAAAGACTCTCTTTTAGATATTGCTGTGCTTTAGGGTCATTTCTTACTTCTTGTGCCATCTGTAGACTTCTAAATCCACCCTTGGTATTCATTAAATGTTCATAGATAGGCGTAGGATATGCTCCCGGAGCACTGGGTTGTGCAACTACATCGATTGTGATAATCTCAAAGTCGCTAACTTCACCGGATCCGTCCTCCTGGACGTTTCCCGATCCTCTACTGGACACTCCTAATTTTACTCCGCTGGTTATCATTGTTTCAATTAGTTTGCCCATTGGCGTTGGAAGGATTTTCATCTTTCCGTAACCATTAGGACCTTCCATCCACATTTCAGTGATCATGTGGCTGACACGGTCCAGGTTAATTTTTAGATCATCTGGATGGTCTACTTCTCCGAGAACACTATATCCGCCATGAATTTGTTCGTTTAAGGTTTTGACAGCCCTTGCTATTTCTTGAACAGGATACACACGCTGATTTGCGTTGCGCACACCGCCTTGAATACAAATACCCTTCATGTATAGATTTTTGTTTCCATCAGGTCCGTCTGATTCTAAAACTATTCGGGCCTGATCAAAACTTAAATTCTCTCGAAGATAAAGGCTCATCTAATTAAGATCCAATAGTGCTTTTGGTATTAGCAGCCTGTTCACCGGCACCTTTTTTCTCGGCCCCGTGACCCTTACTAACACTGCTCATTTTAGTAGCATTTTTAGAACCTGGTGTGTTAACATTTCCAGTGTTCATGTCTTTTGGCTGGTTACTGCTTAAACCTGCCTCTTTACCGCCACCTTCACCGCCTTTAGCGATGTTTCCAGTAGTTCCGCCCATGTCATTCTTACCGGCTACAGGTGATTTTGAATTAACATTTGATTCACCAGAACCTTTTTTCTCAGCGCCATGGCCAGCACTTACTTTTTCTACATATTCGCGAACAAAACTTTCTTCTTTTTCTTCGCCTTCTTCTTCTTCGCCGCCTTCTTCACCATCTAACATGGCTTCAAACTCAGCTCTTAAATCATCAAGTGCAGACTCTAAGTCGTCTTGTGTCACAGGCTCTTCACCGCCTTCTTCACCACCAAACTCGTCTTCGCCACCTTCTTCGTCACCCATATCGTCACCGGCTTCTACATCACCCATCATGTCGTCTGTGGGGTCTGCTTCCATCTCGTCATCGGCTTCGGCAAATCCAAAGTTCTCATCAACTTCTTCGTCTTGACCTTCTTCGATTTCTTCGTCTGTGGACTCATCAACTTCTTCGTCGGAGCCTTCGCTTACTTCAAGATCCTCAAGTTCATCTTCAAGTAAACCTTCGTAAATTTCACGTGATTTTTCTACCACGATTTCATGGAAAAGCTCTTGGGCTTTTTCTTTTTCTTCATTAATTAGATATTCAAGCATCTGCTCGAATTTTGCGCGATCAGTCATGTTTTTCTCCTTTTCAATTGGCAAGGCTGTCGATGTATTTAATGTTACGGGAAAAATATATGTAGATATAGGCGAAAAATCGCCTCTTTTTAAGATTTCTCCCAATTTTTTACTCTTGTAAAGAAATCCTCATAGGTTACAACATGTAGATTAGATAATTTGTCCCAGCCAGTATCAAAGTACTTCTGGTCAACTATTCTAAAGTATTTAGTTTTAGGATTAGATTTTATAATGGTCTCTGTTTGACGCATCCAGTTTCCGTAATAGGTTGCTGGTTCTGAACTCTTTTTATAATTGTCAGTGTCTGCATAAACGTTGTTAACTCTACCATCTACTCCTGTGTAATCAAATCCAAAGATGTATATTTCATTGTGTTTGTGTTCTGATGCTAACAGCAGTGCTGTGGGTCCCGAACTCCACCCTTTGCTGGGCTGAAAATAATTTAACCCTTCAAATTCTTTGTATCTACTGTTGGGATTAGTCCATACTGCGTGTGTTCTTTGATAGTCTGTTTTGCATATTTCATAGATCATTTTAGGATCTACTGCTATCAAATAGTCAGGTGAATATTCTCTATATAAGGCATTACAGCCGTATATTTTTCCGTGAGGCTGTATATCTGGTATGTGTAATCTCAGTCTACTACGGCCGTTTCCTAATACAAATGCTCGTGACAAAACAACTCCTTTTGAGTATTTTATCTTTTATTTTTTTAATTAGGCCGCAGGTTGAACAGGGGGAGCATACATTTTTTTAATAAACTCTAATTCTTTTTCCTGTTCAATGATATGAAGATCGGAGGCTTTACGCAGTTCGTTAATTTGACCCAATGTTAATCTAACTTTGCGTGTGTCTCCTTTTTTAAGAGAACTTACATCGCGGTCGGGAGAGTATCTCGCATTGTGCATTTCTGTGCGAGTGTTAGGGTCGTAATAAAATAGTTCTCTTAGGATCATAGAAATATTTATGCGGCGCCTGGTGTTGCTGGCGGTGGTGTTTCTGCGCCTGGAGGTGCGGCTCCTGCTTCTGCTTCGCCTGCTACTTCTGGTGGTGCTTCTGTGGCTGTTTCACCTTCAAGTTCTGATTCTATTGTAGCAGAACTTAGACCAACTGAACGCAGTTCGCCGCTGGCGTCATTGGGTGTTGGCTGTGTATTGCCTGTTTCTTCTGCCCATAGTCGTTCGTTCTCTGCAATTTCTTCTGCGCTTAAACCTAAGAAACGTTTCAATGCAAATCTCTTAGAAACAAATGGCTGTTGCACCATAGTGCCAAATGTATTAATTCTGGCGTTGTCAACTTCTGCTTGACGATATGCGGCAAAGTTTTGAGGAGTTTGAAACTTTAAATCAAACAAGGTGCTGTCAATGTTAACACCTTTGCTGTGCAGATACAGTTTAAACTCTTGATCAAACTTAGTTGCTATCAAGTTCTGTAATCTAATACAATAGTTGTTAAATCTAAATTCTTGAATGTATGCTGTGCCTACTCTGCCATCATTCATCTGTGTCTGACCATCTTCTGCGCCTGTGGGCAGATAACTTGATGGAATACGTAGACCACGCATTAGTTTCTGTGTAAAGAACAGCAAATCGTCAATCTCGCCAAGGTTAGTACCACCTGGCAGTGTGTCAACTTTTGATCCACGACCTTCAGCAGTCTGTGGGAAGAAATAATCTTCGTTAATGCTTAACGGATTATATGCGCTGTCAATTACATTAGTGCCGCCACCTGTGGTTGATGGAATACGTCTTTGATGTATTTCTGTTTTGACACGTTCAACAAAGCTCATGGCCAAGTGTGTGGGTAGATTACCAACGTCAATATAAAATACTCTACGCTCTGGAGCACGTTGTACACGGTAAATGATAATAGCATCTTCCAGCAGTTCTTTCTGCTTGTAGACTTTGAATACCGATTCTAACAGTGAATTGCCAAAGGGAAAATTGTTATCAAGTCCTTCTGATAGACTTAGATGAACTACGTGTCTGGCGTCAACGGCTAATTCGTTTTGTTCTGTGCTGAATCTACTGCCAGTGACCTGTGGAAATGCTCCAACCATGCCTCTTGCGCCTGCGCCTCCTGACACATAGGCAGCGCCACCGGGCTGTGTATTCTGTGTGTTGGGATTGATCTGTGTGACCACAAGATTTTGAAAGTTTGGACTTAAATCTCTGATCACATACTGTTCAGGTTCTTTGCCTTCACTTTCGTTGACAATGATTTTTGTAACTTTGCCGCAGTCAATATAATGCCACTTTTGTGTTTCTGGATCTCTGACAAAAAATGCATCACCGTATTTGAATACATTTCTTGCTATTCTAAAAATACGTGTTTCAAAATTCTGTAGTTTACTCCACTGCTGTAGATATTCTCTGAGAATTTTAATTTCGCTGTTAGTGGCCTTAGACTTAAACTCTAAAGAAAATGGAGTGCTGTTTTCTTTGTTTTTCTGTGTGGAAAACTCTGCAATGATATCCAAGGCAGCATTTACTTCTGGATCCATGTCCATGGTATCATACTGCATATAACGTTCAATACGGTTTGGTGAACCTGTGTAGACATCAGGCAGATATGAACTGTAATTTCGTTTGGCAGGTCCTGGCGATCCAGAACCAGAAATTGGACTTAGGTTTCCCTCTGATGAGGAAACTTTTACAGGAGTAAAGTATTTTTTCCAACTCATAGATTATATACCTTTAAACAGATCGCCACTGAGACCTTGAGTTGCTTTAATCTGTTTCATTGATACTCCCACCTGTTCTGCGGTGTTTTCAGCGACCCGTGTCATATTTGTATTTAATTGTTCTAACATACTAACCATGTCAGTCATGACTTTGGGATCAAACATCTTGGTTACATCTGGAGCAGTTTGGTTGCCCATCATCGACAGTGTTTTGGCTTCCATGGTCTGTGCCATGGTCTGCATTTTGGATGTCATACCTGACACCATTGATTCCATTCCCTCAGGCACAGCCATAGGTCTTGCTGTGGCTTTACTGATCAATCCTGAAAGTTGTCCAGGAGTTATCACAGATTCTTTGCCATGCAACATGGCTAATGTGCCTTGTCCAAAATCTTCAAACAGTTTACCGGTCATGCCTAATGAACCAAATTCTCTGTTGATCGGTTTGGATCCAGGAATGTATTCAAAAGGTTGCGTATTTGGTTTAGGTGTAGACTCTGTTGGAGCAGTTGCTGGCGCAGTCGCGGGTTTAGGTGTAGACTCAGTGGGAGCAGTTGTTGGCGCAGTCGCGGGTTTATTTGCCGGAGCCATAGGTGCTTCTGCTTTCTTTTTATAGTCATTGACAATTTTGTCAACTGCTCCAAGTTCGGTTTTTGCTCTGGCAACATTTTCGGATGTCATCGCTCCAAATGCTTCACCGGCTTTGAGCAGTGCTGGTCCCACTGACTGAGACAGTGGTACTATTAATTCTTTGGTTAAAGCCAAAGATGCATCTCTACTGGCTTGATCTAATTTGTTTAGAGCCGCTGTGGTCTTATCCCCTCCTGCGGCTTCTTGTGCCTGTTGTGCTTTAATTTCTTCCAGAACTTTTTCTCTTAATTTTACTTCGTCTCCGGCTAATTCTGGATATTTTTTTGCGGCTTCTTCCATTCTTGCCAACGACACTGCCATGGCACTACCATTGTTTACTACCATTTGAGTTACTTGAGAAGCATCTCCCAACATGGCTAACTGTCGGCCTTCTTGGGATCTTTGAAACTTCTGTGCTTCTGCCTGTGCTTCATTCATTAACTTTGTGTAACCGGCCATATCACCACGTTCGTAGGCCTGCTTGGCTTCCTGCATTTTGTTCACAGAATCGCCGTATAATGCTGCCATAGCCGCCATGTCTTTGGCCGGGAAGCCACGAATAATAATATCTTGCGCTAATTTTTCAAAATCTTTGCCTAATGTAGCACCCATACTGCTCATAGAAGTATTAAATGCTGTGGCTGCGTCTGCACTTTGTCCCATTAAGAACGCCTGTACTTGACCATTTCTTGCCCGGCCGGCCATTTCTTTTTGTAGTTCTTCTCTGTTCTTACCAGTGAGCTTTGAAATGGTATCCATTTCTTTGGCCAGGGCCATGGCTGCCTGTACTTGATTACTGTCAGCACCAAGACGATCTCTATTTGAAGTAGCCGTCATTGCACCGTAGGTGGCCAGCATACCGTTGATTTCTTCAAAGTTGTAGCCCATGTTTAACAGTTCACCGGCAAACGGCGAATCCATGAACTGTTTGCTAAAGGAGGTAAAGTTTCTGGCAGCATCTTTACCAGTGGCTCCCATCATGGCTATCTGTTCTTGATTAATACGCATGACCTGCTGAAACTCTTGAAAGCTCAGTCTTGTTCCTGCAGCCTGTTGTCGCAGTTCTTCAATACTGCCGCCAAATGACATACCTGTTGTGCTGAGGTCTTTCAGCACTTCATTACTTTTTTCACCGTATTCAAACATTCCGGTAATTGCTCGAGTAGCCAATCCTGTGGGATCAACTAAATCGCCCAGTGCTTGTGTTAATTGGCTGGTTTTTACTCCGCCTGCAGAAAAATCTCGAGCCAGGTCCATGATTGTACTGGCACCTTTTTTGGCTGCGTTTTTCAACGCCTCACTGCCCTGTTTAACCGGAGTAACAATTCCGTCAGTCTTAGTTTCTACGGCTTCGTCAATTTTAGGAGCCACACCTTTGACTGCGGCGATTAATTCTCTTAATGTTGAATCCGAGGCAGCGTCAACAAATGTTGCACCGTCAAGATCTTTGCCGCCTCTTACATATACTGTACCCAAAGTTTTTCCCCAGAAAAATGCGTATATAAATACACTGACAATATATTTACCAAATTAAAATTATGAGCTTTTTACAAAAATATCAACGATTACCAAAAATCTATATTACTCTGCCCAGTCAGGGCAAGTATCAGCCTCAGGATAATCTACAGGGATCTTTTACAGATATACCTGTGTTTTCCATGAGTGGTTTTGACGAGTTAACCTTAAAGACTCCTGATGCACTGTTCAATGGCACAGCCACCGCAGACGTGATCAAAAGTTGTATTCCTACAATTAAAGATCCAAAAAAACTGCCTACCATTGACATAGACGTTTGCTTAATTGCCATGCGAATAGCCAGTTACGGTGAGGAAATTACCATGAGCTCTAAGTGCCCACACTGCGGCACAGACAATGATCACAGTTGTAGTCTTACAAAAATGTTAGAACACTATAATAATCTTGAGTGGCAAGACACTGTGAAAATCAACGAGTTAACATTTCACTTAAAACCTTTAGACTACGAAACATCTACCAAATTTAATCAAGAACAGTACGTGTATAGAAAACAGTTGGCTGCTGACTTGACAGGTATGACTGAAGAAGACAAAGACAAATTTATCACAGAACAGTTTAAAAAATTAGCCAATTTACAGAGTAAAACAGTGGTCAGCATAATTGACTATGTAGAAGGTGAAGGCGAGTCAGAATCAGACAAACAGGCCATTATTGATTTTATTAAAAACAGTGATCTCTTAGTCTATTCGACTATTAAATCTCACATTGAAAAACAAAATGAACTTTGGAAAATACCTGCACAACAGGTCAGTTGTAGTGAATGCGCCAAAGAGTATAAACTAAACATCACGTTTGACCAATCGGATTTTTTCGTGAGCGCATGATCACACTCGACGAGTCTGAGATCATACAGTATGTAAAAGATCTTGAACTCGAGTCTAAAAGGTTGCGAGACGACATTTATAGACTGTGCTGGTACATGCGAGGCGGAGTTTCAGTCAGCGATCTGCTGTACAATCTTGGTCCCGAAGACAGAGAAATCATGAGCAAGATTGTAGAAGACAACATCAAGACCACACAAAAAACAGGTCTTAATGTAATTTAAAACTTAATTGTTCCAGTAAAATCTCCAGGAACACCTGGCAAGTTTGTAACTCCAGAATCTTTGGCTGGCGGCGATGCTGGCTTTCCTGGTTCTGCTTCTGGTTTTGCCGCAGATTCTTTTTTATCTTGTTCTACACTGTCTTTGACATATATGTCAAAAAGATTAACAGCAATAGTTTCAAATATTTCATACCATCTACCTGGATACTGTATTACTTCAGGCAATGTTTCAGAGAAGAACTTTTTACCTGCATCAGTTTGTATCACAATAGTAAGCCAAGCTCTAAAACTTTCAGAGGCAAAATCAACAAGAACATCCCCGCTCTGTGCTATGGTAAATGCTCGATCCCCGGCTAACTTAATTTTATTACCACCTATGCCCAACCATTCGCCGGTTTTTTCTGCTCCCTTGCCTACAACTTGTAGTCCTCGACCTACGCGAGTTTTTCCAAATATTTTCCCAATTAGTCCCAGACCTTTGCCAGTGCCTGTGGCAGTTGCAGATATTAAACTGGGTGCTGTGGCTATTACGGCAGCACTGCCTTTGACTGCTAATCCTGCGGTTTTTATTGGTAAGTTAAAAAACAAATTGGCGGGAATCTTTACAAGATATTTTGAAGAGAATGCTAATATTAGCTCGCCAATTTTCCACTGACGTATGGCATCGAAGTTTTGTTGAGTGATTTCATTATTTTTTAGAGATTCTTCTGCGGCACTGACTGTGGTCCAATAATCGTAAAATAACACAGCCAGCCCTGCTCTGCTGAGCCATGACATGCCAGCACCCATGGTGCCACCTATTGATTTTGCCTTGGCAAAACCAGATGTTTTGTTTTTTTCTAACACCTGCTTTTCTAATTCTTTGGGATCAGAAGTAGGCTTTGATATAGGCTTTTGATTATCTGTGTCAAAAGGTTTTCCATCAGGACCTAATATTACGCCTGGTGCTTCGAATAATTCTCTAAGTAGCATAGTTGAAATCTTTTTGTTGATATGATATTTATCGGAAGACGAACTACGTTCGTCTGTGTTTTCGCTTGCGCTCAAACACATTTTTTCTTTTCTTTGATTTATTTTTAGTGCGAAGCACTTTAAGATTATCCAGATATTATGGTCACAATTCGCCCGTTTCCGGGCAAATAAATGGCATTATCCGAGTACAACAGCCACTCTTGATAAAGGAGATTATGTAACATATTCTGTACAATACTCAACGATATTGTATAAAATGTGCTACGTGCGGAGGCGGCAACCCTGAAACCCCCTACTCCAGATTCGCGAATAGTCGCGGAAGGCAGACAGTCCCTATCAAGCGAAACTACTTACCCATGGGTTGTATCTTTTTCACAGAGCCCAATCTTTTGAAGCCTTACGTTAACTTCTTCCGTGCAACACACCAGTATCTGACGGCTACGAGCCTTACCTCGGCTGCCTCAAGGTGAGTCGAGCTACCCCGACCAAACCACGTTGCTATGTTTTTTGCCTATGTTCTGCCAAGGCTTTTCTGAGTTTTTCTGATCCGCCTATTCTACAATTGATGATTCCGTTGTAGTATTCATCGGATTCCAGTACACGACGATCAAACTGTTCGCGAGCTTCTATATAACTCATTTCTGCCTTGCTGGTACAGTAATACAGTATTTCTCTGGTAAAATTTTCCGGGCCTAATTGTTGAACGTCTGCGTTTAACCTATCAGAAGAACCCCAGTAGTCGCGCCAATCGCTTTCTACTACAGATCTACGTTTAAGTTTTTTGCCTTTGAGTGGTGGTTTAGTACGTTTGAATTGTGCAAGTTTCTTGCCTATGTACTTTTGCCCGGTTTTTAGATTGGTGACGAGATAAACGAAGCCAATATAGCCTTCGGGTATTTCTTCAACTATTTGATTTTGATAAAGCCACGACACGCATTATGTATCTTGTGGATTTTGTTTTGCCTGTTGTTTTTGAATTTTAAGTTCTGCCCGTTGATCGTAAATTTCTTTGCGCCTTTGTTTGGTCATTTTGTGTATTTCAAGGAGATAATTTCTGGCTTTTATGGCCGCACCTCCAGAGCCTCTGCGGATCCACCTATCGCTGTATCTTAGGTATTCCTGAAAGGCCCTGATCAATTTCTCATCAAATTCTGTTTCTCTATTATTCACTTATTTCAAGATCTGTTGAATAACTGGTAAATCCGTTTTCTTTAATTACTCGCAAAACATTGTTCATACGACCAATCAATTCATCCTTGTGACTGATCAAATAAATGTTTTTCTTACGTTCTCTACCCATTTTCTTAAGAATGCTCAGACAGTTTTCAACACCGCTGGCGTCCATACCGCTGTCAATCAGTTCGTCAATGAACAGCAAATTAATGTTCTGATATAGGCTTTCCCATACATCACGGAATGCCCATGATAGGCCAAGAATCAAACGATTGCGTTCTCCTCTGGAGAGATTATCAAAATCAAGATCCTGCCCTAACTGTGTAATTTCCACATTTAAATCATTTTGAAATACCACTGTGTGTGGTAATCCTACCTTGTCAAGATAGTAAGTAAGTCTATTGTTGAGATAGGCCAAGTTTTGATCGATGATTTTCTTACGAATAAAACTGTCCTTACTGGTCAATAACTTCAGCAAGAACTCTTGATGTTCTTTCAAGGTTGTCAGAGTGTTGACAACTTCCCAGTCAAATTCTTGTAGAGCAGTGTTTTTTAATTCGTCGATCTGCTCTTGATAAGGATCTGTGGCCTTGGATTTCTCATCAAGTTGTGTTATCAATGTGTTTAAATTATTTTGATGCTTCAATGCTTCGTTGATAGTTTCGTAGAATGTGTCTGGTCGACCGTTGATATCGCCAATATCTTCTAACTCTTTGATCACTGCTGACAATTCTGTTTGAATAGTTTCAGCATATTTTTTTGCATCATCTAAATTTTTGTTAGCCGCAGAGATCATTTCGGTGTGCCTGTGATCTTGTAAATTTTGTTCGCAGGCCGGACAGGTATTGTTTGATAACTGTAATACTTCTTTTTCGTATTTTTTAACTGCTTTATCTGCCTGTATCAGCGCAGTTTCAAATGTAGACTTTTCTTTGTTGAGACTTTTAATTTTGGCCGCTTGTTCGTCATAGACTTTTAATTTTTCATGTTGCGTTAATTCGTGATCAATGTCTACGTTTTGTAGTTCTTTGATCACAGCATCGATCTTATCGCAGTCGGCTTTTTGCTGTGTTCGCCAAGCACTTTGTTTGGTTTCGAGACTGTCAATGGTTTCTTGAATTTTAACATTGGCATTTTTAATTGCTTCGATTTTTGCAGATTCGCTGGCAATCTGTTCTTTGGTCAGCCTAATCTGTTCTTTCAACAACTCTGATTTTTCTGACAGCAGAGTAATCCCCAGCAGTTGTTCAATGATGTCCCGCTGTTCGTTGGCCTTCATAGATAGAAAAGGCTCAGTGTAGGTGTTAAGAGCAATGATGTGCTTAAACATATCGTGGCTCATGCCCAACAGAGTATCGAGGTCTTTTTGTGTTTCTCGGCTGTCGCCTTGGCTTTCGTCTTGATCTTCTGCTATACTTTCCTGACCGTCGATAAAGAATTTAAAGACGTTGGGTTTACGACCCCGCTCGATTCTATAGTCAGTGCCGTTGGTTTCGAAATGTAGTGTTACCAACATGTTCTTACCGTTGATTTTGTTGATAAGATTGTCTTTTTTAATGTTAGTCAGGGCATTGCCGTAAAGTGCATAACTCAGAGCATTGATAATAGTTGTTTTACCTGTGCCGTTGCGCGAACCGTTGTCATCACCGCCCATATCGAGATTTTCACCTAACACCAAGGTCAACTGTTCTTTGCCAAAATCCACAGCCTGGGTCTGATTACCCACGCTCATAAAATTCTTTACTGTAAGATCTTTTATTTTTATCATAGGTTATTGTAAATGTTTAACAAAACTTTGGGATCATAATTGTCGGATTCGATGCTGAGAATCTGTGAAGACACAATTTGATCCACACTTTCAAACTGTTCAACACTGAGGTCTGTGTTGATTTCTACTTCTTTCTTTTCTGGAATCAGAGTCAATTCTCTGATTTCATACTGATTCATAAAAGTTTCTTTGATATAACTGGCTTCTTCAAAACTGACATCAATGTCTAAACTTACTCTGAAATGTGTTTTAGGTAAACACAGTTCCTGTTGCTTGTCAATTAATTCACTGAGTTTAACAGTTTTAAATTTAGGACAGTGATCCCAATTGAGGTATTTAGGTTTACCTCCCCATTCGAGAATCATCATTCCTCGATCATCGTCCCAGGTATCTGCATAATTGTGCGGAAAGGCATTGCCAATGTACACAATATTTTCTTTGGCCTGTCGTTTATGGAAGTGTCCTGAAAATACATATTCAGGATTTTTAAAATGATGTGCCTGTAACTCACCGTGGTCTGGCATTTGAACCATGGCATTCATCATAAACAGCGGTAGTTCAAAGTGACCAAACACATACCGACTGTTTAATTTTTCCATCTTTTTCCACTCATCCCCTACTAACCAGGGACACATGGTAACTTCTCCATCTGTGAGTACTTCCCGAACTACTTCGATTCCTGGAACATATTTGCCAAACTCAACGCTGTGAATGTCACGTTTGTCTTTGTAATATAGGTCGTGATTGCCCGGAAAGAAAAAGAATTGGTCAAAGGCTTTGCCAAGTTTTTCCAAAGCCCGAAGACTATAGTCCATGGTTGTGATATTCAATGAATTACGATTGTGGTGCCAATCACCAAGAAACATCCCAGTTTCACAACCCTCACGCTTGGCGTTGGCAATGAACCAATCTACGAACTCATCGCAGTCTTGATTATGAACAGCAGAGTTAGATTTCAATCCGTAATGTATATCTGTAAAACAGGCTACTTTTTTAAAAAGTTGACTCATAAATTAGATTATACTTTCTTTTAAACTTCTTCGCTATCAGTTTGGTCTCGACGTGCTGCCTCTCGAGCCATGGCATTTTCATGTTCGGCATTGGCAATACGTGTCCAACTTGGCGCCATGTTGTTGATTTCCAGCATGTCATCTCGAATATTCTGCATCTTCTTTTCGATATTGATCACACGCACAAACGAATTAGTCACTGCCGCGGTAAAATACGCAAAGGGATTATTTGATTTTGATTCGTCAAATTGTAAACCTATCTGTGTTAATTGCAGGATAGCCTGTCCACGCATTTCGTCGTTGTAGGTATAGCCTCGAACGTTACCCCTGGTAGCATATCGTTCGCAGAGTTTGATAAACATCCGTGCAAGATTGTTACTAATCTGTCCGTGGTCTTTGCTAAACTGACCTTTTTTAAGATCACCTTTCCAATGGCTTTTGCCCACGCAGATTAATTCGTCTTTGTTATCAAACTTCCAGTGCTGAAACGGTGGAAAATTTACCTTTTCCTTTTTGTCTGCTACACTCTTTGGATTCTTTTTTCTACCAATATTGCCTGGAATATGATCAAAAGTCATGATTCTAAAAACCAAATCTGTTTTTATAATCTTTTTATAGTCAATTTCGCATTCTGCGGCTTTGATTTTTTCCCCTGCGGCTTTTCTCGCTTCGTAGGCCTGTTGCGAAAGCCTTTTTGCACGATTACGTTTGGCCTCTGCCACAGTACGAATGTTAATTTTTTCCAAACTGGGCAGAATAATATCGTACTGATGATATTCTGGTTTTGTGTACGAACTGTAACTGTTCTTTGATTTGTGTATTTCGTCTAATAGATCTTTGTTGTTAAGATAGTTTACTTTTGTAGACATTAATTATGATCTCCCAAGCATATTATAAAACACGCAGATTAAATTGTCAATAAATATTGTTACCAAATGGAGAAATAAATGGCGCTGTTTGAAAGCATTTCTAACGTAGTATCGACGGTATCTAATACCCTTGGATCCGGATTATCCGGAATCAACAATTCATTAGGCAGAGCAGGTGTAAATCTTTCTGATCTATCAAATCCAGTGGGATTATTATCGAAGTTGCGATCCTCATCAATACCAGTGGGTGCCGAAGCACTGAAAACTTCTAACATTGCCAACGCAGTGTTTGGCAATGCCAACGGCAACGACTGGCGAGTTAGAATTTCTATGCCCAGCAGTTTTGGCTCCAGTTCGATACTACAACCTTTGTTAGAAACCAACGGATTGGTTTTTCCATTTACTCCAACGATTAATATTACGGGTAGTGCGGCGTACTCTGTAGAATCATTGACGCACAGTAATTATCCCTTTATCAGTTACACAGCCACAGAACCTGATCAGATTGCGATCACCGGATCGTTTTTTGTTGAAGACGGAAGACAGGCAGCCTATTGGGCAGCCGTGGTGCATTTTTTAAGATCAGTGACTAAAATGGCTTCTGGAGACACGCCTAATCAAGGTACGCCTCCTCCTATCTGCAGATTAAGTGGCTACGGTGAACATGTATTTCCTAATGTTCCTGTGGTAGTGAAAAGTTATACAGTAGACTTACCAGCCGATGTTGATTACATTGCCATAGATGCCAATGCGGCAGGCGCCGGATTTCCAAGTCTTGCACAGTCAGCCCTGGGAGCAATTTCGCAGGCCGGCGGAACATTAGGGAATTTAGCATCTTCGTTGAATACTGGAATAGGCATAGTAAACTCTTTGTCCAGAGGCAGTGCAGCCAAGGGATGGGTCCCAGTAAAAAGCACTGTCAGTGTCACACTTCAGCCTATCTACAGCAGAGAATCAGTTAAGCAATTTAGTTTACAACAGTTCGTCAACGGTTCTTATCTTTCATCAGGTAAAGGTTATCTATAATGGCTGCCGAATATAACTCTACCAGTCCGTGGTTTAAGACTCCCATTGAAAATGACAAATTAGGAATTTTTAGAATTCGTCCTGTGGCTGCTCAGCCAGACGATTTTCCCTATACCATTGAACCACAATATACCTATAGACCAGACCTACTGTCTTATGACCTCTATCAAACTACAAGACTTTGGTGGGTATTTACACAACGCAACATGGATATTTTACAAGATCCTATTTGGGATTTTAAAGCAGGTACAACAATATATCTGCCAAAAAAATCTGCCCTGTTTCAGATATTAGGATTATAACATGGCATTTCCTATCTACGACAATGTTGCTGGTACTGTCGGTGACATAGCACAGCGAGGTGCAGACTTTATTGATCGTGCTGTGGCCAATCCGGCTCAAGCAATAAGAAACGTTGCTGGAGACGCACTGTCATCTGTGGGATCTGTAGTGGGTAATCTTGGCCCAGCATTAGGAGGTATGCTAAATCCTCAGAGTTCTTCTGTAGGACTGCCGTTGCCTAATGCTCTGGGAATCTTTGCCAGTTACAATACTATTTTTACCTTGTCATGTTTAAACGATGACGAAATAAACTTTCCAGACAGAAATTACAGAGCAGGACAAATATCAAACATAATTTTAAAAAGTGGTAACGGAGATCCTAATAATCGAATCAACACAGCCTATGGTAAATTTGATTTCTTCATGGACGATGTAGAAATAGATACATTTATCTCCCCTAACATGAAGTCTCGTAACACCAACGCTTCGCAGATTAAATTTAAAATCACAGAGCCCTATTCAATGGGACTGTTTTTACAAAGCCTACAGTTAGCAGCCAAACAACAGGGATATAAAAATTATCTTCAAGCACCGTTTTTGTTAGCAATAGAATTTGCCGGCATAACAGAAGATAATCTTACAGTACCTGTTCCAGGAGGAAAAAAATATATTCCTTTGAAATTTGTTGACATTGGTTTTAATGTGGCAAAATCTGGCAGCACCTACGACTGTACAGCAGTACCGTTTAACGAGCAAGGATTCAGTTCTAAATACCACAATTTACAAACAGATGTAGCAATCACAGGAGCCACTGTGCAAGAAATGTTACAGTCTGGGGATAAAAGTTTGCAACGTGTGATTAATTCTCGAAATGTAGAATTAAGAAAAGAAGGGCGTGTAAAAGTAGCCGACGAAATTGCTATTATTTTTCCTAAAGAAGTAGCCAGTGCTGGCACTGGCTATGATTCAGACTATTACGATTACGGCGATGACAGTCCTGCAACTTCTAATCCATCTGCACCGGCAGCGAACTCAGTTGAATCTGCATTAGGATTAGGCAGAAGTAAAACCAACGAAACATTGGTTCAGTCAGAAAGCGATGTAAATCTAATTGGTGCGTCTTCTATGGGCTTTGACATGTACCAAGGCGGCCAATCTCCCTTTGGCAAAGAGGAAGCCACATACGACGAAAAAGCAGGTATTTTTAAACGAAATACAATAGCCATTGACCCTAAGCGAAGAGAGTTTAAATTTACACAGGGGTCGGATATTCAGAATGCTATTACTCAGGTAATTCTCGTCAGCGAATACGGAAGAAAAGTTATTAATCCCGGAGCCGTTGACGAAAACGGTATGCTGAATTGGTTCAGAATAGAATCACAGGTGTTTTTATTACCCGTAGCCGACGGTATGGATCCCAACACAGGAGATAGACCAAAATTAGTTGTTTATCGTGTTATACCCTATAAAGTGCATTCCAGCAAATTTACACCGCCTAATGTAACACCTACTGGCTACGAAAATTTAAAAAAGAACTGCGTAAAGGAATACAATTATATCTACACAGGCAAAAACGTTGATGTCTTAGATTTTGACATACGATTTGACATAGCATTTGCTCGAGCCGCGTTCAGTGATGCCGGAGCAAATAACATGGATGCAAGAAATCAACAGCAGATGAACTCGTCGGGCGGAGATAAAACAGCACCAAAAACTACAGCCACAGGAGCATCTACTGTGGGGTCGAGCCCAGAAACACAGTTACCTGTTTTCAAAGCAGACACTGACTTAATGGGCGGTGGTGGTTCAGACACTGACGAAACTCGCGTGGCACGTTTATTCAATGATGCCATAGTTAAAGGTGCTGGAGACATGCTTCAGATCGATATGAAGATACTTGGCGATCCTTATTACATTGCCGACAGCGGTATGGGCAATTACTCAAGTCCGGATACACAATTAGTGAATTTAAAAGCAGATGGCAGTATGAATCATCAAAACAGAGAAGTTCATGTCTTGGTAAAGTTTAGAACACCTGTCGACATCAATGATGCTACAGGCGGATATGTATTTCCTGAAAACACACAATTAGTAGAACCGTTCAGCGGTCTTTACAAAGTCATAACTGTTAAAAATTCATTTTCCAAGGGAAAGTTTATACAGTCTTTAAATATGGCCAGATTGCCACACCAAGAGAAGTTATTACAAGGCGAAGGAAGATCGTTGGTTTTAGGAATGATCGACGATGCTACTCCGGATAGAATAGTAAATGCTATCGCTGGATTTTTACCTTCGGGATTTGCTTCTGTGTTTGGTAGTTTAAACGCAGGTATTTCGGATGCTGTTAGAGCAAGCCAAAACCTATCCAACATTGGAAACTCATTAGGTGCTGGAAATTCGTTGAACAGTTTGATATCACCGTCGAGCATGTCTTTGATCAAAGACGTGGCCAAAGTAGCAGTCACTGGAGTGGCCGCAGTGGCAGCAATTAACGCATTAAGGAAAAAATGAGTACCAGAGAGACCAGATCAACGAGTCAGTCAGCACCCGATGCTGGCCCGTTTCTCGCTAAAATTGTCAGCCACCTTGATCCTAAGTACATGGGAGGTCTTGAGGTTGAACTACTAAGACCAGCAGGAAACTACGACAGCAGAGAAGGCCAATTACACCAAGTACAGTATCTTTCACCATTCTATGGTGTTACTTCTGTGGCCTTTAATGGAAAAAACGAAACATACAACGAAACACAAAAAAGTTACGGTATGTGGATGATCCCACCAGACATTGGATCAGTTGTCATGGTAATTTTTGTACAAGGAGATCCGAGAAAAGGATTCTGGATAGGCTGTGTTCAAGACGAATACATGAATATGCAGGTTCCTGGCGGCGCCCCGGCCACAGAATTTCATGTGGACAAGGGTCGCAAAGAAAAATTACCAGTAGCAGAATTTAACAAAGATACAAATCCTGCAGAATTTACTGATCCCACAAAAATTAAAAAACCTGTTCATATATTTGTAGAAAGACTTGAAACTCAGGGATTGCTCAAAGACGAAATCAGGGGAACCACAACTACTTCTGCAAGACGAGAAGTACCCAGTGCTGTGTTTGGTATTTCTACCCCAGGCCCGGTTGATAAACGTGCAGGCGCAACCAAAGGTAAAATAGGCAAGTTTGAACATAAAGTAAACAATGCGTTTGTCAGCAGACTGGGCGGCACAACATTTGTCATGGATGACGGCGACGATAAACTTCTTCGTAAAAAGCCAGCGCACGAGGCCCCGCCAGAATATGCCAATGTTGAATCAGGTGAAACAGATGGCCAAGCAGACCTCTTACACAACGAACTTTTTAGGATACGTACTCGAACCGGCCACCAGATTTTATTTCATAACACAGAAGATTTAATTTACATAGGCAATGCTCGAGGAACAACTTGGATAGAATTAACCAGTGATGGTAAAATCGATATATTTGCTGAGGACAGTGTCAGTGTTCGCACCAAACAAGATTTAAATTTCTATGCTGACAGAGATATCAACATAGAAGCCGGCCGAAACATCAATATCAAAGCCAACAATCAAATGCACACACATGTCATAGAAGATTCTATTTTAGTAGTTGACGGAAATCAGAAAATTCATGTCAAACAAAATGTTGATAAAACCTATGAACAAAATTATCAACATCATGTAAAAGCAAACGTTGATAAACTCTACGATCAAAATTATAAACAGACTAATCTTGGTAATTTTGATTTGAATACTGGAGGACATAATTGGTTCACTGCCGGTGGCCCCACAGATATTTTATCCGGCGGAAATCACACGGAAACTGCTCCTCAGATTCACATGAACGGTCCTCAAGCAGCCACAGCAGACACATCGGCTGAAGCAGAGTTACCGCAGAGGCTGAAACTGCACAAACTTCCAGACGAAACCGGCGAAGAGTGGACAGAAACAATAATGCGCAGAGTTCCAACGCACGAGCCTTATCCCCATCACGAAAACCTTGATCCTAAAAAGTACAAACCAGAAGAAACTGATCGAGACAAAGAAGAAAGATTTGAAAGTACCGACAGTGAAGAAACCAGTGATCAAAGCAGTTTTACAGAAACACTGCTTGAGCTTCCAGAGTTATGGAATAAAGATTTAACTCAAGATACTTTTAGAAAGCAGTAAATTTAAGGGTTAAATATTGATATGGCACTTGATAACAGCACACAATTTAGAACAGTGGTAAAAGGTCCCAGCACTGCGGCCAACTCACCTGGAACAAGAACTTACAAAGGCTTTTCCACAGTTAATGCAACAACGTCCTTTAATCTATACGATATTGCGTTAATTAAACAAGACATCATAAACCACTTTCATATTCGTCAGGGAGAACGGCTTGAACAGCCAGAGTTTGGTACTATTATTTGGGACATACTATATGAACCCTTGACTGAACAACTAAAAGAACTAATTGCTAAAAATGTCACAGACATTATTAACTATGACCCCCGAGTTTCTGTTGATCGTGTAGCAGTTAGCACCTATGAAAGTGGCATACAGATAGAATGCGAATTAACTTATCTGCCCTACAACATTACAGAAAGTCTGCGTTTTAGATTTGATCAAGAAAACGGTCTACTGAATTAAGTTAGCAGTTAATTATTTTCGATAAATATTCAAAAGAGGGATAATTTATGTCGAGTACCGACAGACAAAACAGTTTACTTGTAGCCCAGGATTGGACTCGAATTTATCAAACGTTTCGCAACGCAGATTTCAAATCTTACGACTTTGAAAATCTACGTCGAACAATGATTTCTTATATAAGAGAAAACTATCCCGAAGATTTCAACGATTACATTGAATCGTCGGAATATCTTGCATTAATTGATCTTGTGGCCTTTGTAGGACAGGGTTTAGCCTATCGAGTTGATTTAAATGCCAGAGATAACTTTCTTGAATTAGCCGAGCGCCGAGAAAGTGTACTACGTATTGCTCGACTGCTCAGTTATAATGTCAAACGAAATGTCTGTGCCAGCGGCCTACTAAAATTTCAAACAGTCAGCACCACAGAAGAAATACTTGACAGCAACGGAAGAAACCTCAGCCAACAAACAGTGGTATGGAACGACTCATCTAATCCTAATTGGTACGAACAATTTATAAAAATTGTCAACGCATCGATGCCAACTAATCAGCCGTTTGGCAAGCCAAGAGATTTTAATGTTATCAACGGTATTGCCACTGAAAGTTATTCTTTAAATTCTGTGTTAAATGACATTCCGGTGTTTAGTTTTTCAAAAGCCATCGATGGCCGAAACATGACCTTTGAAGTAACCAGTTGTACTTTTAAAAATCAAGAATACATTTATGAAGAGCCACCTAATGTAGGAAATCCATTTGGCTTTTTATATAGAGATGACGGACAGGGAACAGCCAGTTCCAACACAGGATTTTTTGCACACTTTAGACAAGGTACATTAAATCAAGGATCGTTTACAGTAGATCAACCAACTGAAAATGAAATAGTAGATCTTGACGCTACTAACATCAACAATGACGATGTTTGGTTGTACAAACTCGACGCTAACGGAAATAACTCTGAGCTGTGGACCAAGGTAGAAGCAATTGAAGGTAATAACATTATCTACAACAGCCTAAACAAAAATATTAGAAATATCTACAATGTAATAACTCGATCGGGTGATAGAATCAGTGTTGCATTTGCTGATGGCATCTTCGGGAACTTGCCCAAAGGCAGTTTCAGAGTTTACTACAGAACTTCCAACGGCCTGGCCTACTCAATTTCTCCCAAGAACATGAAAGGCGTTTCAATTGAGATTCCTTATGTTTCTTCAATTGGTCAACTTGAAACATTGACAATCACACTAAGTCTTCAAAGCACTGTGGGCAACGCAGCCACATCAGAGACAAACGAATCAATAAAACAACGAGCTCCCTCAACATATTATACACAGAACAGAATGATCACTGCTGAGGATTATAATGTAGCACCGTTGGCTATTAATCAAGATATATTAAAATTAAAAGCAGTCAATAGAATCAGCAGTGGAATTAGTAGATATTTTGATCTATTAGATCCCACTGGCAAATATTCTAACACAAACATTTTTGGCGATGACGGAGTATTGTATAGACAGTTTTTTGAAGAGCAAACAGTATTTACTTTTATTTCTCGTACAGACATCGAATCAGTTATGTCTAATGTAGTTGAGCCTTTGTTGGCCAAAGATAGTTTGCTGAATTTTTATTATTCTGAATACACAAGAGTTAATTTAACTGGACAAAATTTTGCCTGGGGACAAGTAACTGTAGATCAAAATCAGTGTACAGGCTTTGTTAAAAGCACCACCGACCCGTCTCCTCGACGATTAGGCATTTACACTTCAGGTAATCTAAAATCTGTTGAGCCGGGATCCTTGATCAAATTTGTTGCGCCTACAGGAAAATTTTTCAGCAAAAATAATTTAATTCTTGACATTCCCACATCTGGGGTATTACCAACTGGCGGATCCACAGAAAGATGGACCAAAGTTATATCTGTAAACGGTGATGGCACTGGTGGCGGAGATGGCCGAGTTAATAATATTGGTACAGTGGTATTGAATAATATTATTCCTAACGATGCAATCTTAGAAGAAATTATTCCTAAGTTTTCTAAAGTATTATTAACTGCTGTGAAGAATCAAATGATTGATTTGATTTTTTCAAACAAAACATTTGGTCTACGATTTGACATTGATACTAAAGTTTGGTCTATAATCTTTGATACTAATTTAAATATCATTGATGATTTTAATCTCGGAAAAACTGGCGATGTAACTAATTCGCAGTTAGACTCCAGTTGGTTATTGTTATTTGACACAGACGGTGAAACTTACACAATTACAGCCAGAGGGTTGCGTTATATTTTTGAAAGCGACTCCAGTACTCGATTTTATTACGATTCTGGGGATAAAGTTTTTGATTCAAAGACTGGTCAGACAATCAAAGATTCTATCACAGTGTTTTCAACTAACAACAAGCCCGATAACGCATTTCCATTAGAAACAGATAAGATCTGGGAAATTGTCGATGAATATCGTTCAGTGGATGGCTATGTGGACACTAAAAAAATACAGGTTGGTTTTTTTGACGGTGACGAAGACGGTGTTGTAGATGATCCAGACTTATTTGAAAAAATTGTTGCTCCAAGAACTAACCCTACAGAAAAATATGTAGTTTTAAAACGATATAATTTAACGGGTTCTCTCAAAGAATACAGATATGATCCTTCTGGATTAGACGTAGTGCTGATCAAAGATACAGAAGATGCAATTGGTTCGTATACCAACTATCAAGTGGGTCAATATTTTTACATCAGAGATACAGACGTTGTTAAAAAACTAATCTCAGTTACTCAGTTAGCAGTATCAACTGAATATCAGGTTGTTGTTGGCAGATCGGCACTAAAGTTTCAATACAAACATGCCGCGGACTATGCCAATAGAATAGATCCAAGTCTGTCTAACATCATCGATGTTTATATGTTGACCAAGTCCTATGATCTCGAATATCGCAGATGGTTAGCCAACGCCGTTACTACTAAACCTTTACCACCGGGTGTTGATGAGTTGTACATTCAGTTCGGACAAAAATTAAACAACATTAAATCTATCAGCGATGAAATTGTTTACAATCCTGCAAAATACAAACCCTTGTTTGGCGCCAAAGCAGATCCAGCATTAAGAGCTACATTTAAGGTTGTAAAAAACAAAGATTTAGTTATCAGTGACAATGAGATTAAAACAGCAATTGTTCAAGCAATTAATCAATTTTTTACCATAGACAATTGGGACTTTGGAGAAACATTTTATTTCTCTGAATTAAGTTCTTATGTTGTACAGCAACTAAGTCCCAGAATAGTTAACTTTGTAATAGTTCCAAAACAAACCAATCAGCCCTTTGGCGGACTATTTGAAATTTTATCTAATCCTGACGAAATATTTGTAAGTTCAGCCACAGTAGATGATATTGAGATAGTTGATAACTTAACAGGAACTACAATCCTCAGTAACATTGAAGTTGCTAACACCGTTTCCTCTACCTCAGGCGTAATAACCAGCGCACCGTTTACATCATAATTTTAAAATATGGCATACAGCGACGAACAAAACGAAATTAATCTACCTGGAGAAGGTAGCAAAAAAAATAAGTCAAGCGACTTATTGCCTCGATTTTATAGAACCTTACCAAACAAAAAGTTTTTAGACGCTACACTTGACCAATTAATCAGCAAAGGCGGTGTAAAATCTCGCAACGGGTATGTCGGAAGAAAAGTAGGAAAAAGTTATAAGGTCAACGATACCTATGTTCCTGCGATCAACAGCGACAGAGAATTTTACCAGTTTGATTCCTCTACAGTAGTCACAGATCAGTTCGATAATGTAACCTTTTTTAAAGATTATATTGATTATCTTAACCAGTTAAAATACTTTGGATCAGCAGAAAAAGATCAAAATAAAGTCAACGCACAAGAATTTTATTCGTGGGATCCAAAGATCGACTGGGACAAATTTGTTAACTACAGAAATTATTATTGGCTGCCCTATGGACCTCCGGTGTATACTGTGGCTGGACAGCAACGTGAAATTGTTTCGACTTTTACATTGACATTAGTCGACGATGGCGACAACAAGGCTGTGGTGCTAACACCAAACGGAGTAACCAGAAATCCAACAATACGATTATATCGCGGCCAGACCTACAGATTCGAAGTAAATTCTCCAGGGGAACCTATAATAATTAAATCTGTTCGAACATTAGATCAGGATGGATTCATCAGTTATGATGGAGATCAAACTAACACAGTGTTTGAAGGAATCGAGCAAGGAGTTATAGAATTTACTCCCAACGCAGGATCAGAATCCGTACTGTATTTTATGAGCACCAAGGACGTGGACGTTGGCGGCGTTTTTAAAATCAGCGATATTGTTGAGAATTCATTCCTCGATCTTGATCAAGATATTTTAGGAAAGAAAACATATAGAACAGCCGACGGCGTAGATCTAACCAACGGTATGAAAGTTAGATTTGTTGGAAATGTTACACCTGAAAAATATTCAACAGGCTTTTGGTATGTTGAAGGTGTAGGGGATAAAATTAATCTTGTTGCAGAAGCAGATCTTGAAATCACCGGAACATTTAGTTCTGAATCAATTGTGTTGTTCGATGACGAACCATTTGACAAATTACCTTTTTCAGAGGCACTGACCTTAGCAGACAAGCAAGATTATATCACTGTATCTCGACAAAGTATTGATAAAAATCCCTGGAGTCGACACAATCGATGGTTTCACATTGATGCCATCAACAAAGCCTATGAAGCACTGGGAGTGCCAGCAGATATCGATTTAACTACTCGTGCTATTAGACCTATTATAGAATTCAAACCAAACGTACAGTTATTGAATTTTGGTCGACAGGCCAAGCAGAATGTAGATTTAATTGACACAGTGACTACTGATATATTTTCAATTATTGAAGGATCTCAGGGATATTTCGTAGATAGTGTACTGTTAGTAAAAGGCATGCGTGTGCTGTTTGCTGCCGATACAGACAAACGGGTTAATGGTAGAATTTTCAAAGTTGATTTTGTTAATCTACAAGGTAGTAAACAGATCACCTTAAAAGAAGAAGTAGACACCGAACCCAGCGAAGGGGAGTGTGTACTGGTAAACTATGGCACTGCATATAAAGGCTCAATGTGGCATTATAATGGAACACAGTGGGTATACAGTCAACAGAAGACAGCAGTTAATCAAAATCCCTTATTTGATTTGTATGATATTGATGGGGATAGTTTTAGCAATGAATTAAAGTACGAAGGTACAACATTTGTTGGTAATAAAATTTTTACTTACAAAGCCGGAACAGGGTCAAACGACGCCGAATTAGGTTTTCCTTTGACCTACCAAAATATTGAAAACGTCGGTGACATAGTCTTTAACTTTGATCTTGAAAGCGAATCGGTTAGTTATAGAGATGTAGAACGAATCATCTCAGTTTCTACCAACACCGGCTTTTTAAAAATAAACAGTTCAAGAACTGATTATACCTATGAAACTGGTTGGATAAAAAATGAAAATTCTGTTTATCAGTATGTGGTAAAACAATATGATGTTGTTGACACCACAAACGATTTTAAAATTGATTGTTTCAAAGACAGCAGCCAATTAGATTTAACAATTAAAGTATTTGTTAACGGCCAGTTTATTGATTCAACAAACTATGAAATTTTAACAGACACTGTTTATAAATTTGTAAGATTTAATCAAGACCTAACTTCTGGCAACAGTCTTGTAATCAAAGCCTACAGTGATAACGGTATTAAGATTTCTGGATATTATGATTCTCCCTACAGTTTAAAACATAATCCTTTAAACGAGTCGTTGGATAAATTTACACTTGGCGAAGTAGTTGATCATGTGCAGTCAATTGTTGAAAATGTATCTTCCTTTAAAGGCACATATCCAGGTATAAGCAACCTAAGAGACCTCGGCGCAATATCTAAATACGGAACCAGATTTTTACAACACTCAATTCCTTTAAATTTACCCTTGTATCATCTCTGTGATAAATCTGCAAATGTTATTCGTGCGCTTGAATATGCTTCATCAGAATATCAAAAGTTTAAGCGAGCATTTATTCAAGAAGCATCAAGTCTTGCCTTAGACGGTACAGTTAAAGATCGTGTTGATCAAATATTAAACAACTTAATTAAGAATAAAACAGAATCAATGCCGTTTAGATTCAGCGACATGATTCCCAACGGAGCCGCAAATAAGATTACTATTCCTGTGGTAGATAATAGAGTTCAATTGTATCCGTTGACAGACACTTATTCAAACACCACCGCATCGGACAAGGCAGTATTAGTTTATTTGAACGACACTCAACTTATCTACGAAAAAGATTATACATTTACTGAAGAAGGATTTGTAAATGTAACTGGAACTTTGGCCATAGGAGACATTTTAGAATTTTTTGAATATGTAAGCACAGACAATTCTTTTGTGCCGCCAACTCCGACTAAACTCGGTTTATATCCAAAATATGTTCCTCACATTTTTACAGATAACACATATATAACTCCATCTTCGGTTATTCAGGGCCACGACGGTAGTATATTAAGAGCCTACGGTGATGCAAGAGATCAGTTATTATTAGAATTAGAACTTAGAATTTTTAATAATATCAAAGTAAATTACGATCCTACAATTTTTAATATTTTTGATTACATTCCCAACGGAGCAAGAACGTCTAAAGTATCAAAGTCAGTGATAGATAATTTATTATCCCCAGCGTTTTATAAATGGGTATCATTCACCGACGTAGATCCCACTGAAAATACATTTTACGATTTTGAAAATAGATTTACCTATAATTATTCCCTGTCGTTAGATAACGATGGATCGTTGCTGCCGGGATATTGGAGAGGTATTTTCAAATTAAAATTTGATACAGATAGACCACATACACACCCTTGGGAGTGTCTTGGATTTTCTATTAAACCCGATTGGTGGGAAACAGTCTATGGACCTGCCCCCTATACCAGTGACAACTTAATATTATGGCAAGACCTTGAAGAAGGTGCAGTTAGACAGCCCGGAAAAACTGTTCAATACGATGTGAGATTCCGTAGACCCGGACTTTCGTCTAACATTCCTGTAGATGCTGAAGGCAATCTAATAGATCCGATGTCTGCAAATCTTGTGGGTAACTTCAACATTTTAACTGCCAACGAAAGATTTGCATTTGGCGATATCGGCCCGGTTGAAACGGCATGGAGAAGAAGCAGTGATTATCCATTTCAATTTATTAAGTCTGTAGTGGTAGCAAGACCTGCTGAAAGTTTTTCAGTACTGTTTGATCGTGTTAGACAGATAAAAAATCTTAACAATCAGTTTATCTATAAAGATTCAGGAATACGAATTAAGTTAAACGACATAGTTACTCCTACTGCTTGGTTCGACACTGCCAAGTCATTTTGTTCTGGATTGGTAAATTATGTCTGTGATTATATCACCAGCGATCAAAAATCAGTCATTGAGAGATACAGAAAAGATTTAAAAGAAATAACCAACAACCTAAGTTACAGAGTTGAAGGTTTTTCGGACAAAGACAAATTTAAAATTTATCTTGACAGCAAGAGTCCTAACAGTGGATCATTGTTAACACTGCCCGAAGAAAATTATCTGTTGTTCTTAAACACCGGATCCCCAGTCGAAACCTTATATTACAGCGGCGTTATCGTAGAAAAACAACCAGCCGGATATGTTATTCGAGGATATAACTTTGAAAGACCAGTATTTGAATATTTTAATCCTATCGTTTTAGACAAAGACAGAGTAATTAGAGTTGGCGGAATCAGCGAAGGCTACAGCGAGTGGACTGCTAATAATTTATATGTAGTGGGAAAAATTGTTCTTTATCAAAATACTTTTTATCGAGTCAAGGTGACTCACACTGCAACCGCATCCTTTGACACAGATAAATTTGTTCGCATTCCTGAGTTACCAATAGTTGGCGGTAAAACTGCCTATATTCGAACGGCATTTGAAGACACTGTAAGTAGGTTACCATACGGTAGTGTTTTAAAAACTATTCAAGATGTTGTTGATTTTCTTTTAGGCTACGGTGCGTATCTTGAAAGCAAGGGATTTATTTTTGACAAGTACGACAACAATCTTGGTTTAATACAAAACTGGAAAACCAGCAGCCAAGAATTTTTGTTCTGGACTACTCAGGGGTTTGGTGCAGGTAGTTTGTTGGCGCTGAGCCCGGCCGCACAGAAATTAAAATTAAATTATCCTTATGCTGTAGTCGATAATGTACAAGATGGCTTTAACGGATATTCCCTAAGGCAGCAAGACGGTACGTTAATTGATGCAGAAACTATATCAACTGGCAGGGACGGTAACGAGTTTACGCTAACAACGGTTAATACCAACAATGGAATTTACGGTGCGACTCTGCACCTTGTGCAAAAAGAACACGTAGTTATATTTGATAATGTTTCAGAATTTAATGATATCCTCTTTGACCAAAAACCTGGTTTCAGACAAGAACGAATTAAAATTGTTGCATATACAACCTACCCCTGGATAGGAAGTTTTGACAGTCCTGGCTTCGTCTATGACCAAGCCAAGATAGTTGACTGGTCACCTTATAATGATTACAATGTTGGTGACATTGTAAAATACAAACAATTCTATTATACCGCAGCCAAGTTTAATCCTGGTAAGGCTGAGTTTGACAGCAATGAATGGTTTATTTTAGATAGTAAACCAGAATCACAGTTATTACCTAATTGGGATTACAAAGCAGATCAATTCAGAGACTTTTACGACCTTGACTCTACAAACTTCGATAAAGCACAACAACAATTAGCACAGCATACTATTGGGTATCAAACAAGGGACTATTTAAATCAAATAATTCCAAGTCCAGTAAGTCAATACAAGTTTTATCAGGGTTATATTATTGAAAAGGGAACCAAAAATTCCTTAATTAAATTTTTTGATGCAGTATCCCAGTCTAACAGAGACAGCCTTGAATTTTATGAAGATTGGGGTGTACGTGTTGGACAGTACGGTGCCAGCCAAGCATTTAAAGAAGTTGAAATACAGTTAGATGAAAAACAATTTTTAATTAATCCTCAGCCGTTTGAAGTAGTAAGTGTTATCGACAATACTGTCAAAGATTTTGTTTATAGACAAGAATTTGATCAATTGTATATCAAACCTGACGATGCTGACATCAACCTTTGGCCAACTGTAGATGACAATGAAATAATTTTAAGAGATACTGGATACGTTCAACAGAGCGATGTAAAAATCAGCACCTACGTCAAGGAAAACTTATTAACACAGTCTGTGTCTGATCTCACAGACGGTGATTTGATCTGGATTTTTAAAGAAGACTTTGTTCCTAATTTTGTTAATTCTTATTGGAATATCTATAGATATACTCGATCAACATTGACAGTAAAACAATTAACAACTAAATCTAAAACCATAGAAATTATCTGCGACAACATCAAAGATATTGCAGTTGGCGATTACATTGCTCTATATTCAGTGCCTGCAGAATACGAATTATTTTATAAAATTAAATCTATAGAACTTGATAAGATTGTATTAGAAACAACACTTGAAGATCTCAAAGGATTAGATGTCTATAAAGATATTACGTTCAGTGAAGATAGTTCTTCGATCGTTATGTTTAAACTTGTATCTGCTCGAATAGATTCTATTGATTCTATTAATGACAATACAATTGATTATAAATTCACTGATTCTGAAAAATTCTATGCAAACTCCGACGGCACAGGCAAATGGGCAGTGTATACCAGAAAACCTGTATTCACTTCTTCAGAATTAGTGCCTGAAAGACGCACAGAAAATCTAAGATTTGGTGCAGGATTTTCGATAACACCGGATTCATCATTGATCGCTGTCGGATCAGTAGACAAAGAGGTAAGATTATATCTCAGAGTAAGAGCCGGAGATCCTTTAATTTCAATTCAGACAATTTTGCCAGTAGATACCTATGCAGATTCATCTGTACCTACGGGATGGAGTAAATCTGTGGCTATATCTTCGGATGGTAGATACTTGGCTATTGGTGCTCCTGATGCTTCAGGATTTAAATCTTTTTACAGAGGAAAGTTTAGTCCAATACAATCTTATAACGCAGGTAGAATAGTTTCGTATAATCAATTATTATGGAAATCTAAAAAGTTTATAAGCGCATCGTCTACAACTGTGCCCGGTGAAGATTTAACTGAATGGGAAATAACCAATGTTATTCCTGTTGAAGCCTATGAATCAGTGCCAGGACCAGGCCTATATTTGCAACATCAGGGATATGTTTCTATATATGAAAAAGATGACAGAGGAAACTTTGCCCTGTCTGCTACATTCTGTAGTCCTAAACCGGATAACAATGAATACTTTGGCACGGAATTAAAGTTTGCCGGCGAAGAAACCGGAGAATATTCATTGTTGATCAATGCTCCAGGCGCTAATCAAAATCAAGGAAGAATTTACACATTTAAGTTTGATGAATCCGGAGATGACAGTACCTTTAATTGGAAGTTAGTAAGAAATTCTAAATTCCGCGGAGGCTTTAGTCCACTGATAGATTATTCCCAGGGCGATATCGTTTACTACAATAATCAAGTTTATCAAGCAACGCAGGATAGATTAGGTGACGGAACTTCGTTTGAAGTTGCCGACTGGGAACCCGCTGGCTTTGAAAATATTGCCGGCTACTTGCCACTTACTGTACATGATGACATAACTGATGATTCCACTACTCTTGGATACAATGTAGCATCAGTTCAATCAGGTGATTTGTTTGGTGCATCGTTCGCTGTTTCTGATAGTGCTGAACTCATTGTTGCTTCTGCACCAGAAGCAGATCAACTTAATTTAGAAAATTATCAAGGAGTTTACAGCGAACAATCGAATTATCAGGATCAAGCAGAAGTTTCTTACAATAATAAATTTTACAAGTTAAAAGAAGGTGAAGATATAACATATCCTTCCGGATCGTTTGATAACTCAAAATGGGAACAGATTGTAGCCAAGATTAAACAAGGAACCGGTAAAGTTTTCCTATACAAGAAAACTACTGGCGGATATCAATTAGCAGAAACCATTTCTGTGGACAAAATTAGAGATGGTTTAATTTCCACTGCAAATTACAATTATGTCAACGAAATTAATTATTATGAAAAGTTCGGGTCCAGCGTTGACATTTCCAAAGACGGCAGATATATTGCAGTTGGCGCAGCCAGAGCAGATGGTCAGTATAAAGTTCAAGGAAAAGTTTTTATATTTGAATATGTTGATTTTGAATTAACATTGATAGATGTAATATCAAATCCGTTGGCAGAACCAAATGAAAACTTTGGATATAGAGTGAAATTTAATAACGATGCCACCAGCGTTGCTATCACAGCAAAATTTGGAGATCAATATGTATATACTACATTTGACAAATACGGTAATTTGTTAGAAGACTCTAATGATTTATATAATTCGATTTACGCAACAGATACACAGTCTGAGGCAAACGCTCGCCCGACTACATTTGACAGACAGAGTTTGAATTTTAAAACTACTACCAAGGACGCAGGCAGAGTCTATGTTTTTGACAGATATGCTGACAGATTTATTTACGGCGAATCGTTTGACGTTCCTGAGAGTGCCAACAGCGATCTTGGAGAAAAAATTGCATTTACTCGTGATACTGTAATTTTTAATGCCAAATATTTTAACATTGATAATCGTCGAGTTGGAAAACTGTTGTTCTTTGAAAGACCAAAAAACAAGAAGACATACGAAGTAACCAGTCGACAATCTCCAGTAGTTAATTCTGAAAAGTTTGTTTCTGCATTTCTTTACAACACAGTGACAAATCAAAAAGTTAGAAATATAGACTTTGTTGATGTGTTACGAGGAAAGTTACCAGGAATTGCAGAGCAAGAATTAGCATATAAGACTTATTTTGACCCCGCAGTTTATGATGTTGGAACAACAGACCAACAGGTCGATACCACTGTAGCATGGGATGTTAAACAAGTTGGAAAATTGTGGTGGGATTTAACAAACGCAAGATTTTATAATCCTTATCAAGGAGATTTGTTATATCGAGCAAACGTATGGAATAGATTAGTCGATGGAGCCAGCATTGACATTTATGAATGGGTAGAGTCTCCGTACCTACCAAGTGTGTGGGATAGTTTAGCAGATACCGAAGAAGGCCTAACAGAGGGTGTCAGTGGACTGAGTCGTTACGGTGACGCAGTCTATTCTGTAGAACAACGATATGATGTAATATCTCAATCATTTAGACCAACGTATTATTTCTGGGTAAAAAATAAAGTATTGGTTCCATCAGTGAACGGTAGAACATTAAGTGCATTGAACGTTGCTAATTTAATTGCCGATCCGCGAGCACAAGGTTACAAATTTATTAATTTCATTGCTCCTAACGCAGTATCCTTTATAAATTGCGGAGACATTTTAATTGACAAACAGATCAATGCTAACATCCGATATTGGGGTATTGATAAAACTGATTTGAATATTCATAACCAGTATCAATTAATTACTGAAGGTGTTAACAACTTTGAAATACCTAAGTACATAGAATCTAAGTGGTTTGACAGTCTTGTTGGTCTTGATCAAAATAATAATATTGTTCCCGATCCTGATTTACCTAAAAAATTAAGATATGGTATTCTAAATGTTCCTCGTCAGGGAATGTTTATCAATAGAATAGAAGCAACAAAACAATTTGTTGAACGATTAAACAGAGTGTTGATCAACAAATTAATCACCGATAACTTTAATCTTGAAAGACTACAGCAGTTTGATCCGGTGCCTGTTGAAAAAGACGGCAAGTATGACGTTGCTGTAGATTCATACGAAGAACTGAGATTCGTTGGTACATCAAATGTAGAAACTGCAAAATTCGCAGTTGAGCTACGTAACGGAAGATTTTTTAGAATTACTATTTTAAATCCTGGTAGCGGTTATAAAATTGCACCGAGAATAGATATAGTTGATGAAGGCGGCTCCGGTGCTGTGTTAAAAACAGAGATTGATGTACAGGGAAGAGTAACCGATGTTATCATTAGACGCCGAGGAAAAAATTATACTAATCCCACATTAACTGCAAGACCATTTACAGTTTTAGTTAAGATTGATTCAACAACCACAGGTAAATGGAGTCTTTATACATGGGATAAAGAAAACAGGCTGTGGAATAGAATTCAAACACAGAGATTTGATGTTACTAAATTCTGGAGTTATGCCGATTGGTATGCGGATGGATACAATCAATTTACCAAACCTGATTATCAAGTAAACAACACTTATGAATTAACTTTCTTAGATACAAATATTGATCAGGTAGTCAGAGTTAAGTCTGTTGGGTCAGGTGGCTGGTTGTTGTTGAAAAAATATCAGGAATCTGAGTCCTTTGATTATACACAAAGTTATCAGGTGGTTGGCAGACAAAGCGGAACGATTCAGTTTAATACTAATCTTTATGATTTTGCCGACGGTAATATTGGATATGGCAGTAGTTTGTATGACGTTGAAGGTTATGACTTATTTGCTGCCATTGAATTACGAATTATTCTTGAAACAATACGAGACGAGATTTTAATCAGTGATCTACGTAAAGAATATAACAATTTGTTTTTTACCTCAGTTAGATATGTACTAAGCGAACAGACCTTAGTTGATTGGGTGTTTAAAACCAGTTTAGTCACAGCAATACATAACCTCGGCGAACTCGATCAGCCACCAACATACAAGACCAGCAGTCTTGAAGCATATCAAGGTTATGTTGAAGAAGTTAAACCGTTTAGAACACAGATTCGTGAATATATCAGCCTTTACGAATCCTTTGACAATACTCAAAGTGCTGTAACAGATTTTGATTTACCTTCTTATGTAGAAAACAAATCAGCACAACCTGTTGATGTAAAGGTATCTTCAACAGGTGAATTAATTTCTTCGTCTAACGTGATCTTAGAATATCCTTGGAGATCGTGGTTTGAAAATTATGGATTTTATATCAAAGATATAGTTATCACAGACGGCGGATCGGGTTATATCAGTGCTCCTATTGTTAGATTTGAAGGCGGATTTGGTCAAGGGGCCACAGCAAAGGCCTACATTTCCAGCGGTAGAGTGTTTAAAATTGAAATAACAAATCCGGGCTCTGGATATGTGTCTGCTCCTACAATCATATTAGATGGCGGCCTCAGAGAAGACGGTGTTTCGGCAAGAGTTTCTGCTGTTATAGAAAATGATGTTATTAGATCTAATACCATAGGATTAAAGTTTGATAGAATTACTTCTTCATACGATTTTGTAGAAGTTAATAAAGTTGAAGAATTCTCAGGATTTGGAAATCGAGTACAGTTTGCATTGATCTGGCCAATTGATTTAACACAAGATTCGTACACAGTAAAAATTAATGGCATCGCAGTATTAAAAACTGATTATGCAGTTTTCAATAAAACAGATTCTTCGGGTAACTACACTAAGAAATACGGAGTAGTGCAGTTTGAAATTGCACCGGCGACTGGTGCAACTATTGAAGTTTCATATAAAATTGATCTTAACTTCATGTCTGCTGCCGACAGAATTTATCACGCATATCAAACAGCCCCTGGAAAACTCGGCAAGGATTTAGGTCAGTTAATGAAGGGAGTTGATTATGGTGGCGTTGAAGTTACATCTATTCCATTAACACTGCTTGGAGGATTCGATTCTGATGCTTGGGAATCAGAACAATGGGATGACTATGATGAAACTTTTGATGACTACATAGTCACAGTCGATGACAGTACCTACGAGTTTACTTTACCATACACTCCTGCCGCAGGCGTAGTTTTAAACATATATAAAAACGGTCAACGATTAGATGATCCTAATTTTGGCACTGAAGATCAAACCAATATCGAAGCAGTAATGTCTTCCATAGTCTGTGATGGTATTACAAAAACATTTGTTCTGCCTAACTTAACTGACAATCCTCCGTTAGAAATTAACAACGGCGATGAAATAATTTTTAGAAAGACCACGTCAGATGGTAGTAGATTGCCATCAGAAACCAGTTATGATACACAATTGTCGGGCGGAGACCTTGCCTACAATACTGCTTCGGGTTTTAGTCCATCGGATATTTCTTTAGACGGTGATGGATTTGTTACACCAAATACCAGTCATGCTCCTGAAGAAATAGTGCCAGGTCATGTTTTTGACACACTGTCTATAAAGGTACAGGATAATGTGTCTGTGGCCAACAGCAAAATTATATTAAAGACTATCAATGCTGATGGTGTATCATTTAGATTTTTAATCGGTCAAAAACCAACGACTGAAAACTCAGTGATGGTTAAACTTGACAACGATCTATTAAAATTAGGTCAAGATTATAATATCAATTTCTACGATAGTACTATCACATTTTTAACAGTTCCTCCGGAAGGATCTATTATCAGTATTTGGAGTTTTGATTTCAGCGGACTATCTATCTATGATAATAACTTCTTTATCGGTGATGGATCAACTCGAGAGTTTATTACTCAAGCACCATACACTGACACACAAAACGTGTTGGTGATTGTTGATGGTGTGCAATACAACGCAGAAATTTTTGAAACCGATAGTTCTTATGCTACAGAAGGCCTATTGGGTATTAGATTTATAGTGCTACCGGCAGCAAACTCTGTGCTCAAGTATGTGGTCTATGACGGCCCAGACCAAGAAATTTCTATTGCTTCTCTGCAGGAAATTCGTTATGTTCCACCATTGATGGATTATCTATTAACTAATCCCATGGGAGAGTCTTTACCTTATGACGGTAAAATTTTAGTTAAAAAAGGTAACACAGTATTAAAAGGCCCAGATTCATATGAATTTACCATAACCGCTGACAACTATTCTTATAGGATTGAAAGTCAAAAGTATGCTCCGTTCTCGTTTGATCCTACAACAATTTCTGTGTTTGTCAACGGGGACAAAAAAGATTATGGTATTGACTTCTCAGTTGACTTTGGTCTAAATCGAGTAACTATGAATGTTACCGCAGTCAGTGTAGGCGATATAGTTACAATTATCATTAACAAGGATTTAGATTACGAAGTAACAGGAACTAATCCAGGCAACGTTTACTTGAAGATAAAAAATTCTTCGTTACTTGCCTACGGTGATACTATTGAAGTGTTGAGTTTTTACAATCATAACAGTCAAAATATTCTAAGATATAGAAACACATTTGTTACTTCAACAATTGTACAAGAAACAGTACAGTACTATTTGTTTAGTCAATTTAAGGGCGGATTAGTGAAACTACAGCGGGCAGTCACTGATATTTCTGCAGCCTGGATAATGTTGAACAGAACATTATTGACACCCAATGTTGATTATATTTTATTAGATTCTATCACTGTTAAATTAAATCCAACAATACAGATTGATCAAACAGATACAGTAGACGTTATGCAGTTTGATGATAGAAAGTCATCAACTATACCTATTTCTTTTGTTAAGTTTAAAGACATTTTAAACAGAAATTCTTATTACAGACTTAACTATAAATTCACACAGTTAGCATCAGATCTACGTCCGTTTGACAGAGTAATTGAAGTTATAGATGGCGCAGTGCTTGACGAGCCAAGCAGAGCAAAAAATAAACCCGGAGTCATCGAAATTGCTGGAGAACGTGTAGAATATTTTGTTAAAAATGGTAACTTCCTATCGCAAATCCGACGTGGAACGTTGGGAACTGGAGTTAAGGACGTCCACCTTTCTGGTCAGGTAATAAACAATATTGGAATTTCTGAAACAGTGCCCTACGGAGATAACACAGAAGTTTATGAGTTTGTCAGTGACGGCAGTACATTAGAATTTACACTACCGTTTGTTCCGGTAAAAACAGCGATTGCTGATTGGTACAGAGACACAATCCCTTTAACACACGGCCAATGCAACCAAGTTGATGTATTTGCTGCCGGCCGTCATTTGAGAAAATCTCCGCTGGTTCGATACGACAAAGCAGTTGGACCTGACTTTGAAAGTGACACTATTCAGGTAGAAGCAGAGTTTTCAGTAGATGGAGTTAACTATGGAACAATATCTGCTCCTGAAGGTAGGATTAGATTGACTTCGGCGATACCTGCTGGAACTAAAGTTGTTGTAACACGAAAAGTCGGACAGATGTGGCAAAATTCAGGCCAGCAACTAACTGAATCTATTACTAAACCTGCACTATTTTTACGTAGGGGTGGTTAAACACTTGAATAAATATATACTGGAACAGAAAAATGCAGAATAAAGAACATTCAGGATTTCACGTAGAAGGCCATATTAAAATATGGTATCCCGAAACCGGCGAAATAGCGATCAACAAACGCAACGCAATTCATTATGAAAATATGAGTATAGCGTTGGCCAAGAGCTTGGGCAACAGCGGTGAAGGATTCATTTATGAAATGGTTTTTGGAAACGGTGGAACTGTGGTTGACCCTACCGGTACAATCACTTATCTCACACCTAACTCTACGGGTACAAATGCCACACTATACAGCGAAACATACAGCAAGGTAGTAGATGACCGATCAGTTACTAACCTTGATGCTTCGAGAAATAAGGTAGAAATACGCCACGTTACTGGTACAAATTACACAGACATTCTTGTTACTTGTTTGTTAGATTACGGAGAACCTTCAAATCAGGATGCGTTTGACAATGCCACAGATTTAAATGCTTCCTATGTGTTTGATGAGCTTGGCCTGAGAAGTTATGATTCCGGCGGCACTGGTTTATTGTTAACACATGTCATTTTCCACCCAGTACAAAAATCTTTAAATCGACTAATTCAGGTTGATTACACAGTTAGAGTACAGAGTCTTTCTGGATTGATCGGAGGCTAAGATGCAATTAAATCGTTACGATTCGGCCAACGAAAATCCAATCACAGTTGAAGACGGTAGTTTTAATACTGAAACAAGTTTAACGTTTTTAGGTAAAAACGTAACAGGTTACGGTAAGGTTGTAGGTGAAAATTTCTTACATTTGCTTGAGAATTTCGCCAGAGCAACTCCGCCTACTAATCCGATAAGAGGACAATTATGGTACGATACAGGAACCACAGTTGAACCTGCTCGTCCACAGTTAAAAGTTTTTGACGGAACTACTTGGACAGCGGCCGGTAGTGTGATTAAAAGTTCTACACAGCCCCTGTCGATAAACAGCACAATAGGCGACCTGTGGGTAGATACTACAGCACAACAGTTATATTTGTTTACTGGTTCAACATGGGTCTTAGTAGGACCGCAATTCAACGCAGGAAACAAAACTGGTTTTGTCACAGAAACAATTGCAGACATTGAGAATAATAGTAGAACAATTTTATCTAACTATGTTGGCGGCATTCGATTAGCAATTTTCTCCAATGCTCAGTTTATTCCAAGGTCTGTAATTGACGGTTTTGAGTCAATACAGCCGGGGGTGAACCTATCTACAAAAAATATTTACACAGCAGGGCAGATACCAAATAGATTTACCGGCACAGCAGAAAAAGCCGAAGCATTGGTAATAAATGGCGTTGCTGTTCCTGCGGCTAATTTTGTTAGAAGTGATGTATCCAGTACCAGTGATAGTAACATTAATATTAGAAACAATGCTGGACTTGCTATTGGATTAGATCTAAGTACTACGATCGGTATCGAAGAAGGATCAACTGTAGTCTATAATAAAACAGCAGGCAGTAGCATTGAATTGAGATTGAACAACAATGGTACACCTACTAATGTTTTAAAAGTAACTTCAAATGGTCGTGTGGGTGTTAATAAAACTGACCCTCAAGAGGCATTGGATATAATTGGGAACGTTCAAGCCAGCGGCCAGTTAATTTTAACTAATACCGCAGATTCAATCTCATTGGCCACTGGTAGTGCAGTAATATCTGGCGGTGTTGCTATAAACAAAAAATTAAACGTTGGTGGCGATTTAACTGTGGATGGTTCTGCAGTTACAGGAGATATCGCCCCTCAGACAAATAATTTGTATAATCTCGGAACAAATCCTTCATCCGGCGGCAATCGATGGAATAACGTGTTTGCACAGAGAGTCGACGCCGACATAATTGTATCTACACAATTTACTGGTTTCTTAAACGGTAACATTTCCGGTTCAGCCACAAGATTAACACAGCCTACTAATTTTAAATTAGAAGGTGATATTTCAAGCAACACAATTACATTTGATGGTGCACCTGAGTCCTCAACGTTGACGTTCACAACAACTATTGACCCTACATACATTACAACTAAAACTGAAGTCACTGATGTTGAGGATGCAGACGAGTTTATTATTTTCAGGCCGTTAACCGGCATTAGAAAAACAAAATTAAGAAGTATAAAAGCCAATATACCAGTGGTGCCCATAGGTGCTATTTTTCCGTATGCTGGTCCTACACCGCCTGCTGGTTATCTGTTGTGTGACGGCGGAGAAGTATTAACTTCAACATATACAGCATTGTTCAACATAATTGGATACACTTACAAAGATCCCTCACTGTTGTTAGGGGGTGCTACATTTGCCTTGCCCGACTTGCGTGGTAGATTTCCATTAGGCAGAGACAATATGGACAACGGTCTTGAAATGCCTAACAGAGATAATCCGCTTGATATTATTGATGCCGGCGGCGGTGCTGCCAATCGTGTTACTTCTATCACTGCTGACACAGTTGGATTGACTGGCGGATTTGAAACAGTGACACTAACAGAAGCCAATTTGCCAGACCACTCCCATGATTTAAAGGGCGATGCAGGTAACCAGTATTATGGTTTTAGAAATGTTTCAGGATCCCCAACAGACACCGATGCTATTGCTGGCAACGGCCCAACTGGCGCATTACAGGGACAATATTTAAATAACTCCGGTGGAATCAAAACAAATGCAACACTGGCCACACCGTTTCAAACATTACCGCCGTATCAAACTATTAACTATATCATTTACACCGGAGTTGAGGTATGACATATAAAATTAATAAAACAGATGCCACGCTCTTAACTGAATTAGTAGATGGTACTATTGATCAGTTGTCAACTGACATAACTTTAATAGGCAAAAATTTCAGCGGCTTTGGTGAATATATCAATGAAAATTTTGTAAAGTTACTTGAAAATTTTGCCAGCGATGCTCGTCCAACTAATCCCCTTAGAGGACAGTTGTGGTATGATACTAATGAATCCAGATTAAAAATCTACGACGGAAATATTTTTAGAACCAGCGGTGCTCCTATTGTATCTCCTTCCCGTCCGCAAGACATGGTTGCTGGAGATATCTGGATCGACAGTAGACTCGATCAAGTTTGGTTTTATGATGGACGAGATGATATTTTAGCAGGTCCTGTATACACTGCATTACAGGGTCGTTCGGGATTCTTAACAACTACTGAAGTCGACACTAACGGCGTTTCACATAACATTTTAAAACTTTATTTAGGAAATGTTTTACTTGGAGTTATAGCCAAAGAAGAATTTACAGTTAAAGATCCTATTCCGGGATTACAAAACAGTGATATTAAGATAGGTCTTAATATTGCGTTGGCAAACTTTAAAATATATACCACAGTTTCTGCGGCTGAATCCTTGGTCGATACAGGTGGTGTAGCCCGTAATGCGGATTCCTTTTTGCCTACTTATAAAGAAGGCACAACAAGATTTAGACTAAACGTACAGAGCAACAGTGGTATTACTATCGGAAACTTAAACGATGCATCAGTATCTATTGTTGATGAAAATATAGAATTTGCCACTAATATCACTAATCAAAATTATAATTTTAAAATAAGAAGTTCTAATGCGGCTGTTCCAGGACAGCCCGAATCTGTGTTATTCATTGACTCAGAAACCCGACGAATCGGTATTTTTAATACAGCACCTTCTGCTACACTTGACGTTGATGGCAATGTTATCATTGGTGGAAACCTAACAGTTGAAGGAACAACTACTACTATTTCGTCAAACAATTTAACTATCAAAGACAAGAACATAATAGTAGGACAGGGCACTGTCAGCGATTCTGCAGCCAATAACGGCGGAATTATTCTTGAAAGCTCTTCAAACAAATCTTTCTTGTTTAATAACAGCAGTCAAAGTTGGAAATCTTCAGAGCATTTAAATTTAGCCACAGGAAAAACTTACAAGGTTAATGATGTTGAGGTTTTATCAGAAACAGCATTAGGTACCAGCGTAGTTTCAGCACCAGGATTGCGTTCTGTAGGCAATATGTTATCTTTGCAAGTTGATGATATTAACATTGACGGCAGCACTATAAGTAATACAGCATCTAATGGAACCATCACCTTTTCCACTACTGGAACCGGAGTACTGCAAGTTTCAAATGCCACTACATATACAGCCAATGCGAACTCTGGCACTGCCGCAGTAATTGCAAACAAAGGTTATGTTGATTTGGCCATCAGCGCCAGAAATATTGCGCTAACCATGGATATTACAGGGTTGAATAACTCGCAGATTGCTGTAGCATTAAATCAAATAGCCCCGTCAAGTACCTTTGCCAACGGCACTAACGCAAATATTCATTGCACCGTTACAGCAGTCAGTTACAGTGCGATTCCACTAACTATTGGCAGTGCATTAGATCCTGATGATTACAGTATCGAATATACCACAGTATTGGTGGATAAAAATGGTGGTACAAACAATCAGAATGTGATACAAAACATTCAAACTAACCCGATTAATGCAGGAGATGCGATAATAACGGTTACAAGGGTAATAAAACGCTATCAAGTAGTGGCAGGATCCTGGGTTTACCAGTCAGACATAGCAAGTTTAGTTTAATAAATATAAAAGGAACAAGGGGCTTTAGCAAATGGCTTATAATATTGATCGTTATGATGGTACACCGATAGCGGTTGTTGAGGACGGTACAGTTGATAGTACGCTCGATATTAAGTTAATCGGTAAAAACTATGCGGGTTACGGTGAAATACAAAACGAAAATTTTGTATTTTTGCTGGAAAATTTCGCCGGACCAAACCCACCCGGTAAAAAAATCAGCGGACAAGTTTGGTTTGATAGTAGTTCTAAAAAACTAAAATTTTACGATGGTGCAAAATTCAGAACCACAGGTGGCGCAGAAGTTTCAGCCACAGCCCCTACTGGACTTACATCCGGCGACCTTTGGTTTGACACTGCTAACGATCAAATAAGTGTTTGGAACGGAACAGAATTTATCCTTGTTGGCCCGCAGGGTGTTCAAGGCGCAGGTACTACTCAAATGCGTTCACGTAATCTGCGTGATGTATTTGGTGTTGATCATCCCTGTATTGAAGCAGTTGCAGATGATGCTGTAATTTTTGTCATCAGCAAAGATGAATTTATTCTTGATTCCGCAGTAAATCCGATAACCGGTTTTACAAAAATTAAAAAAGGAACCACACTGGCCTATACCAATGATGTAACTGGTGTAGCAAACGTCGGTTCAGAATTTGTATATTGGGGCACAGCATCGGATTCGCTACGTCTCGGCGGAAAATTAGCCTTAGAGTACATTACCAGTGTAAATGCGGCGTTTCAAGGTCTGGCTTCCTTTACAGATTTTGGTTTTACAGTTGGTGATGACGATGACTTAAAAGTTTCTGTTGTTGGTGGTAATACTCCAGTAATTCAAAATCAAATTGGAACTACAATTGAATTTAGAACTACCGTCGGCGGAACAGCCTCTACTACTCCTTTGCGATTGGTAGGTAATCATGTTTTACCAGGTTCAGATAATGTTCATGATATTGGCTCTCCAGTGGCCAAGTTTAAAACTATCTACGCCTACGGATTCGATGGAACTGCAACACGCTCTGATGCGTTGAATCTCGGCGGAACTTATCGAACAGCCTCTACAGCGGCAACTGCTAATACTATTGCTGGTAGAGACGGATCCGGAAATATTTCCGCTAACCTCTTTGAGGGAACAGCAACGTCAGCAAGATACGCCGACTTAGCAGAAAAATATTTAACAGATCAGGATTATGATATCGGTACAGTAGTTTCAGTTGGCGGATCGGCCGAAGTTCGTGAATCAATGTCGGGAGATAAGGCCATAGGTGTAATTTCCGGTAAGCCTGCTTTCAAAATGAACAGTGACCTTGAAGGCGGCCAGTATGTGGCACTTAAAGGTCGAGTTCCTGTAAAAATAATTGGAAAGATTCGAAAAGGAGATAGACTTGTCCCAACCAATAATGGATGTGCAGTTCGGGCAGAACCCCATAACTATACTGAAGTTTTTGGAGTGGCACTTGACACAAGTGACGACACCAGTGTAAAATTAATTGAATCAGTTATATTATAATAAGGGACAAAAATGGCTGGTGTAGGCAACAAAATATTAGCAGCGGATTATAACCAAATCCAAAGTAGAATTGAATTAACTCTGGGACCGGGTGCTGGTAGAGATGGCTACGGCCAGGGAGATCGTCAAAGTACTCCGAGAACAGTCGCCCAGCGTATTCTTCTAAATGACTGGTTACGATTACGCAACGATATGATTCGTATTCGAAGACATCAGACTGGACAAGGTATTGGCGAATCTAATTCTCTTGACGGTTTAAATCTTTTAAGACCTACTACTGCTGATCTTATCACAGAGGAACTACGCAACCAATATGACAATATGCGTAGATTGATAAGAGATGACAGATATGTTTGTGCCCCAAGTCAGGGAACATTATCCACAATACACACTGCCAGTCAGACCGTTCAGTGGAGAGCAGTTAAAATTCATGAAATTAGAGTAATATCGTCTGCAGACGGCGCAGGAAAAGCAGCCAACTTTAGATATTTTTTCAATGCTGGCGGACAACTTCGTTTTTACTCTGTATTGAATCGCACAGGCGAACCGGCCGCAAGTGTGGCAAAGAACGCCTCTTGGGAAAAGATTTTTTCAAATGATGATCCATTTTACACATCATACTACGGCGGCGCACTAAGACCTAACGTGGTTATCTTTGACTATGCCGATACTACAGCCCCAACCGGTAACAATTCCACAGTTGGATTTTATGATTTAACAGATACGTATCAATTTATATTTGGTAAAGAAGCAGAAGCAGGTGTTTATGCGGAAAACGATTTAGTTATTAAAGCCAAATGTAATGTTGCAGACAATTTTCAAGGCGGTGCTACATTAATAACTTTTAGAATTGAGTATCGAGATGATTCTGTGGGTGTGTTTAATCCACCTCGAATAAGAAATGACGAATTGGTTAGTCCCTTTACCAGTTATGTTCAAGCGTTTAGACCATCTGGCCCTAATGTCAATGTTCGCGGCCTCGGTGCTTCATTGGGCCCGGGTTCTAATTTAACTTAAAAAACCAAAACCTCTTGTTCTTTAAAGGATAAAATAGTATAATACTATTTTACCTTGGAGTATCTATGGACGATCGTTTCGAAAAAGCATTAGAATCTATAAATCTAATGACAACAATATCTAATCAAAAGCAGATATTTTTTGAAGAATTTCAGCAGGCAACAGTGCATTACCAAAACGGTGGCGTATTTTCAGCACAGCCCGAGTTAATTACATTTGTTAAAACAGTAGTTGACATGGGATATGACAGCGAATTTGTACTGATTGATAAAAATAACAATCCTATACAAATAGGTAACATTAAAACTTTCTTAACTGATATACTTGACAAATATACTTCAGCATCAAACGAGTACCATACTAAATCTCAACAAATTAAAACTCGATCGATTGATAAATTAACTGCAATATGAGTCAAGGAATTTTAATTTTTGCACAGAACAACGGTAGTATTGATTATAATCAATTAGCCGTCGAAGCAGCCAAACGTGCCAAACGATATTTAGATAAACCGGTTACTATAGTTACCAACGATAAAAAAAGTCTGTTAGAACTTCATCCAGATAGTTCAACATTATTTGATAAAATAATTGAAGGAAAAGATCTAACCAAACAACAAAAGCGATTTTATGACGGATCAATAGTATACAGATCAATGTCCTGGAAAAATCAATTAAGAGTTAGATCGTTTGATATCAGTCCGTACAAAGAAACATTGGTAATTGATGCAGATTATTTGATCTGTTCAGATGTATTAAACGGATGTTGGGGATCCCCAGATGATTTTTTAATTTACAAAGACTCTGTAGACTTAGCAGTATGGAGGAAGCCCTCAGAGTTTCAAGTTCTTAGTGATAAAAGCATTGACTTTTATTGGGCCACAGTTTTTTATTTTAGAAAAACTGCTGCCACTGAAATATTCTTTGATTATATAAAACATATTCACGAAAACTGGACATACTTTAAATTGTTATTTGAATTTGAGAGTTCTTTATTTAGAAATGATCATGCCTTCAGCATTGCCATTCATTATATGAACGGATTAACCGACGGTGATTTTGCAAAAAATCTTCCAGGAAGAATGTATTATATAACAGATAGAGATATTTTATGGGAAATAAAAAACGACAAAATGCGTTTCCTTGTTGAAAAACAAGAAAGTCTCGGCTGTTATACATTGATAAAAACACAAGGGCTTGATGTTCACGTAATGAATAAGCAAAGTTTAATCAGGATGTATAATCAATGAATCGCGGTTACCTAATCTTAGCCCAGAATAGTTTAAAAGTTAACTATGTCATGCAGGCAGTTGTCCTGGCTATGACAATAAAACTCACTCAACCAACGATAAATTCTGTATCATTGGTAACTAATGATGTTATCCCTGAAAAGTATCAACATCTATTTGATCATATTATTCGTATACCGTGGAGTGACTTGGCAGTAGGATCAGAATGGAAAGTTGAAAACAGATGGAAACTGTTTCATGTAAGTCCTTATGAAGAAACTGTGGTACTTGATGCTGACATGCTGTTTCTCGACAGCGTAGAACACCAATGGAATTTTTTAGAACAGCATGACTTATTGTTTGCCTCTCAGGTTAAAACTTATAGAAACAAACCAGTAGAAGATGCAGTGTATAGAAAAACTTTTTTAAACAACGGTCTTCCTAATTTATATTTTGGATTTCATTACTTTAAAAAATCTGATTTTGCATTAGAATTTTACTCTATGTTAGAAACAGTTTGCAAAAATTGGCAAGAAATATATCAAAAAGTTACACCCAAAGATACTCAAAAATGGATGAGCATGGATGTCAGCAGTGCTATTACTGCAAAAATACTAAATGTTTCTGACACAGTTGCATCTACAATACCAATACCAACATTTGTTCATATGAAGCCGGCAATTCAAGGATGGAAAAATCCTCCAGGCAAATGGTCTGATTTTGTTAATGTTTCCATGGATGAAGATTGTAGATTAAAAATAGGTAATTGCAGCCAGACTGGAATTTTTCATTACGTCGAAGAAGAATTTTTAACCAAGAGTGTTGTTAAAATGATTGAGGAAAAGTATGAAAAACATAATAGATGAAGATGAAGACTTAGTTCCTGATTTTAACGACACTGTATCTAATCAAATGTATCTCTACTTTGATAAAGTAGATGGTACTGTAAAAACTATTTCAAACGAGCAGATGGATCCCGGTGAAGACGGTATGGTTCCTATGCCGTTAATCATGGTTGAAGATTTCCTTACCGGTAAAAAAATTCCCTCAGATTTTAAGATTGTTTTTTTAAATAATAAACAATCGCTGATTGTAAACAAACGAGAGGATATTTCCTCAGACGGTGGCCGCCTTTTTATAATTCCCAGAGATCCCCTAACTGAACAGTCTGAAGTTATTGTAGAAAAAAATCTAAAAGATCGATGCTGGTATTTTAGGATTTCCAAAGAAAGTAGACAGTCGGTTATAGATGCTAATGGTGCAAAGTACAATCATGATTTTTTCATAGTTAAATCTAACGATCCTAATATTTTGTACAGAAGTTTCAGCATTAATATATACGAACTTGCTCAGGAAGAACGTATAGGATTTTCTTTTGAATCAGATGTTGAGAAACATCCAACGGATGTAGTTACTGTGCGCCGAGGATTTAACTTTTATACTTTAATAGAAACACATGAATAAAAAAATTAAAATTATAGACCAAGACATTGTATTTTTAAGTTACGATGAACCCAATGCTGAAGAAAATTATGTAGACTTATTAAACAAAGTGCCCTGGGCTAAACGTGTACATGGAGTCAAAGGTTCGGATGCCGCACACAAAGCCTGTGCCGCCATCAGCGACACCGAATATTTTACCACAGTAGATGCAGATAACATCATTGAACCTGATTATCTTAATGTAGAAATTGATTTCGACGAACTTGGATTAGACGAATCTTATGTGTTCAGTTGGTGCGGAAGAATCCATGTTAACGGTCTCGAATATGGAAACGGTGGTTTAAAATTATGGACAAGAGAATTTGTTAATAATATGAAAACACACGAAAATGCGTTGCCGCACGATGAGAGAAATAAAGTCGAATTTTGTTTTGATCAACGATATTATCAATTCAACGAACGATATTCTGAAAGTTTTACTAACTCAACACCTTTTCAAGCATGGCGAGCAGGGTTTCGTGAGGGTGTTAAAATGGGTCTTGATCAGGGATTCAAAGTTGATGACCTTAGAAAAGTTTGGAGACAGAATTATCGCAGATTGTTAATTTGGTGCACCATCGGCGCTGACGTTAAGAATGGGCTTTGGTCAGTGTATGGAGCCAGACAAGGCTTGCATATGGCATATTGTACTGATTGGGATTACGCAAATGTCAGAGACTTTGAATATCTTAAAACATTGTTTGACGAGACAAAACCTAACACTGACAGTGATCTAAACAATGAAATTGTAAGGCTCGGTGATATTATTCGCAGTAGTCTTAGATTAGAAATAGCAGATCTCGATGCCAATGGTTCTAAGTTTTTTAAATCCACAGTTACTCATATTCCAAGAAGGTTAAAAGGTGGAGCCGATTAATATTCCTATTAGATTAGTACACTCTAATCAAGATCATAATAATTGGTTTGTAGTCAATTGGTGTCTTGGAAATACCTGCAATTTTAAATGCAGTTATTGTCCGTCGGGGTTACACGATGGCTCCAAACGGTGGCCGGACATAGATGTTGTAAAACGTTTTGTTCTGAAATTAAAACAACAACATCCTAATAAGAAAATCTATTTTGAATTTACCGGCGGCGAAGTTACTTTATACAAACACTTCACTGATCTGTGCAAATTTTGCAACGACAACGATGTACGAGTTGGCATTATCAGCAACGGATCCCGCACTATCAGATTCTGGGAAGAACATACGCAATATCTTGATCATGTCTGCCTAAGTTATCATCCTGAATTTTCCGATGTTGAACATTTTATCAGTGTAGTAAAATTATTGCATGACACTGTTAGAACTCATGTTAATATTATGATGAGTCCTGAAAAGTTTGATGCTTGCTGTTCTGTGGCTAATCGTGTAACTGAAATTGATAATATTTCCATGGCATTACAGCCTTTGATAGTCGATTTTGGTGATACACTATACGAATACACTGCGGAACAACAAGAAATTTTTGATAAGCAACACGAACTTTTTTCTAAAAAAATTAAATTTACCAAAAAGGTTCAATATTATAGAGGAGCCATGCGTGAAGTATATACAGACGGCACCAGTCAGGTAAAAAGTGCTCATCGATTTATCGCAGAAAAAACTAATGACTGGAGCGGGTGGAAATGTTTCGCAGGTGTCGAACAGTTAATTGTTGATATGGATGGTCGAATTTATAGAGGCTGGTGTAAAGTTGGCGGTCCGATCGGACATATAGAACAAGAACAACTGTTAGAAGTAGATCCTATAGTCTGTACTAAAACTATGTGTCATTGTAACTATGACATTATGTCTACTAAGATAAAGATTTAAGGGTTTCTTGCACCAAAGAATTTAATTTCATGTTCGGTATAATCGGGCATGATTTCGTCGACAAATTTTGATTGGTGTCTCTTGAAGTTTTTATTGTCCATAGTTCCCCGTATCGGAACAAATGCCCAGGTACAGTAATTTACAAATCCAGGAATCTTTTTCAAAGAATCCTCTAAATCTAATGCTTGGTCGAGACAGCCTGCTGGCGTCATTACTTTGATTTCCAAATGACCGGTTCGTTCAACAGTACCCATTTTTTCTAATACCACTGCCTCCACTACTTTTATAAATTTTTCTTTATCGTAAAATTCAAAATGCACTGAAAGATTTAAATCACCGTAGTGAATTATCTCTTTATAGTATTTAGGTAATCTACTACCGTTTGAATGTAAACTGATATGATGACCTTGGGAATTTAGATACCTAACCCAATCGAGAAAATGCTTGTTAGCAGTAGGCTCCCCTCCGCTGATGATAAAATTAACTTTGCTGCCTTTGATAAACTTTGCTTCAAGTTTTTTTGTTGCTTCCATAAGCACTTCGAGACTTTTATGCGGGTCAGTGTTGTTATGAATCCAAGGCAAGCAATAACCACAGTCGTAATTGCATCTACGACCCACTTCCCAATATACTTGTTTTACATTAGTAGAATGAGTTCTTTCTGCGGCCACAAACTCTGTTTGAGAACTGTCTTGAAGAGCAGTATGTGTGGGCTGTCCGTGATGTTTTCTTAAAAAAATTGTCTGTCTTTTTGTTTTGGCTTTTGGTATAAACAGATCAGCCCCACAAGAACACACCGGTTTATAACAAACAGTCCAATCGTCGGGAATGGTAAAATCTTCGAATATGTTACCTAACTTTCCATGATTTTGACAGGTAGCAACAAACACATCTCCGTCCATGTTGATAGACAAGTTTTCAACACCTGCTCCACAATACCAACCTCGATAGAAATTTAATTTTTGAGCAACTATTTCGTCAGTTGACCAGTCTCGCCATTTGCCAGTTTCGTCGTAGGTTCGAATAGGTTTACCTGGAGTAATATCACTGAAGTCAATGGGTTCTAATGCCATAATGTTTGTTCTCGGAATATTTATTTGCTATAATAGTAGTGTTAAATAAAATCATGTACGATATCTTTTTTATTTCCTTTTTCGAACCTAACGCTGAAAAACATTGGCGCCAACTGAAAAAACGTTTTCCAATGGCCAAGCGCATACTTAATGTTGAAGGCATACACAATGCTCACATTGCCGCGGCAAAAAAATCCTTGACAAAAATGTTCTGGGTAGTTGACGCAGATGCAGAAGTACTTGATAATTTTGATTTTCGTTTCAAAGTATCTAACTGGGATTTAGAAACTGTTCATGTTTGGAAAAGTCGTAATCCTGTTAACGATCTTGAATACGGTTATGGCGGAATTAAATTGCTACCTAAATTTAAAACTATCGAAGTAGATAAATCCTCTGTGGATTTTACAACCAGCATATCCTCGAGTTTTAAATCAATCGATCAAGTCAGCAATATAACACATTTTAATACAGATCCGTTTAATGCTTGGAAAAGTGGTTTTAGAGAATCTGCCAAACTGGCCAGCAAAATTATCAAACGTCAAAATGATTTAGAAACTGAGCGAAGACTACAGACATGGTGTACAGTGGGAGAAACAGCCCAGTTCGGAAAAGAAACTATCATTGGCTCTAATGCCGGAAAAAACTTTGTAAATACGCACCCGCAGGATATTGCTAAAATCAACGACTGGGCGTGGCTGCAACACGAATTCAGTAAGATATCATAATTTCTGCTGTTTGAGAAATTTCTTAGTTTGTCTAATCACATCTTTTTTAATTTTTGCAGTGTCTAATTTAAAATCAATATTGTTGATTTGATCACCATAGTCACGCATTAATATTTTTAGATTAGATTCGATCTGATCCCAAGAGTCTTGATTTTTTTCTTCAGGCGCTTCTACATTCCATATTTTTCCATTTTCAAACGTGATGATAATAGATTCAAGATATGGATAAGGCACTGAGTTCAACACTACATCACCGAAGACTTCTGGCCACAGACTGACAATGTCTTCGGGCAAATTTTTACCGCCCACGATAGTTTAAGACTTTTTCTTTGTTGGACTCAGTTCTTCTGCTTGCTTACGAAGTTTTGCGGCTTCTTTATAAAGACGATCGGCTTCACTGCGAAGTTTTGAGGCACGTTGATCAGCAGTTAAATTCTCGTCTCCCATTGGCGGACTAATATCAGAAACTGTTGCAACTTCTTGAATTTCTGTTTGCGGAGTAATTGGCTGTTGATTTTGCAACATTGAAAGATCATCAACAGAAATATTTCTCTGTTCTGCAATCAGTTGGTTGAGTTCGGACAGGTTAATTTTAAAGTTTGTAGTAGGTAGCATGTCTACTTCGCTGGTAGATACTTTTACTAACTTTCCTGTTTTATGTAGAACTTCTAACATGTTTTCGCCATCGGGAAATAGACTGCGAGCCATAACATCTGCGAATTCAAACGAATCTTGTCCGGCTGTGCTTTCCACTAATGTCATTAAAGAGTTATGATAAACATCTGACAATGCTTCAGTGGGTATAATTAGACAACTAAAAGCATCTCCTGGCAGTGTTCTAAATGCCACTAAACATTTTCTTCCAGTGGCAATTACACGGCCTACGTGTTTAATTTCGGCCATTATTGTTCTCCTTTATTCCCACTTGCGGCTGAAAGGAATGAAGATAGTTTGTTGTATACTGTTCCAACAGCCTGCATTTCGTTGGGTTTAAATGCACCTCGTTGAGCAGCCACATCGATGATTGATTTCAATCCTGCAAGATCAGCAAGGGTAAGATCGGGTTGTTGCTGTTGAGCTTCTTGTGCCGGAGCGGCTTGAGCAGTTTCGGCAGCCTGTGTTTCTTGGGTCATACGTATATCTCCTAAAAAGTAATATACGTATATTTAATCTCTTTAAATTAGAGGGCAGGCTATTTTGAAGAAGGTTAATTCCTTGGGATCTTCAAAACCAATTTTGTATCCATTAATAAACGCATTGTTAGCATCCAAAGACATGGCTTTGCCAACATAGTACCTATTATTGCAATTGTATTCGATCCATTCTCGAATTTCTTCAACTTGATATAGGGAGGTTTGGTTGATAAAAACATACTCAAAATGAGGAGGAGGAAAACTAACTTTTCTTAAACCAAACACATTTAACGGATTAGGATTTCCCGCTTTTAAACTCATTTTATTCCAATCTTCATAAAACGTCTAAATGACCATTCCGGGTATTTGAATTCTTTTTGTGTAACTGAATACGTTTCTGTTAAAAAATAATCCTCGTCAAAATCCATCCAGGATTCGTGATTGGCACAGTGATCATCGTGTTTCATATTGTTAGACTGCAATACTACTAATGTACCTTTGGGAATGTTGTTAAACCAATCTCTTGACTCCATGTGTTCAGTTGCGGTATTAATTACGATATTAAAATCGTCGGCGGTATATTGATAAGTGTTGGCATCACCATGAACAGATTTAAACTGCCATTCTTGCCATACCCAATAATTGTTTACTAAGTCTGCTATGTCGCAAACTTCTTGATCGATGTCTAACGACCGCACCCGCTGAATTTTTATATTATCTCGTGATCTTAGAATTAAATTAAGAACACCGTACCATCCTCCTAACATAAGGATTCGATACGGTGCAGTAATTCTATTTTGACTTTCGTAATATTGGCATGCCGATTCCAGTTCTTCAGCACACCAAATTTTACTGCCTACTTGTCCACTGCTAAAACTATCCGGATGAACGTTCATTTTTCATAGTAGGCATGAGTACCGAACGGTGGAACAATTTCTTTGTTTCCGTGAATGATGAATACAGTTTCGCAGTAGGATTCGTCACCCCAACTATCCCAGGGATAGCCATCAGTAAACATGATGAATTTTTTAGGTTCAATACCTTGATCTTTCATGTATTCCCAGTTGCACATGAAGTCAGTACCGCCACCACCCATAATTTCATACTCAGAAATGTCTAAGCCAGATTCCGAAGTAAAATTTTGTTCGTTGTAGACTTTGGTATCAAAGCACCAGATCTTAACTTTATAGTCTTTGAACTCATCCATGATACCTTTGATTTCGCTGATAAAATCTGCACTCATGGCATCTGAGATAGATCCACTCATGTCAAGGCTCACGGCAATGTCAATGGTTTGAGCAAAGTTCATACCTGGAAGTACAGCACCAGTGTGCCAGCCTTTTCTGCTGGGACGCATCCATGTGTAATCATCTTTGATAGTACTTTGAATCTGTTGACGCAATAATTCGCGCCAGTTCATTTTAGATTCAGTCATATCTTTAATCATACGCTGAATACCAGCAGGAACGTTTCCGGCACCTGCGGCATTGGCTGCCTGAATCATTGCTTCCTTAATTTCATCTCGAATCTTTTTAAGTTCCTCTTTTGAATGAACTGGACGATTGGGATTATTAGGATCTTGTTTGTCCCACTCCAGATGTTCGTCGAGCAGTTCTCCAAGTGCCTTTAATTCATCCTCGTCAAATTTTTCATAGATATCATCGTAGACACTTTCAGCACCCCAGCCGTAGTATTTGGTATCATGAAACCCTTTTACTTTGGCAGGCATAACACCAATTCGATCTTTGGTCAAAGTACCGTTGACACAATAGTCAGCGGCAATGTTCCAAATTTGCGGATCGCGACCTTCTTTACGACTCATGTGATCAAATACCACGTGAAGAATTTCGTGTGCAACAACAAATTCGATTTCTTTAGTAGTGAGATCTGAGAAAAACTCACGATTAAAATACAGAGCACGACCGTCTGTAGCCGCAGTAGGCAACCAATCTACTTCTTGAATTTTTAAGCGAGTGGCCATATTGCCAAAAAACGGATGACGTAGCAGTAGTCCAACTCGTGCTACAATAATTTTGTCAATGATGTCGCTGTTTACACTCATATTCTGCTCCTGATAGTTTACTGTATGTATATATTATAACACCGCCCTTAGGCGGTGTCAAGTGGTTTATTTTGGCTTAATTCTTATCAGTAGCCGCCGAAATGTATTTGCCAAACTTCTCGTGGAAGTCGTCAAAACACTTAATTTCGTCCGGATCCAACGGCAAATTGTATTGAGTCAGAGCCAGTTTAGTACCCATGATAACCAACTCAGTTTCGAAGTTATCCATCATAAATTGGAAGAAGTTATTGACTTGATCATTCCAATTTTTAGCATTTTTATCGGACGCTTCTTTGAGTTCGTAGCAGAGACTCACAGTCAACGAATACATCGCAGAAATCTCTTTGACCTCCAGTTTTTTAACTTTGCCAGCCAAAATGTCTTCGGGTTTTGGCAGTTTAGAAGAAACCTTGCGATGTGCCATAAACTTCACAGCAAGTCCTTCGCCCACAGCACCCGAAATAAGATCAGTTAGGGTATTTTGATCCAAATCGTCGTCCAGCAATTCGCTGACAAACATCCAAGAACGGGGAGTAGCAAAACTACGGCTTGATGATTTTGGATCAAAGTCGTAGAGGTCTTTTTTGCTGAAACTGATAAAACCCACTACATCTTTGTGTACACGGTTCTCAGTGGCCCAGGTAAACCAGTCTTCAAAATCCACTTTCATTTCCAAGTGCAGGAAACGGTTAGCCAACGGAGCAGGCATACGATAAGTAACACCTTTGTCAGTTTCACGGTTACCTGCGGCAACCATTACAACATTATCGGGCAAACGATAAGTACCAACACGACGATTCAAAACTAACTGATAAGCCGCGGCCTGAACACTGGGAGCCGCAGAGTTCATTTCATCCATGAACAGGATAATAGTCTTATGTTTGGCAGCCATTTCCTCATCGGGCAATTCTGCCGGAGGCGCCCACTGCATTTTATTTTCAGTGGAGTTAAAAAACGGAATACCTTTAATGTCAGTGGGTTCCCAAAGACTCAAACGAATGTCGATAACATGAGCATCGTTGTCTTTGGCAATCTGATGAACAATGTCAGACTTACCAATACCCGGAGGACCCCACAAGAAGATTGGACGCTTCTTGTTAAGCGCATGAGTAATTGAGCGTTTTGCGGCGCTCGGGCTAAGTTGACGGGTATTGATGTCGCTCATTTCAGTTCCTTTGTAAAAAAGCGTTGAAGAAATAATTTACTATGTATCTATTATACGACAGTTTTCATTTGTTGTCAACTCTATTTTGGAACTTTTTGATTGGACATTGCCTTTGTTAGTCCATATTTTCGGACATCTCCGTTGAATAAATGGAGATCAAAGGCCTTGCGCTCTTTGAATACAATGATAGAATTTTTGGTAAGATAATATGGGCAATCTAAAAATCTATCCAAAAATATTATGACCTGAGCAGTCATTTCGAGTTCTGGAGGAAACGGAACTTCGTAAGAAGCCAGTTCCATTTTTTCAGTTAAAAATTTATAACCAAAATCGGATAATCGTAGTCCACCGAGATTTTTTGTTCGAGAATTTTGCCAAATGTCTAATGTGGCCTGTTTGACATTAGCCTTGGCCGTGCTTTGATTTTGTTCTTTTAAAAAAATTTTTGTATAAGCATCGCGGAGATTCACAGTTCCTCGCCTTGGGTTAATTTGACCACTTTGAAGTCTTCACAGTGAAACATAGTGTTCAATTTTTTAGCAAGGTTATGTGCGTGTCCGGGATTCGAGAATGAAACCTTTTTATACTTGGGGGCAGGCAAGGGACTAATGCTGTTAGCACTCTTGAGATTAAAAGGCTTACCTTTGTAGAAGACAGCCCAGATTGCCTCGGCCTCTAATACCTGCTCGCTTTTGTAATTCTTTTTATTAACGTGTTCTAATATAACTTGTGGCTTTGGCCGACTCATATACGTACTCCAAATGTACGCATATATTTATCATTTTTATAGTGCGCCGCCGTCCATCTTAACAGTTATAACATCTTCGGTTTTTTCAAGATTTTTGAGTAGGTTTTCATAGTCTTGAACGTTTTTAGCCAACAGTTGTGTTAGACAAAATGCCAATGCCTTGGCTGTTTTTGTATCAATTTTAATTTCTCGTTGATTACTTATGTCCGCGGCTTTGACCTGATTGATAAAATTTTGTATCGGCGCAGTATTGATAGGATCATTTGGCATTGGATAGCACAGCCTTTTGTTCAATCTCAGTTTTGAAAGGTCCTTGATAACTGTAGCGTTCGACTGTAATCAGTTTTGGACAAAAACTTCGAACCCAACCTTTGTCAAATTTAATCAAATAATAACCTGCACAATAGATACTTTTTGATTGTTTACTCTTGGTAAACAGAGGAAGTTTCTTTTGTACATTGAACATGGGGTTAAATGGTTTAGAAGAAGTTGGATATCCATGAACTTCATATTCTATCGGATTTTCTGTTTTGCTGATTGTAATTTTTTCAAAGAAGTCAGATCCAAATTGTTTAGTTAGTTCTTCTTTCTTATTATAAAAATTTGAACCGGTCTTCGAACTCAATACAAATTTATTAAATTCATTTTTTTGTAAGATACCAACCTTGATACCGTTGTCTTCAACGATCCAAAACTTTCCGTCGATGACCGGTTTGGCTCGAAAATTCATACATCTCTCCTTGCAATTTGCTGTTCTTAATGAACAAGTTCTTTTGTATTCACACTGCATTTGGGATACTTCGCTTGAAATGGTTCGGCATATTGTTGAATGTTATCAGCAATTCGTTGCATGTCAAACAGATTACAAAACTTCAACATTCTAATACCTACTTGATCGATTTGTTTTTGCACAGCATTTTTTTCAATTGTTTCTTTGATTATTTTTTTAACATCTTCTGGCTGTTGTGTCAAGTCAATTAATACTTTGTTTCTTTCGTAGTCGTCCAATACTCGATGTTCTTGACCTTCGTGGTCTACCCAACGTTGTAACATGAGATTGTTCCACGCAAATCCTTTTTTGTCTTTGTCATTGAACGCTTCTTCAAGTTTATTTTTACGAACCTTGGGATATGCAGAAAATACATTATCACTGCTGTCGCCTCGAATACACTTTTCAAACAACAGCCATTGCGGATCTGGAACGGTTTTTGGCTCTTTAGTTTTGTTGTCTATTATGACTTTGCCTTTATCGTCAAAAATACCATAGTCAGTACTAAGTGTGTTTGTAACGCCATTATATTGCTTGACATTGGGTGCAATTAATTGTGCAAAATCGCTGTCTGTACTAATAATAATATGATTGTCATCGGGGTGACTTTGAATCCAGCCTGCGATTAAATCGTCTGCTTCGAGGAGGGGATGTTGCAGTACAGTACAGTTGGTTTTGTCTATGACGAATTCTTTAAACTTATCAAAGGCTTCCCAGAACAGTTGATCTTCTTCTTGTTCTCGCTCTGTCAAGGCAGCACGGGCATCACTGCGGTTACGCTTGTAGGGCTCGTAGTAATCTTTACGCCACGAACGTCCTTCGAGACAGAACACCACATGAGTACCTTTAAAGTCTTGCCATGCTTTTTTAATGCTGTTGAAAGTGATGTGAAGAGCCATACCAAGTTTGGTATCACTGTCACCTCTGACAACGTGTCTTGCTCTGAAGAAAGTATTCGCTGTGTCTACGATAATATAACTCATTGCATCCTTGATTTATTGATTACATCACTGTTAATGTACCCGGCAGCTCTGTCGGGACTTATTCCTTCTTCGGTTAAGACATTTCTACAGAGTTCTTTAAACCAACGATCCACAATTTCTTCGTCGGGATCTCCATCAAAACCGTATCCGGCTTGCTTTAATTGTACAATAAAATCATCGTTCCAGTCAAGCTCAAAAAATCCGTTTCTTACATTCTCTTTGTTTACGTGAGTATTCAAAACACCTACCCACGGTTCTTTTTTACGAGTTGCTCGTTCTTTGGGAGTTAACTTTGCCAATTCTTCTTGTTCAGCGGCAAGTTTTGATGCTTTTTCTGCCTCTTCAAGTTTTTTATTGGCTTCAACTAACTGTTCTTCTGCTTTGGCAATGGACTGTTCGATTTTATCCAAGCCCATGAGTTTTTTAATAAAATTCATTAGGTTCCCCATTCATTTTTAAATAGCGGCACTTGTAATCGGTCGCTGTATCGTAGACCCATTTTCATAGCCAATTCTGCTACACGACGATTATTAAGTGTGTAGACACTTTCGACACCGCCCACGGGCATTAGATAGCAAGGTCCTTCAAAACCTTCTGCTCGATAAATGTCTAATGTTTCTAACGCTTCTTCGGCATCATCTTCTGTGGCCACTACAAATTTAAGATATGTATATCCTACTTCTTGATATTCGCAGACAATGTCTGGTCGAATTGCTTCTTCTCTGCTTTCACCACTGCAACTCAATTTAGCACTGACTGAAAATGTCAGAGAATCATATCCTCTTTTTCCACCAGGCGTACCTCTGGGATTTAATGTCCAATCTAACAGTACATGTCGAAAATCTGGAGTTAGTTTTTGTGTACCATTGGTTTCGAAAGTAATTTCTTTTAATGGTTGCATCTTTTCGTGTTGCAATAAATCAGGGTAAGCACGTTGCCATCCCAGTAACGGTTCTCCACCGGTGATCACAAGATGTTCACTTTCCCATTTATTGTAGGGAAGTATTTCCATTATACGATCAGCGATAGCATCGGTAGTAAGCATAGGACTGAGATTTTTAAATCTTGGATCCCAACTTGCGTAACTGTCACAGCCGGTACTGACCAACGGCAATTCTTCATATGATTTAAACTGTGAAATTTTCTCAGCAATAACATCCACTTCTTTACTGACTTCGCCGTTGGGCATGCCAAATCCGGCACACTTAAAGTTACAGCCAAATGTACGTAAGAAAACAGACGGGACCCCCATGTACCGTCCTTCGCCTTGTATTGAATAAAATAATTCTGCGATTTTAATTTTGCTCATGATTTCTATTTTTTCTAAATTGTACTACATCATTGACAGCAGACTTAAGAGTTTCGGCATAATTAAATGCCTGTTGTGGACTCATGAAAATTGTTGCCTCGTGTTGTAAATAACCTTTGGTAATTAAAGTCCATATCTGTTTAAACCTATTCATAGACCAAAAGGCTGATTTTACATTGGTATAAAGGGTAACATTAACACCAGTCTCGTCCGATTCTATCCAAACACTGTGATTGTGATCAGGATCTCCACAGCCGCAGACGACATCATAGACCTTTGAGTCTCCCCAATCATTTTTTTTAAGAATACCTTCTGCGGGCGTTTGTGGCTTCATTTTAATCTACCTTTTCAATACTTAAGGGTCCAAACAACCATGCTTCGGTTTCACTGTTGTACCAACCTTCGTTTTCCATAAATTCGTATGATTCTTCATCCCATCCATCCATGATGCGCTGTTGTTCATCTTTATCCATGTCGTCGGGAAATTCCCAATCTCCAAGCCAGCCATCATCCATAGAATCCAGTTCAGCCCCGTTTTCTGCATTGTCGCTGAAATAATCATACATATTAATGCCTTCTGGATTTTCTGGATCAATATCCTCGGGCGGGTTATCGTCGGATGTTTCTACAATGAATGTACCCCAGCGATATCCGTTGATGCGTACAATGGTCAAATCATCCTTAGTCCAGATTTCACGTTCTTCGCAGGACTTTCTTTCTGTAGTTGAAATTTTCCAAGTAGCCATTATTGATCTAACTCCATTGTGTTATATTCTTTGATCAATGCCAACAGTTCTTCTTCGGTGTTGCAAAGAGTTTTCGTATTGGCCCAATCTTCTTTCTTATTGCGGCCACCGATTTCTACCATCCATCCGTTGTCATAACGATTGATAGTGATAGATTCGTTTACTTTTACCAATTTGTTTAATTTTGCCATGTTAATCTCCTTATCGTGGGGCGAAATCTTGTTGCAGTTTGATGTTATCAAAGAACTCTTTCTTTGTACCTGCGTCATCTTTGAACGAACCTTTTAATACTGTGGTCTGTGTGAGACTGGAGTGAGCCATAATGCCCCTATTTTCGCAACAGCCATGAACCGCTTGAATGTATACACCTACATCTTGGGCTCCTGTGGCCTTGGCGATCTCGCGAGCAATATCATTAGCAAGTTCCTCCTGGAGAGTACCACGTCTGGCGCACCACTGTGCGATACGGGTGTACTTTGAGAGGCCAATGAGCTTGGAAGCCGCAATAATACCAATATAAGCAACGCCACTAACGGGTTGGTGATGATGGCTACACATACTGCGAAGCTCACTGCGAACAACCAACATACCTTCGTAACGGTCCTCCGAATCATTTGGGAACGCTGTGCAATCTGGGGCTTGTTCATATCTACCACTCATTATCTCGTTAAAGTACATCTTAGCCAATCTACGTGCTGTGCCTTGACTATTAGGATCGGTTTCTCTGTCAATCAGCAATCGATCAAGAACTAATTCAAATGCTTCTGTTGCTTCGTCGATTAGTTTATGTTTCATTTCCTCAGTGACATAATCACTGATGTTGTCACCGGCCCAAAAACGCTTATTATCACGTTTCATTTTAAAGCGAATTACATCTGCAAGGTACGCTTCTTCGTAGCCTTTGTCTGCCATCGCGTCCACGGCGGTTTCTTTCTTTCCTGCATATTCATTGAACTTCACTACCATTATTATTTCTCCGAGTTATAGACGTGAATGTCTGTATATTATAAAGGTTATTTAGGCAAATGTCAATAGTAATGCCATCGATTTCTTTTATAATCCCAATGTCTGGTATCATAAAAATTGAATTCTACGTTATATCCAAATAACCCAGCAGATAGATAAACCCCCGAATGATCGCGTTTGGTAGTTATGCTGACAGAAACACTAATAATATCGGAACTTTTATGAATATTGAATTCCCAATATTTGTTTTTGATAAAACCAGGTCCAGATTTAATGCAGATATTTCTAAATCTGGTAGACCAGGGATTAGATATACGAAAATTTAAATCGATCACGTCGTAATTCCTTTTTCATTTTTTAATTGTTCTCGACGTAGTTTACGACATTCTTCCTTGGCTTGTATAGGAATATCTGGATGCCATTCTGCCATACCGCAGTCATAGACTATGACATTTCCTTTACCAAAGTCGCTGAAAATCAATACCAAGATTGCAATCAATGAAATAATGACAGCGATACTGAGATGTTTCATTTGGCCAAATACCACCATAAAATAAAACCAATGTAAGTTAGATAATGTAGCGCCTGATCTAAACCCAGCCAGATCCAAAATTTTCGATCTGCAGGAGTCAGTCCTTTGTTGAGTTTTTGTTTAGTCCAATCAATATGATAGTGTAGAACAAAATCAACAAATGCCGCATGAAGTGCAATACCAGGTGCATAAGGCAGTAAAACTACAAATGTAAAGAAACCATGTAATCCTGCGTGATGCAATCCTCCATATGCGCCATAGATGCCTTTTTCCTTTACCATGTAATTAAACTGTAAAAGAAAATCACAGATGAAGTGTTTAACACCAAATCCGATTAAAAGAAAAATCACAGTTATAATCGGGTCGTTCATAAGGATTCACTCAACAATATTTTACAAAGAAAAGCATCTTTTTCGTTTTCAAATTTGAAACTCATAAATTCTGCGCATACTTCTGTGGAATATCTGCCACCTGGCAGACCGAACTGCTCTATAATTTTTGCACAAAGATCACTCCAACTTGATAGAGTGTCTCCTCGTTTCCAGTGAACGCAAATTTCATTCACTGAAATATTTTTCCATGACTTCGAGTTTATCCATATACTCGGCAATCTGTGCAACTTCTTTTTCAATGGCATCCATGAGATCAGTATGATCATGTATAGCCATTGGATTGGCTAACATAATGTCTACGTTCATTTTATGTTTTTGAATATGTGCTTCAAAATGTTGTTTAAGTACACTGATCATTTCTTTTCTCATTCTGATCTCCCTGATGTGCAAGAATCATTCCATAAGTCCTGTGCTTGACGCTTATATTCGGCTAATTCCCATTCTGTTTTTTTCTTTTGATACAGGTCTTCTGACAATCCATGCCAGCCAATACAATCTCCTGTGGGAGAGCGACCACAGCCGCAGGTTCCGATTTTTCCTTCTGGATTAGCTCTTACTTGCATTTTTATAATTTCCTTTACTTGGTATAACATGACGAACCCCACCGCGTGGATCTTCCATATCACCTTTTCTACGAGGGATCATATGTATGTGGGGATACATCACGGTTTGGCCAGCAGCCTCGCCACAGTTTTGCCCGATGTTAAAAGCATCCCATTTTTTCGAGACGACTCCCTCGTAACCGAATTTATAGGCCGCTCGGTAGCATTCCATGACATTGTCAAATTTTTCAAAGGTTGGCACAAACAACAGATGTCCTTCCGTAACGGCATAGGCATCTCTGAAGACCCAAAAGTCTTTGGTTCGATATTCGATTTCGGTCCACGGCGCCTGTTTTTCATTTAATGCCCTTTCAAGATCTGTTATCATTTTTCCAAAATTCCTCCCAGGGATATACAAGCCAGCAATCTTCTTCTGCCTTGTTTACTTCGTAAGCATAAAAATCCACGTCAGCATTACTGGCCAAGTTATTGGTTATCACAGCAAACTTTACGTTACAATGCCAAATATCGTTGTCCCAACTTGGATCGTTAGACAGACAACCACTGCGCCAGTCTTTTTTGATCCAATTAAACGTAGCACCTGTGTCGTTGATATCGTCTACTATTAGAATATTTTTATAACTTTCACCTTGTTCTAATAGGTCACTGGCAGCCTCTAAAACACCGCCTACGTCATTTTCGTCCTCGACATAGCGTTCGGTATTATAGCCAAATGCATCTTCTGCCATGGCAAGATCGCTGACGGCCTGACCACCGTCTCTAAGACTGACTTCTAACGGTCTCATAGGAATTTCTAAGTATTGACTAAGCAACACAGCAGGAATGGCACCACCTCTGGTGATGCCAACAATATAGTCAGGACGCCATCCTGAATTATTAATCTGTTTGGCTAACTCTAAACAGGCTCCTTCTATATGATTCCAATTATAATAAACTTTTTTCATATTAGGTCCACAGTGATTGACGAATTTTAATAAGACGAATCATCATTTCTTCATCTTCTTTGTTGTATGCTTCCTCAATTTCTTGAGTTTTATCGAGAGCAGTTTTAGCCATCTTTGCTTCTTCTGGGGTCTTATCGTCCATGTCTAAAAGATTATATCCTTTGGCTCTACGCATATCGCAATAAGCAGTCCAACCGCCAGCATCGTGTGGGTCTGGGCGACTACGATACACTTCAGTCCACCACTTGTAAAGTGCTAAAATTTCCAATGCGTTCTTTGCTTGCGGTGTAAGTTCGCCAAGGTTTGGATCATCTTCAGCCCAACCATCGTTTACTGTGTGGCGAAGTTTGCTTTGCCAATCGAGGTTATCGAGACCGGCTTGCGGACATCGCCATGTACGCCAACGGAACCAACCACTGGCCCAGAAAGGTGCTTCATATTTTTTCTTTTCATCTTTGTCTGCCCAGGCAATGTGCCACCATGCTAATTCGATTTCGACAAAATCAACAAGTTCATTAAAAAGACAAGGCAGGAAACGATTGCCAACATCACACCACTGACCGGGTCTAATGTCTTTAGGGTCAGCAGTAAGGGAATGAGTACGGCTAACCCAGCGATTATTAATATAATACTTGATGTCATAAATTTTATCCAATGGCCACCAGATAAAATTCTGGATGGCATCTAATGCTTCTTCTGCAATCCAAAAACGAATAGGATATTTGGCTTTGCCTTCTTGTTCCCATTCCCTCCAACCGCGACCAGTTTTAGCATCACCTTTTTTGATGCCACGGATCCGATCTGCAAAATTTGAGCATGACCAATAATTATAACGTTGTGCCATTATTATTTCCTAAAATGATATTATAGTGTCTTTATTCGCCGTTGTCAACAAAATCTGCAACCATCGGGAACACTTTGGCAATCACTTCAGCGCAAGCCTTGGCAACTTCTTGGTGCTCTTTTTGAGTACCGTTTCCTGAACGTAGTTCAATAAAATGAACCCAAGACCGTAGTGTACCATTCATATAGACTCTGCTTTCAATTAGACCTTCTGGCAGCACAGCACGAGCTTGTTCTTTGGCTATGCCATTATCGATAGCCCACTGGTAGGCCATTCTGACTTCTGAGATGACATTGTTTTGTCTAAGTTCCCATTCTCTCTGTAGACGTTGATCATCTGTTTCGACACTGTTCTGTCTATTTTTTGGATCTTGAAGTCGTGCTTCTCGCAGTACAAACGAGAGATCTTTAGTAGGGTCAGCATATCGCTGACTGAACTCTTGGAATGAGAAACTTCTATGTCGCAAGATTTGTCTTGCGATATCTCTGGTTGTGGTAATTTCGATACAGGCTGAGACCATTTCCAAAGGACTCCAGTGTTTGTGTTTGACCAAGTATCTGATGAGTTTTTCGCTTGTCTCTGTATTAAATTGGTTCGAAGGATTTGACACACGGGCACAATACGCGATAAGTTCCTGCGCATCTGCGATGCCCAAATCTGCAAATTCGCTTGTTGGCTGGGAGTAGGATAGTAGACGAACATTCATTTAGATTCCTTTAATGTTTCCCAAGTTTTATACTTGGTCTGCTGAGGCGATATTCGTTATATTTGTGTTGGAGATACTCATCGTGTTTAATCCATTTATTATTAACGAGAAAACCCCATTCTCGTTTGTGTGGTCCTGGCATAAACAGAGTCCATGCAGTCACACCTTCTTTTAATTCGATACGATGGTAACTATTAGGATGGCAAATACGAAAATGACCGGGACCACGCCAGTGTCTAACTTCATAGGTCTTGACGCCTTGTTCGTTAAACTGAGGAACCCATTCATAATAACCACCTTGTAAAATTAATGTAGCGTAGGGCCAAGGATGATCGTGAACATCGTCTGGATCGCCTTTTAAAAATTTGTGCAAAAATACGTTGAAAGGGAATCGATTTCTTTCTTTGAGAAAAAGATAGTAACGCTCGAGATAAGGCTCGTCACTTTGTCGATCCATAATAATTCGTTTACGACCTAATCGTTCAAGCAGTCTTAGCAACATTTTTCTTCGCTTTCTTTTCAAATCGCGGTATTCCAATGCGAGTATCTACGTATCGATAATCTTTAAGCATCAGCATAACTTGATCTGCGTCTTTATGAGGATATCGATACAGTGTTTCCATATCACCATCTTTCAACACCATGTACAGCATCGAGGCAGTTTCCATCTGATGTTTTAGCATATCGTTTATGTTCATCTTGGTTTCTATCAAATAGGTTTAGGAAGATATTTTTTATCTACCCTTTCGATCTTTAAGTCTATGCACCAGGCATCAACATGTATACGACTACGATCGCCGGGAGTGAGTTTAGATTTGAGTGTGCTGTTTATCGTGTCAAAACACTGTTGTTGTGTAGAAAAATATCCTTCATATTGTATCAGTTCGCAACTTTCTGCCCGGAGATTTCTGCAGACTATCGCTATCGGGATAAAAATCGTTGCTAATTCTATCATTATAAGACTTCCTCTGCTAAGTAGCGTTTTAGTTCTTTGTCTGTGGGTTCTACTGCATAATTTTGTTTGAAAAAGATTTCATTCCTCACTTCTCTTTTTACCTTCCCAATCGCTTTTACAGAGATTATAAAACTCTTTCATTTTTTCAAATGTTATTTGAAGACCTGGATATTCCTTACACATGTCTTTGAAATCAGCCCATTCAGGAAATCCATCTTCGAACGGTGTAGTAGTAAATGCCCAGTTAAATGAATCAGTACTAATGTTTCCAATGGTGAGATTATCTAAAGTAGATACAGATATACCACTGACGTTTATAGTATCGCTCATAGTATAAACTGACTGGGCCGCACCACAATTCGAAATGTTGAGAACTATGGTATCTCCGGTAATGCTAACAGTGTCGTAACTTTCTATGTTACCTATAGTAATATTATTTTCGTTGTTTAAATTGCTCATAGAGAATTCCACCGTTGAAAAAATTCTCCGAAAGACTCTGTGTTTGTTTTTTCAACACAGACAATCGTGTTTCGTAAAATTCCATATGTTCGATAATTTTTTTACATAAATCTTGTCGATACACTGTATATGTTTCAAAACTCTCAGTCCACTGTGATGGATATTTAAAGGTATCGAAATACATTTCTTTGTAACTAAGTCGATCAGGAACCATAGGAATAGCATCTACCAACGCACCTTCGTAACAAGAGATGCCTAATGTTTCTTGAAGATTTGCTGAGAACACCAATTTACTTTCTCCCAACAGATTGTGATATTCGTTTTTTGATAGTTCTTGATCTTGACAAACAACAAATTCATATTGAGGTAAATGTTCTTTTAAATCTCGAAAAATATCAACTTGTTTTTCTGGAGCAATACGATGGGGGAATAGAATGAGGTCACGTTTAGTCATGCCTTTGTAAGGTGCCAGTGTATTCTCAAGATATTCCATAGGCCAGCCAGATCGAATGATCTTTTTACTGAGAGTGTGGGAATAAGTGTCTTTTTTGCCAGTGCCAGCAAAATTGTTAATGTTTCTGTCATAGCCAAGAAGATTAACAGCAAACATATCGATATGAAAGTCTGTGGCAAAATAGTTATGATCGATGGCACCAAAGAAACTTTTTTCAGCATCTCTGACCCAAGTGGCTGCCCCGATCAATCTACCAAGAAAATCTTGAGGATCATACGAACCAGCATGCCACAGTGCGTGAATTGTCACAGGAATCTGTAACAGTTCACTCATGTATTTTAAATTTATAATACCAGGATGCCAAGCGTCAGTAAACAAAAAATGATCACCAGGGCTAACTGCTCCGGAGCAAAATAAACGGCTAATACTTTCAACTTGGCGAGACTTATAGATATTAGTGCCACCAAAATTAAGAAAGGCGCCAGGAGTAGTGGCACGAGGAATATCTTCAGGGCCGCTGATAACTTGAACATTGATGCCCCTTTCTTTTAGAGTCTCAGGTAAATGAGTTTTCCATTGGGCAGTATATCGTGTTTCTACTGCCTCGAGGTCAACAACATAAACCGTTGGTTTACCGTTGTCTAAATGAGCCATTGTTGTTGTTCCAACGTGGTTTATTTCCACGATAGTTACTGTTTCGCGGACGCTTACTGGCCAAGTATGCACCGTAATTAGGTGCATCCTTGCGATAAAGTTCCGCAGGGTTAAAATCTCGAAGTTCGAATCTACACCAATCGAGATACGCCTCAAGGTCGTTCCAAACTTTTACAACGTCGGGACGGTTTTCGAAGTATTTGTAGTCGTTGTAATTACGAGCCATTTTATTTTTATTTCCTTAAAATAAAGTTAACCGGGGAAGTATTCAACGATGCCATCGGATTCCCCATCCTCCGAGACAACGATCTGGTAGTATCTCTCACCGTATTTAGGTAGGAGATGCTGTTCCAAGATATCTGTTGCGATCATCTCGCAACTCTTGTGATTCATTTTACCTGATTTAATAAAATCTTGCAAGGCCCATTTCACCAGAAAAAACTCCAATTCACGATCAAGGTGTGTAACTGAAATTTTAACTTCTACTTTGAACATGTGGCGATGCTCATTTTCAAGAAACTTAATACGTGGATCGATTGTTCCGGCATTGGGATAGAAATGAAACCCTTCGAATTCTGTACGAATTTTGATAAAAGTTTCTCTGCGTGGCCGAATGTCTTGTTTAATAATCATTTGATAATCTCATCATTTTTGTACAGAGACCAATCTGTAAATTTTGAACGGTCCATTAGTGTGTGTAGGCTATGACTCCATACACCTGGGTTAGTGGCTTTAAAATCTCGGTCATCAATTTTAAGCATTGTATTATAATTCCATAATTTAATATACGGAATCGGCACACGAATCTGCGGAATAAAATTATCGTGTTCATTTAATCCGCCGTCATTGAATTCTTCCACTTGATTGAGAGGAATATCTAAAGAACAGAGATAATCTTTTTCTAAAAAATACGTGATCATATCTTCCCATAATTTGTGTTCTTCGTAACCATGGGGATTAAAACTATGATTAGCACCAAAGAAAATATGACGAATGTGTTTGCTTTTGTCTGTGTAAGAATTTTGATCGTTCAAAATACTGTCAATAGCATCGGTTGGTTGTACACCAGTGACAAACAGTGTCTTCATGCCGTGGGCAGGTGTGTGTTCAACTTCATCGCCAATAAAGAATGTAATGCTATCAGCAACACCTTGTGTATAATCACGCTTCATCGTCATAAGTCTCCACATTTTCTTCAATAACATCGACAAAATATTCAACTGATTTCTTTTCCAACGGAGTAATACGATATAATTTTTCCATTACCAACTTTCAACGCCTGAAATTTCCACAGTAAAACTTCCTTGCAGATTGTTAATGTTTTCTTTAAATGTCATTGTTAGCACAGTACCAATTCCGTTACCGCCTTGTTGCTCAAGTTCGAATATTTCAACATCAGGAAATTTTTTCAAAACATCTGTAATTCTTTCGATGTTGGCTCTGTGCAAAATTATATTATCGGTCGTCATCAAAGTCTACGCTTTCGTGGTCATGTTCCCATTGCTTTTTCTTGAGATTGGCAATTTCATCTTTTAACTGTAATTTTTTCTTTTTTAAACTGTGAAGTTGATTATCGTCGAACTTACCGTTTTTTTCTAATGTTTCAATTTGTTTGTCTAACGCTCGGTGTGCTTCTTCAAGGTGTGCTATTCGATTCTCGTACATTCTTTTGCTCCTCATACTGTTTGAATAAACGTGTCACTGGTTCCATACGTTCTTGGAATACATCAGGTGCTGCCTGTGAAGCACGTTGAAGATCCCAAGTAGAAGGATAATGTCTAAGACAGCCAGAGGCACGTTGTCTAATAATTTTAGGAATTCTCGGAGTTACAGATGAATCACAGAGATCTTTCAATAACTGTTCAGCCATCTTAACTGCACGGTACCTTTCATCCGGCAATGTCATAGTTTTAGATCGGGTTTGTCTGTGCAAATAATCGGGCGTTTGTATTGACTGACTTTAGACTTTTCTGTCATTACAGTATATACAACGGATTGTTCACATTCTTGTTTGGTAACGTAAGGGTCGGAAAGAGCCATAACACGGCCGCTGGAAAATACAATGGCTACTACATATGATGCCGCTGTTGTTGCAATCACAATGATGCCTCCAAATCGTTAAGTTTCTGAGTTTCTTCTTCGGTAAACTCCTCACCGTGTTCTAATTGTACAGGTTCTGAGTCTACTTCGTCAAACAAATTGGCAAACATAGTTGAAGCATTAACCGTTTTCTTTCCAGTAGCACCGCGAGTGCCAATAATACTCATCCAAAATCTACTGTATTCTTCGACTACTGCATCCGCGATAGCTCGATTTGGAGCGGCAAATATTGCCTCAACAACGTCTTTGAAAAACAGTCTATCAAATTTTTCTTCTACAAGCATCGAAGGAAATTTACCAGAATCATATTGACGATTGGCTTCTTGAACGGCATTGACATGCATCCAAACATTGTGTCCCATCATGATAGCATAACTAAACGAATCCCAGGAAGTCTTGCCTTCTTTACCAATTTTATTTAAGTCTCCGGGCTTATAGACACAGATGTCTTTGATTGAGCATTGATCAATAATTGGTGAACTTTGAAAGTTGTTGAAGATACCGTCTTGTATCACAGCATCCTTAAACAATCTTGTGTCTGTGGCATATTTTTTGTCATCTGCTGAAGGAACCATTCGATAAACCCATTTGGTTCTATCTTCAGTTTCAGTTTGGATATAGATCTGTCCGTTAGCGGTTGCTAAGAATGGACTTGCACAATCAAAACTGATTGTAAAGTTAGGATTGTGATATTTACGAACAGCACGTTGAATATCAGTGAGCAACACTGCCCATTCAAGTTTAGAAGTACCGAGAAAGTGCATCCAATCCTGTTTGCCTTGTTCCAGCAATCCATCAAATCTCAATGCCACTAATCGTTTGAGAACAAGATGAATATCACACATATTCTGTCCACCCATTGACCATCCGTTGAAATGTGCATCTGGGTATTGTTTTGGATCACAGTATTTTTTCATACGTTGATACCAATCTTCGGCATCGGTGTGATTTTCTCCCTGTAATACATTTAAGAATTTACAGTTGCCATTGCGATTTTTGATGAAATAGTCATTGTTGATATAAGTGCCTTGAACTGCTTCTGCATAGGTGTTGATTTTAGTAGCGGCACGACCAGCAGGACTTCGAGCCACCCACGCCGGAATATCAAGACACATTCCATAGTCCATTAACGTATCCATCCAAGTTAAAACCTGACTACGTTTTTTAGCGGCTTTAGGACAATTAGGGTCTTTCCAATCGGCTTCCCAAACACCTTTACCAATTTGAAATCCTCCCGAATCTCCCAATACCCATGATGTTGTTCGATCGCGATTACGGAACATGTCTTCGCTGTCGTCTTGTTTGTTAAGATCGAGATTAGCATGGCCTGCCGAGTAAAGACAGTGATCGTAATAGAATAGACCTTTTTCGGGTTCGAGATAATTTAACGATTCTACACCAGCAGTAAACGAAGCAGGAATTCTTGCCGGATCGACGTAATTATTATAACGCTGTTTTCCGATAAAGGTAGCGTAGAAACCCGAAGTAGCCGGAAGAAAGTATGCGTAATCGTTTTGTGTAGCGGTTAAATTTTTATTCATTATTACTTACTTTGTGCCGGTAAAATATAGTTGTATTCTGCAAGACCAGAATTTACTGTGATTTGCAGAGCACCTGCATCTGCAATCATCATTTTCTTATCACCCGGCAAATTAAGAATACTAATGACAGCGTTAACAGGCCAACTCCATACCTGTTTTAGTTTGCCGGACACTTCTGGTTGAAATACAAAAGATCCTGCGTGAGTAGATGCATCACCGAAACTGATTACAAGATTACCGTCTTCAGTTTTGACTTGAAATGTGTTCTCTTCAGAGTGAGCCTGTGCTTGAAATTTCAAACGTTGAATAGCAGCCAAAGTAGGTTCAAACTCAATGTCCCATTTGGCTCCTTTGAACTTTACTGTTTTTAACTTTTCGTTAATGATTTCACTGCTCATAAATCTATAATCATTAACAAAGTCGCCTGCGGCATTTTCAAAATGAATACCTGTTGGCACTGTGTTACCGTTGCGTTCTGCAGTCACTACATTGATTTTTGCATTTTCTTTGTACTCCGGACATTTCAAATGCAAATCCAGTTTATTCAAGTTTGGCATACCAAACGTTCCTTCGAACTCGTCAACGGAATTATGTGTTTTAGCACTTAGAATAACTGAACGATCTTCAGCCATTGACTCAACAAAGGTTCCTTCTTCGTTGGTTACTTTTACCAAAGGTAGAAAGCCCAGGCTGTGTGTATGTGCTACGATGTCTTGTAAAATATCTTTCATTTGTGAGATCTCCTTAGATTGATTATATTTAGGTTTTTAGGTTTTGTCAACATTATTTCTTTTCGTTTTATTATATTCTACTGCGGCTTGTAATACATCAAATGATATTTCGTATATTCCACACCAAAATAAAAATGCTTCTGTGTCTTTGGGCAAACAATTTCCTCCCCATCCCTCTTGTCCGTCGGGACCTGGAACTAATGTTTGTCCTGACCCGATTCGTGTATCTTGGCAAACAAGATTTCGAACATTGTCAAAATTTGTTCCTAACTCTTTACAGATATCTGAAACATGATTGAAATACGAACTTTTAACAGCCAAGTAACTGTTTCTGAAATATTTTACCAGCATTGCCTCAACTGGAGAACAGTGATGAAATAATTTAACATTGGGCAACACTTTTTTAAATACGTCTTGCCAAAAGAATCGAATATCACCGCCAAGGATAATGGATCTTTGATTTTCAAAATCTTCCTTGGCACAACGCTCTCTGAGAAATTCGGGATATATTACAATATAGTGATTTTTGTATTTTCTACAGATATGTTCGACAATATCTGGTGTAATTGTACTTTTAATACAGACAGGCATGATTTCGGGAATTTGATCAAGCACGTTGTATAAATTAGTAGGATCGCATTTGCCATCAACAGTGGGTGTGTTTACTGTGACTATAATTCCATCAGCATCTGGACAATCGCTGATTTTATTTTGATTATATTTAGGATCAACTACCCAACATTCGATGCCGGCAGCATCTATGGCTGAAGCAACAGTTGAACCTACAAATCCATGTCCTGCAATAGTTATCTGCATTTTAAAACTCGAACAGTTTGTTAAATGTATTGTTCTGTTCGGTACTCTTAATATCCCATTTAAGAACACCGATTAAGTTTTCTAACTTGTTATCGATAATAGTAGTTTCCATTTCTGCATCGTCAAACGGCAGTTCCATAAACCACTTAGGTAATCTAAGTTCGTCTGTGGGGTAAGCCACAGATGTAAAGCCCAATGGATTATCTTTGAGTTTACAGACAATGACTTTCATACCGTCAACTATATTCATAGAATATTTGTCACCATACATACGCTTCAAAGTATTCCAATTGATACTGGCACGGACATGCCCCGGCATATTAGCCTTGCCCTGTTTCTTTTCTTTGGCTTCGTATTCAGTGATGTTGTTGGCTCGCTTAGGCGATCCTTTTTCCCAACCCGGCCTTGATTTAAATTCTGTTCTAAACGCAGAGATAAAGTCTAATACTTCTTCCTCAGTAGAACCAGTTAGTACACGTTCGAGAATATCGCTTAGGAAATTTTGAATAAATTCTGGAGTATCTGAACGTTTAAGATCAAGTCCCATGGCTTTGATCTTACCTGGTTTACCATCGACGTCTGTGCGCTTGCCTTCTTTGTCATAATACAATACAGCATAACGTTTCTTCGTGATAAACAGAGCCTTTGATCCAACAATCTCTCGTCCTGCTTTGATAACTTCGCCCCGCGATTTAGGACAATGAAATGCGTCTTCCATGAATTTAGGAAAGGTACTGTTTACTTCTTCACCAATTTGATCATATAGAGCAACTACATTTTCTTTGGTCCAAGGAATAACGCCCGAATCAATATCTTTCTGTAAAGTTTTATAAGCACTAAAATAACAAGAGTCTGTGTCGCCATAGATAATGGCTTTACCAACGTGAATATATTCTCCTGCAACAATCTCATTTACCTTACTGGCCATGTGTTTGGCAATCTGTCGACCTGTTAACGTAGTTGACTGTCCGATACGTTTATCAAAGAACCTACAGCCAGGATTAAGAATAGCACCGTACAGTGAGTTAAGATTAATCTTTTTAACGAGCTGACGTTTGTCCCAGTATTCTTCTTCTACTTTATTTCCTGCCTTGATACTATCTTTGAGTTTGCCCTGCATCTCTTTGCGTTCAGCATACCAACGTTTTAGCAGTCCAGGAATGACGCCTTCTTTTTCATAGGTAAAGATAGTGCCGTTGGCTGAAATCATCCAAGGTTGATTACTTTCAAAAATTATTCGGTATACTTCTGCGGCACTGTGTACAGTCTTTTCTCCGTGTTCCCATTCTATGGTTATCTCAGTGTCGATGCGCTGTGCTATTACTGCTTCGTATTCGTCTGATCCGAATTTACCCTCCCAAGACGCGGCAAAACTTTTGCCTTTGGCTATCTGTTCTTCTATGTGTTGTTTTGTGTAATCCGGACGTAATTGCCCGATGATAGTTTCTGGGCCCATGTTCAAGGCTCTAATAGCAGAAGGGTACAGTGAGTTAATATCTAACGACCCAACCCAATCTTGTAGTCCTTCTTTGGGATATGCCACATACGCCCCGGCGGCCTGTGTATCTTCTCGTTCATCCATTTTGGTTCTGTTAGGAACCTGCATGTTTCTACGATGTGCTTCATTGATAATGGCCTGTTCAGTAACAGCCACGGCTCCCATGGTTGTTTGTAGTAGTACAGTACATTCATGTGCCAGGGTGTTGGCAAGATCGATGAATTTTAATTTCTCATCCAGTTTGTTTAACAGTGCAACGTCCTGTCGATTGTATTCAATGAACGTTCTAAAGTCGTTGTTGTATAATTGATCGAGAGTACCTTCGTAAACAGTTTTATTCTCACCAATCTCCATTTCACCAATGGCGTCCAGTCGGTAAGTGTGTCTTTCTTCATAGGTGTACTTACGATACAGTTCGAGACTGTCAAGATGCACACGACCTACAAAGTCATAGGTTTCCTGTTGCCTACCATATTTTTCGTATTCTCTGCGTTTGGGAAACTGATCAAACAGGCAAAATCTACGAGTATCTTCTTTGCTGAGAATCTTAGCAGTTCTGTTCACAGTATAAGGTACGTCAAAACCTTCGCTGTTCCATCCACTGATAATATCAGCATCTTGAATTAAGTCGATAAATGTTTCTAATAGATCTGCTTCTTTGTCGAACAAATAAACGTTGGGAATGTCAGCACAGAGTTCTTTGGCTCGATCTATGGTTAAGGTCTTCGGAGGCAACGCCAATGTAACTAAACTATCTAACCATTTTAAGTAAACAGTGATTGCCGTAATTGGCATGAAAGGATCATCCGGTGATGCATAACCACGCTCTGGATCAAAGTCGACCTCGATGTCAAAAAAGCAAATGTGTAGATTTGGTGCGTCTTGATTAAGATAGTTTTCACTTAAACAAGTGAATATGGGATTGATATCTGATTCGTAGAGTTTTTTATTTGAATGTATTGCTAATTCTTTGCGAAACTCTTTGGAGTTTTTACAGACCACTCTGCTGAGAGGTGTGCTGTAAATGGATTGAAATTTACCTCTTTGATCTTCGTAATAAAAGGTATATTTTACAGGAATATCTCTGTATTCTCTTTTTCCTGCTTTTGACCGTTCGACAATTTTGATGATATCATTGTCGCGGTCGAAGTATGCATCGACGTAACTCATTTTTCTCCTTATGCAGTTTGTGGCCTGCAAATACCTAACGGATCATTTATGGCTGATCAAACCTTGTTCTTAATTAATTAGCATTCTCACTAACCCTACTGCGTCAATTGCGACAAGAAGTAGGTAATTAGCCAACATACCAAAGGAACCACGACTAAGAGCGCACCCAGCATATATAGCACAACCAGCAATCCAGATTGGGTAAAGTATGATGAGAGGAGGTGTTGGTACGGTGAGTGCCATAGTGATAGAACAACCAATGCTAATAGCCCAAGCAAGGACCTCAAGACAAAAACGTATTCTATGACTTTGGTAATCTTGCTTGATCCAATCGACAGTTCCATTTAATACATCTAACATTATTTGTCTTTGCCAACGGTGACGATCAATGTTTCGAGATCATCAAATTCACTGAACACTTGGTTCCAGTTTCCTTTGTGTGCGATTTTAATGACTTTGGTAATCAGTGCCGGTTTAACTTCGAGTTCGTCGGCAATGGCTTTGATAGTTTCTTTAAGACCCTCTTGAAGACTTTCAACTTCGTACATAACTTGTACACCTTCGTTGACAATTCTTTCAAGTTTGGCTTTTTCTTCGGGTCCGTAGGTTCTTGAACTCATAAAAATCTCCTGTAAATTTATTAAGTATTATACTTAACAAAATTTCAGAAGTCAAGAATTATTTTTCAGATTTTGTTGTTAGTTTATCCCAGAGGCTGGGATCTTTTTTATCTTTTGGAGTTTCTGGTTCATTGGTACCAGTCTTTTCCCATTTATCAGATTTGGGATTCTTAACCCATTTTTTATCCCAATCTGGTGGAACAGGTATAGAGCCACCGTCTTTGAGTTTGATAGCCACTAATCTGCCCTGTTTGAATTCTGCCGAATCTATATTAGCAGTTCTAATGTTTAGAGCATCAGCCGCTTGTCGAATTGTTATACGAAGTTTATCTTCGTTCGAAAATTGCGGCTTGGCTTCTGTTATTTCTCTGATAAACATTATTATGGTGCAACAACATTACCCATTCCCGACGCAGGTGCTGCTGCCTGTTTGGCCTGAGCAGGATTAGTTAAAGTTGTAGGACCAGCCGGTGCTGCCGCAGGTGCTGCCGCAGGTGCAGGACCTAATGTTTCTGCTGCCTTCAACACATCAGTGATTCTTTTCTGAATATCAGCAGGCATAGATGATGCCGCATCTTTATCAGCAGAGAATTTTTTGATTATTTCGAGATTCTTTGTAATGGCCTGTTTATCAGCATCAGGTATTCCTGAATCTTTTAGTGTATCCGAAACAGCACCAATAATGTCAAATGCAAGTAGCCCCCACCCGAGTCCAGGAATAAGTCTTAGAGCCAGTTTACCAGTGGCCTTGGCCCCTGCTTTTACAGCCGCAGTACCGGCCGGTGCGGCAGATCCCGGCTTAACTCCGGTCATGCGTCCCGCGAGATTTTTACCAAACGTTTTTAATTTGTCTAATGCACCTGGTGCCGCTGGTGTAGTGCCTGCTGGTGGTGTAGTGCCTGCCGGAAATCTTGCAGCCGCTGCCTGTGCCTGTGTAGGTAATACTCCTGGGGGATTAACTCCAAATCGATTAAATGCCGCGGCTGCTGATGAAGGCAGCGGTGCTTCGGTTAATACCAAAGACATAATTGTCATCTGTTCTGACAGTGTAAAATGTTTTAAATTTCTGAGAACAAACGATCTTAATTCACTCTCAGTCATTGAGTCGATATCCGATACGTCAACGCTCTGTGTTTGAGGAGTCTTAGAATGTTTCTTAACCAATGCCTCTAATGCTGTCAGTGCTTTAACTACTTCATTGTTTGATTTAACTTGTTCGCCATTGGCTAATAGTTGTTCTAATTCCGGAGTAATTTTTCCAGTAGGTGTTTTGCCTGCAAATTTTTCAAAGGCTTTGATTGCGCCAATAGTAGCAGGACCCATTTTTCCATCTGCACCAGTTTTACCCACTTGAAATCCCAGAGCAACGAGTTTTTCTTGTACTGCTTTAACTTTTGGATCTGCTCCTGCGGCTGCTGGTTTAGCATCTGCGGCTTTATCACCTGCAGGTGCCGTTGGAGCCTGTTTCTGTAGAGTAAACACTTTACCGGCTTTATCTTGTATTTCTTTAGGCATACTGGCCATAAATTCGATATCGTCAAATTTGGCTTTGTGTTTGGCCATTAAGTCTGCTAACTGCTTTTCCTCTTCAGGACTTAATGCTTCAAACATTACCTGTCGGCTTTCGATTAATCTTAATCTTTGAATTGTATCTAACATTTTATTTTGCATAATTTTCTCTCTTAGGATTTAGCAGGTGCTGCTGCCTGTTTGGCCTGAGCAGGATTAGTTATAGTTGTAGGACCAGCCGGTGCTGCCGCAGGTGCTGCCGCTCGAGTTTGTGCGGCCCCGCCGCTTTTCTTTTGTAATAACTGTAGTATTGTATCAAGATCTTTGCTAAACTCTTGATCTCCTTGAGCAGATACTGCTCCTGGTTTTGCCGCACCTGCTGCCGGTGCAGCCTTACCTTTGATATTTTTCAAATAATTTTGATAACGTTTTTGAACACGTTGGATTCTCGGATCTTCGATATCTGAAATCTGTGACATTAAGTCAGCAAGTTCTTTTTCTTCTTGCGGTGTTAATTCTGCTTCAACTATTGGCATTTCAAATTCGTCGTAACCAAATTCACGCACTAATTCAGAAGCAATACTGCCGTAACTTTCTTCTGCGCCACCAAATCCAGTATAACCGCCAGCACCTGGTGCTGCCGCCATAGTTTTACGTCTGCCAGATCCTGTGCCATCCCCTTTGCCATCTGCTTTGTGTAAAATTGCTTTGATTTTAGGAAGAATCTGATCAACAAATTTTGCTGATGTTGACAAACCTTTATTCTGTGCCACGGCCTGTTGCTGTGCTGTGGTAGCATTACTGGTTGCACCTGCAATATTTCCCTGTGCATCCCGATCAAGTTTAAATCCACTGCCTAATTTAGCCAGCCAGTCGGGCTGTCCTGTGGGTTCAGGCATTTTTCCATCCCATTGGTCGATGGACGGTAATTTTGCTGGTAAACCCATACGTTGACGAACAATAGGATCGTCGCCAGTGTATTGTGCGGCCTTTTCCAGATTAGCCATCTGTTGTTGTGCTAACTGATAATCTCTTTGTCTTTTACCACCACCGCCTTGTCGCTGTTTTGGTGCTTCCTCAATGGAAGTATCTAACTGTGTTAGAGTGTCAAGTAACGATCTAATATCCATGTCATATCCTTAATTGTTCATGCTCACTTTAGTGCGCCATTCCGGGGCACGACTCCCATAACGCTCTGCCCAGCAGCCGGGCACACCTATGTAACGATAACGTCCTAAGGTAGGTGTTTTTATTTTCCAGCAATGTAATACATACCGTCATTACCTAATTCAACATTTGTAGGAGCCAAGCCTCTAATACCGACTGCCCCGGCACCTACAACGATTTTTTCTCCAGTTCCAGGACCTGTTTTCTCTCGGCCTGCAAATTTATATTCTTTACCGTTATATGAAATTGTGTAAGCCGCCGGATATGTTACACCTGGAGTATATCTTTCAACAGATGATTTCTTTGGCTCCTGTACAGGAGCATCTGCAGGTGCTGCCGCAGGATCGGCTGGTCTGGATGGTTTAAATCCGCCTTGTATCTGACCATCTGGACCAATAGTTACACGTTCGTCTAATCGGCTGAGATAATGTTTCATTGCTTCAATATTAATGCTTTCAATTACACGGCCTTCTGTGGTTCCTGCATATCTTGAAAACTGTGCAATATGATATAATGCTTTGAAAGAATTACCAGCATTGATATTTTCTTCGGCGGCCGCAATATGTTCTCCTGCTTTGGCTTTGCCTGGAGAATCAGGCATTTTTGCTAATAGTTCCTTGGCTTGAGAAATTTTCGGCATCAACTGTTGCATACCTGATTTGTGCTTTGCGCCTGGATCGTTTGTTTGACTGGCCATTACTGCTTTAGGAACTTTAGCACCAAATTCTTTTTCGGCTTTTTGTGTTTGTGGTCCCATAATGCCGTCTGCTTTAATTTTAGCACCAGCCTTAATTAATTCTTGTTGACGTGCCAGTACAGCAGGATCTTTTTTAGCGGGTGCTCTTTTTAGAGAAGGATTTCTAATTATTGATTGATACTTTTCAGCATCAATTATTTGTTGTGCCCTCAATGCTTGTAATCCGGCCTTGTCAAAATCAGATTTGCTCTGCCAATCTTGTGTTTTCATCTGTGCGTCAAGGCTTCTTCTTATGGCCTCTGGGTCTCGCAGATCGAGACCTCCATGAGGTTGTACCCAATCGGGATCTAACAGCATCGCGTGGGGTGTGTGTTTAAATGATGCTTTTAGTCCTGATGGCGAATCCGGGTCAACGAATTCTATATTTTTGTCGACTTCCCATCCCTGATCTTTGGCTATTTTCCTCAGTTCTTCATCACCTAATTTAGTACCAGAAGAATATTCAAACTTTTCAACTAACTGATTATTTTCTCTAACTTTATTTTTCTGTTTTTCGTAACCTTGTTTCTGCTCTTTCTTTTTGAGGCCATATTTTTCTTTGAGCTTATTTGCTACACGTCTTGCCTTGGCAGCAACTTCTTCATCGATGATCTGTTTTTGTTCTTTAATGTCTTCCTTTACTTGATTGACATAAGAATTGATAGCAGATTCTTTGATAACAGTTTTTTCCTGTGTAGTTTTAGCCCCGCTGACTATAGACATAAACTTTTTCATATCTCCAGATGCAGATGCAGTGGTCGTTGATTTTGCCTGACCGTCGACAATTGATAGTAATTTTTTCATGTCCATGATACTATTTTCCCGAGGCTACTTTCATTTTGTCTTTGTCTATTACTGTTGTAACGCGACCAGTTTTAGAAGTTACTGTGGTTTTACCTTTATTTTTTTTAACCTCAAGATCTTTGTCTTTAGGATCTACCTCCAGTTTAGCACTTTCTTTGACTTTTTTATCTTTCAGTGCCTTTTTCATTGGCTCTTTTTTATCACCATCTTTGTCTACATCGAGGAAATCTGGTTTAGATTTAGATTCTTTAAAATTAGGATTTGTCGGACCAGGTGTTTGTGGACTCCAACGCTTGCCTTTGTGTGGCCCGGAAGTTACAATAGGATACTTTCCGTCTTTGCCTTTTGGGGGAGGAGCAGTGGCTCCGTCTGGCGGACTGACAAGTTCTCTGGATTCGTCGAGATCCGGATCGTCTTCTTTTTTACCCTTAGGTGTGTATTTTACTGATTCCCCACCCTTGCCGCCTTTTTTCACTTTGCGGGCAATTTTATCTTTGTCATCATACCAAGTATAAGAACCGTCACTGTGGCGCTTAACTCTGCGACCTTGTTTTTCGTGTGCTTTGATAGCATCATCGTTTTCGTTTAGTGATTCGTCAATTTCTGCTTTTTTCTTTTCGAGTTTTTTCTTCATCTCGACCTTTTTCTTGGCTTCTACAAGAGTACGGTCAAGAGCTTCTCTTAGACTACCTTTGTAATCTAATGCTTCAAATTCGTGTTTAACTTCTTGATGATATTCCATGTAATGCGCTACCGAATCAAGATAGTCAGCCGCTTTGGTAATTTTAGCAGATACCCAACCTTCAAGTTCGTCGCCCTCGCGAATCATTTTAAATAGTTTCATCGCATATTTGGCGGCCTTGTACAGTTCGGCTCTGGCCATCATTGCTTCGTGATCGTCATGCATTTCAAATCTCCGTTGTATTGTTATATTTATCGCTTTATAGCATTGCCTTCACCAAAAATATTGGTCTTCATATTTAAAGCATTATCGCTGGGCTTTTGCATTTTAACTTTGGGTGCATTAGGTGCTTTGGTACCTGATTTTCCAGGACTACCAGTGTAGGATTTATTAGGTTTTCCTATGGCCAAATGTGGACTGACCACAGTAGCAACGCTGCCTGCAGAGGTCGCACCTGGAGTGGCTGTTTCTCTCACACTTTCCTTGGGCACACAGTTAGGCACAGTTTTGCCATTCTTCTTTTTAGTACCTACAGGCTTGTAGCCCTTCCAGCAAGGATTATCCTTGGGATCTTTTAATCCTTCGTCAACATCCGTCATTCTGTCCCAAGCACGATTAGCAGTGTCTTGATTCTTTTTAGCATACTTAGGATCAGTATCTGCTTTCTTAGATACTACTCTATCTACAGCACGTTTCTGAACTTTGGTCAACATCTTTTGACCCTTAGCAGTATCACCGTATTCTTCTAATGAGCCTTCCGCCACTTTACCTTTGTGTTTTACATCGCCTTGTTTGGCTGCCTTCTTTTTATCTTTGTGCGCACCTGCTCCTGCCTTAGGAGCATTTTTTGCCACAAAGTTTCTTGGCTTAGGTGCCTTAGATGATTTAGACTCGTGTAATTCGTAGATATACATTTAAGCCAATTTCCTTATTTGTGCAAGTTGTGCCACTGCTTTGCTTGTGGTAGTTCCTGCCTTGTTATCGCCTACACCTTGGTAAAAAGAAACACCAGTTTCGGGGTCCGGCAATGAAGCAAATTCCTGAGAAAGATTTTTTAAGAAAGCAGAGGTAGGTAATTTCCCCGCCAACCAGCGATCAAGACCTCGATATTTTTTCAACACATGTACAATCATCTCATCCTGTGTCTTAGGTGAAAACCGTGTACTATCGGGATCAAGACCCATGTCCTTGGCTGTGGCCACTAATGTTTTTGTGACAAATTGATATCTACCCGAAGCCGATGTGGCATTTCTATTACCTCTACGTCTTAATTTGTTGATGTGTTTCTTTTGAAATTCCACTAATTCGCGTAGAGTCATATCGAGAATTTCGGGATAACGTTTGCCACCGTACATTTTATCATAATAACCGCCAGATTCGAATTGAGAAATCCAATCCAGTACTTTGCCTTCAACGCCACCTATTGCTGATGTATCTGTAGGCTCGGGAACTTTTATACCGAACCCGCTTTTTTCAGGATCTATGCTGAATGATGGTTTTTTTGGTTTCAATCCTATGCCTGCAGGAAATTCGTCGATGCCTTTTTCATCTAAATCTGTGTTCAATAAAGAATAGGTAGATTTACCTACTACACCGTCTGCTTCAATACCGTTGTCTTTTTGATATTTTTTAGTTGTGTTAGTAGTACGCGGACCAAAATGTCCGTCAATGCTGCCGGGATTATAACCAAGTTGATCCAATGTCCATTGAAATGCTTTAACTATGGGACCAGTTGACCCCTGTTTGATTTCTGTTGCGGTGGGATCAAATAGTTGATCAACTGATGATGCAGTTTTTTCGTTGATTAATGATTCACAGATTTCTCTAATTTTCATGATTCGAAGGTCTCTAAACAAATGTTCCAATGCTTAACACGGTCGTCTAATCCTATAGTACCACCGTTAATTCGCTTTGACAGAGTTACAACATCACCACTGTCGCAGAATTGATTTAAATTATTTTTGTGCCAGAACCAGCAGGCACTGAGTATAGCATATTCTGGATCAAGAAGATATTCGGGATTTTCTACTAAAGTATCGTCTTGAAATAAGTCTCTTGAACACTGGGTATAGTTTGACCTACCAGTGATTTGAAGAATTCCACGTCCGCGAAATTTCCAGCCATCGCCTGATGCTGTGTCTCCGTTGCCCATACGACTTGCATAAATTACGTTGGCAATTTTCTCAGGCTGACGATGATATTCCTGTGCATCACGTCCTGCATTAATAAAGTATTTGGGGAAAAGTTTGTTTAATGCATCTGCGCTGTAATTTAAGTTTTCTGTTAGCACAGTAAAATCAGCAGATTCGTGTTGACATTGTGCTACAAAACCTGCTACTCTTGAAGGAGTAACAATCTCAAATGACGGTAAATGCTTTTCTAATGCTTCGAACCACGCATTAGGATTTTTATTTTTATGTAAGCAGTGTGCTAATTTCTCAGCAGTAAAATTAAATTCAAAGCTCATAATAGTCCCTTTAAAAACGGGTTAATTCCCGATGTCGTATTTATTTCTTTTTACGACCTTGACGCATGTTAATTTGCCAATGGGCTAACTGCTTCTTACGTGGACTTGCTGTGTCACTGCTACGTATTTTTTTAAGTTGCGCTATAGATGCTTTTTTAGGAATTCCGTGCCTGGCAGAATCTCCCTTATCTTTAGGATTACGCCCGTCAGCAAAATTTTCAGTTAATTTACTTAATTTACGATAATGTTCCCCACCGATACTCATTTTTGCTGCCTTGTACAGCATCATTAATTGTGCTGCCTGAGTTTTTACATATAAAGTACTGGGTAATTCTGTCATTTTATCTATAGCTCTGCGCATGGCCTCTTCACCGGTTTCTGCATCTATGGCTAATTTGTCTTTGATAATGCGTCTTATATCGTTATCTGTGATTTTTGTTTTTAATTCGTTGATTGCACTGTCTTGAATTACAGGTTCTAATTCTAACTGCATCTTGGACAATGCCCATTTTAGCGCAGTTTCTGAACCCTTTTTTTGTTTAAGTATTTTATAATCTGTTATTAAATTAGGATGCTCTCTGAAAAATTGTATTAATTCTATAACACCGAGATTTCCTGGGTATGAGGCTTCCGCCACACCTTGCTTTGATATTTCTTCTATGTCTTTGGCAGGCACAATTTGTGCTGGTATTGATTTTATCTTCAGTAATTTGTAGGCCCAGAATCTGTGATGACCATCTAAAACTTGATAACCTTATTTGTATTTGCGAACCAGTATTGGAGGCAGTTTTTCGCCTTTTTCTAAGCCAGCAACAATCTTTTTAACATTGGCTTTGCTTTTAGATTGATTCATTTTGTCATCAGGTTCAAAGCCTACCAATTGATCGGCCGGAATGTTTACCACCGGCAAACTGTCAAACCCACTGTCATCTACTTCTGCACCAAAGTAATCAGGGTCTGTATATAATTTTACTTTGCCTTCCCCTACACCGCCCCCGTCTCCTCCAGAAGGTGCTCCGCTGTCACCGCTATAACCTGCAAGATATCCGTAGCCCCCGTAAGGACCCGGTCCCCATGCGGCTAAACCGTATTTGTTTCTACGTTTTTTCTTCTTTTCAGTGACGAATTCGTGGGCTTTCATACTGGGCTATAAGGATTTTTTGGACGATCGTAACCGTCGTCTTCGGGATACACTGGATATGGATTCATTTTTTGCGTCCTCTAAAACTGGGCGGAACACTAACAGCACGTTCTCCTGTTAGTTTAGGTAAACTAAACCATAGTTGAAACCATTCCGGTGTGCCAGGTTTGATATTGTGTTTACGTTCAAGTTCTCGTTTTTCAGTACCAGTGTGACTGATATTTTCTATTTCTACAGGCTTATATCCTTGAAAGGGAGTAATACCAGCGAGATGTTTTAAACGTGCAATATCGTCCATGATTATTTCCTTGACTGCTTAGGACCTGTTCGACACTTCCATTTTTTATCAGTAGAACAGTAATATTTTCCGTACTTACATCCTTCGTCAATACTATCGATCATAGGATCAATACCACGAGATTTAATACCACCTTTGCGTCTAACCTTGGCAAGTTCTTCTAATCCGTGCTTAATTTGTTCAATATTTATGATCAGTTCGCTGAATTGCTTAGTGATTAATTGCCATTCGAATGGACTTGCGTCTTTAGCACGATCTGCAAGATCTTTTAATTGCTTACTGGCCCGTAACATACGATACTTTAGTTTACCAGGATTGGCTTTATTGTAACCATAGATCATAGGATCCATTGGATCTGTAGGATCCATATCTATCGGTGCTTCACTGAGATCAGTTAATTTACGGTGCATACTGTCGATAAGATGATATGCCTTCATCATTTTACGAAGCGTACCTTTGTTTACATCTTTGGTTGTGTTTTGCTTAGTAATAATACCTACACCGGCAGCATCTTCTGTTACACTTTCTGCAGGCACAGTTTCTTTGATACCCATGCCTTCTCTAACATCTCTGTACAATGCCATAGTCAATGTATCGTCACCAGGTATGGCCAATTTAAAAGATTCTACATCTCCAGCCACCGCCAATGCTCTGGCTTTACTGGCGCTCATTCCGGTGGCGCCTTCTGCATCAGGATCTCTGTCTAAACTTACAAATTCATATTCGTCAAATTTAAAAGGTATGGTGCCGCTTTTGTCTGGTTTACCGTTATAAGAATCAATGATAGCCTTGAAACCCATTAGTCTATCACTGCCTACAAGGTGTACAACTTTGGTATATCCCGATTGCTGTAGATATTGCAGTGCGGAAGGAAATGTCTTTGAATTTTCACCTTCGGCAAATTTCACATCTGGAAACATCTGATGAGCATACATAACTTTTTGATCAAATGTCAGCGGATCTGTTTTTTTATTCTGTGTATGCGATAAAAATACCACAGCATCTGCTTTGTTTTTAGCAGCCACAGACTTTAATTCTTCCATTAATCTTTTGTGACCGATAGTAGGAGGATTCATACGACCGTAAATTATAACTGCGGTTTTGCCAGCGGCTTCAAATATTTCTCTTAATAACATTTTAGTCTGCCCTAAAAGGTGTCCAACGATCTCGTGGAACAAGTTTAATGAAGTCTTGCTGACTTACATAACCTTCTCCACCGGCTTTGCCACCAGTTGATGCAGTTATATCTGCTTCTGCCTGATCAAGTTGTGCAATTATATCATTCTTGACCTGCATGATTTCCTCTACAAGAGTTAAAATACTGGGCAGTGCTGTGGGCAGTTGTTTGTGTAATTCAACAATCTTTGCCTGCTTAGATGCAGATACTTTGCTGTTCTGTAACCAATTGAAAAATTCTGTGTTGATTTGATCTAATTTTTTCTCTCTACTCATATTATTGATATACGTGTAAATGATATTTTTTAAATCACTGAGGCCAGCCACCGGCTGTAAAAACTGATCAATTTCTTGACTGTGTCTTTTGACAAACTGTTCAAGTTGTGTAACACGTGAAGTATCAACTTTAGGTTGATGTGTTACATAGGTCTGTCCAAGTACAATCAATGATTCTGTGTTGTTAAAATCGTTGACATCTTTAAATGCTTCACCTTCTTGCAAAGGCTGACCAAATGTGTCTAACTTTAAGTGTGCGGCCACGGCAACTTTGGCATCTACAATTTTTTTACCTATACTACTGTCTGTCTTAACATGATAGGTTGTTTGATTAGGTGTAAAGTCTACAGAATTTTTGTCCTGTGTAAAAGGTTTACCAGGATGAAAAAGTAGATCGCCGAATATATAACCTCTAAAACCTTTGGGAGTGGCTGCTTCAAATATGGGCCAAAGAGCTGACATATCTGTGGCAAACTTGGCACGCCAATCTTCGCCTTTGCCTCTACTGTTAATAAATTGTTCTAATTCTTCGGGTGAACGGGCCTTACCTCCCTGTGCTTCTTTGTCCCAATTATTCTTACCTACAAGAATAAAACTGCCGTCTGGTTCTCTACCCCAAAACACTGTGGGGTTACCGTCCCATTTAACTGAAATATTTTTAGCACTGCGACCAAAACTTTCCAGATATTTTAATGCCTGTTGAGCACCTTTACTGCCATCAACAAATACAAGGTCTTCGAGATGTTGAAAATCTCTGCCAACCTTGGCTGCGGCCTCTGTTAAAAACTCTTTGGCTCTCATCTGACACTCGCAATATTAATCATATCTCTAAACCAAGCGGATGTTCCCTCGGTTGATACACGAGCAACACTTTCTTGAACAAAAGATTCCGTAGGTTGTTCTTTCCATGCTGGATCTTCTTTGGCTCTTTTTAACAAAGCCGCTGACTGTTCTTTTGGTAAGGCAGATAATATTGCTTCTACAGATCGTAAATCGTTGGCATTAGCACCCTGGCCGATTAGCATTTTTGCAATTTCGTCAAGGTCGTCTGTGATGAAACCACCTTTTTTGCCCTGCTCGTCTCGACCGAATAATCCTTGCCAAGCCGACCATAACATATTTTTATCT